ATGACCACCACCAGCACCGCTCCCATCACGACGCCGACGCTCGATCAGCCCGTGCAGTTCATCAACGGCGACACGGGCGCCACGCCGCTTGACGCGGCCGTCGTTCACGTCTGGGAAGACGGTCCCGTCGACATCGTCGTGACCGACCCGTCGCAGCCGCAAAACTTCAAGGTCCGCCGCATTCCGTACGTGCCGTACGGCAGCACGAATACCCCGATCGTCCCGGGGGACCCGCGCTACGCCTACCAGATCGGTACGACGACCACCACGCCCGACAGCGATGGCAGTTCCAGCGACGGCGCATCGAGCGACGGCGCGAGCAGCTAAGCATCAACGCGTTACGCACTAAGTAAGTCCGGGGACCACGCGGTTCCCGGCTTATGTCTGCCTATCTTTTTTTGCCGCCACGCGGCCATGGTGTGACTGACGTCCAGCCACCCCCGGGAGAACTCCATGTTTTTCGTCTATTACGTGCCCTCGTCGGGCCGCGCGATCTTCTATAACGACGCGTACAACAACTACCTGCAGCCGCTCACCAAGACGGGTGTGTTGTCGGTAGCGCGCTTCCATACGGCCAAGCCGGCTGGCTTTAACAACAGCACCGTCACGGGCTACGTGTATGACGCGAGCGCCAAGTCGCTCACCGCAACGGCGATTGCTGCGGCCGATGCGTCAGCGGTCGCGCTGCTGAGCGCCAAGTGCGCGGCACTGCAGGCCTTGACCGAAGCCATCGGCAACTCGCGTCACCTCTATGCGAAAACGCTGGTGGGTCAGTTCTTCGCCTATCAGCTCAAGCAGGCGGAGGCGACCCAATATCAGGCAGACGTCGCAGCGGGATCGACGATCGTGCCAGGCAATTATCCGACGCTCCTCGCCTCGGCAAACGCAAGCGGTTTGTCGCTCACGCAGGAGGCCGTGGCCGTCCTTGCTCAGGAAGCCGCCTATCAGGGCAACCTGAAGCATACCGAAGTCGCACGGGTGACGGAGACCGCCAAGATCATCGCGGCGACCGATCTGACGACCGTCCAGGGTTACACGAGCGCTTACACCACCGACTACGTCGGCAAGTATCCGTTCCCGACCGTCGCGAAAGTCGCGTCGTAAGTTGCACCGTTGTTGTGCTGTCCAAAACCCGTTACGAAGTAAGACCATGAAAATCACAGACAAGAATCACATCGACCTGCGGGACTCCATGTACCCGACGGAAGCGTTCCTCCTCGATGAGCGGCGACCCTCGATCGATATCAAGGCCCGGGGCGCTACCGTCTACGGCTATGTGTTGAGCAAGTCCGGTAAGAAAACGGGCGACGTCGCAGCGCAACTCCTCCACGAGTGGGCGGGCAATCCCAACGGAATGAGTCGCACCCTGTTCGCTGGCGAGGCGTTCAGCTTTCCGATCAAGGGTAGTGTCGAGCGGGACCCATTCATCAGCATTTTCGATGATGATCTGGAAGATGTGGCTGTGATGCTGGTCGTGCGATACGGGTTCCTTGGCCAGCAAAACTTCGGGGTGGCGGTCGAGGCGAAGGGACGTCTGAGCTACATCGATGGCTGCTCGGACTCCCTCCTCATCTACCCGCCGCGCTTGGGCGATCCCTCGCTGAATCATCTGCACTTTCCACCGGGCATCCTGCAATCAGTCCATATCCATCCCAGCTTTCGCGTAGGGATGGTGGTGTCGGGGAGCGGTCTCGCCTCGACGTTCGAGGACGGTCGTGAAACGACGGCGGCGCTCCAGCCGGGCATGCTCTGGTACATCGAAGAGATGGAGCAGCATCGTTTCATCACGGAGACGAGCCAGATGGACGTGCTCGCCTTCCATCCCGACGGTGACTGGGGTCCGGAAGATCACAACCACACCATGCTGAACCGCACCTACCTGAAGAAGGGGGCGTAATGGCCCTGCCGACTTACAGGAACTACTACGTCATCGATCGCGAGAGCAACCTCGCGCTGGTGGCGAAGGTGAGCTACGACATTGCGAACTTTGTGGGCAGCAGCATGCTCAACACGCAGATTCGTCGCTTAAACGAGGTCAGTATCCAGCGCATCGAGGAGCTGGCAAAGACGGGGCAGCCGGGCGCCGTCTTTATCGGCAAGGACGCTGAGCACCGCATGATTCCGTACGCGCACGTGGCGGAGCAGGCCCGGGCCCGGCTCGAACAGGCCGACATCTATGCGACCGGCATTCGCTACCTGCTCTTTCACGCCGGCAGTGTCCTCGCGCAGTTCGAGCAGACGTGCAGTCTGGAGATGCATGACTTGCCGATGTTCGTGCAGTTTCCGATGGACTACGCGCAGCTCTACGCAAAGTGCCACGACGTTCCGGAGCACGAGGCCCTTTCCCAACTGAAGTTTGATCACCGCAACATGCTGGAGATCACCTTGCGGCGTAAGGAACTGCTTTGGGTGCATGGTCGCACGCTCAAACAGGTCACCACCCGACAGAGCCTGCAAGAGTGGAAGACCATCGTGCGGGATAACGTCATCGGCATTGGCCAGGTCTAACGGGAGCGCAGCCATGGAAATCATGTATTACATGCCGCTCTTCCTTGCGAAGAAAGCAGTGGCCGAACAAGACGAGGATCTGCTCGATTTCTGCGAGCTGTTCAAGATCGTCAACGTGAATGCAAGCGTGATCGATCGCACGCAAACACTGAAGACGCCGTTCAAGTATCTGAACATGTATCCGGTTCCGGCGGTGGAAAGTGTGGACTTCAGCTTTGATGATGCCTGCGTGCAGCGTGCGCATGACATCCTGAACGAGGGAAAGCGGGTCCACATCCTCTATAGCGGCGGACTGGATAGCACTTCAGTTGCCCTCGCCTTCTATCTGGCCTGCCAGCAGACGGGTAGCTGGGATCAGGTCGTGATTTCTGCCACGCCCCCATCCGTGTCGGAGAACCCGGTGTTCTGGGAGCGCTATATCCGGCCGCATTTCCAGCTGGAGTCGAGCCTCCAGACTTTGCAGAACTGCGATCTCAGAGAGCGCTACGTGCAGGGGGAAAACGCTGACCAGATGTTTGGTAGCGATCGCGTGCTCAAACACCCATGGCTTTTGCAGGAACGCTACGGTGAGACCGGCCTAAACAAGTTCCTGACCTCCTTGCGCCTGCGCCCCACAGCGCACGCGAAGCTCCTCGTGCAGATGGCAGAGCTCGCGAGCAAGTGTCCCCTGCCTGTCAAGACGATGGCCGACTTCATGTGGTGGGTCAATTTCACCTGCAAGTGGCAAAGCGTGTCCTTACGCACCCTGAGCTTTACCGGTGTGTTTGCCAACGGGGGCGCGGTGGCGATGGCGGACCTGAAGAACTTCGAAACCTTCTTTAATACCGAGCGGTTCCAGCAACTCTCGATGAGCGGGAAGATGGCGAAGTGGGGCGCATCTCCCAGTCAGTACAACTACAAGCAGGCGGCCCGTGAATTCATTCGCCGATACACGACGGAAATGGACCACTACTGCGATAACAAGCTGAAGATCGGATCGCTCTATGGGCTGATCACGCAAACGACCTACAGCGCAAATGCCTTCGGCCGGGGCGCCGATGGGCTCATTCGGGCAACCGACACCCTCGGCTAACAGGTACGTCATGGAAATCACAGGTAACGACCTCGTCTGTGCGGTGGCAGCACTGGCGATCACGATCATTCTCTTTGTCGAAGTTGAAACACACGGTCTGAGACAACACCGCGCCAAGTACGGCGTGCGTGTCGTAGAGAAGAAGGTGGCGCGTCTGAAGTTCTGGTCACTCGCGTTCTTCCTCGCGTTCACGCTAGGAATCGCAAAGCTGGCCATCCATCTGGGCTTGCAGCTCTAAGCCACGCGGCAGGCTTCGGCCTGCTGCTTATGCCGTCTCGTGAATTCTTACTCCCCTCGTCCATCCAGTGTGAGTGAAACGGAGTGGACGATGAGTCTTGAACTGAAATTGAAACCGCTCCAGTGGAGCGAGCCCGCGAAGCCGGACAGTGGCAAGACGAGCTACTACGACCATGTGTTTGCGGACTGTCCGCTGGGTCGCGTGATGATCACATGGAAGAGCTGGAAGGAATACGACAGCTACGCCGTCTCGTGGGACAGCGACGCCATGTCGTACTTCGCCTCCGGCCGCACGCTGGAAGAAGCGAAGGCGCTGGCGCAAGAGCAGATGCTCGAAAAGGTCCGCAGCATTCTGACAATGATTGAGGAGATGAAAGACGATGGGCATCGTGACCAAAAAACTGCTGGCGTGTGATTTCTGCGGCAAAGATCAGGAGCAGGTGAAGAATCTCGTCGCAGGCCCGCACAACGTTCATATCTGCAACGAATGCGTCGACGTGTGCTGCGAGATCGTCTACGAGGCACCGGAGGAGAAAGACTACGACCGACTCGAAGGCGAGGCGATGGTCGGGATCCTGTCGCGCTTTGAACGTGATCCGGCACCCAATGTGCGTAACCATATCGCGTCGGCTTTCCATAGCGGTGTCGCGTTCGCTCGCGAGCATTCGAGGATCTTGCTGCCGACCGAGATGCCGGCGTTCCTGAGAGAAAGCGGTTCGTATATCGCCGGTGAATTCTCGAGCCGTAACTACGATGCGATGGTTGAGGCGACGCGTGCTCGCGAGGGTCCGGTGCCCACGCCAGTTGTAGACGCGCCGACTGCACCGATCCCCTCTGTGATCGTTAACGCACAGACGCAGCACGATCCGGCGTTACGTGACCTGGTGAACAAGCCGATTGAGGTACAGGCCGCGGCCAAAGCCCGCGCTGGCATTGTGATGGGCGCGCTCATGCGGATCAAGTCGCTTGTGATTGGAGATCGTCATCCGCGTTGGAGCGAAGACTCGCAGGTCACCCATACCCGCGGCACGATCGCGGACATCTGCGATGAGACCCTTCGTGTGCTGAAGCAGCCGGAGACGCCACGATGAATATCTGGATCAACGGCAAAGAGCATCGGGATATCGAGAAGCTGACCGCAGGCAAGCTCGAACATCTGGTGCAGCTTGCTCAAATAGAAATCGACAACTACAAGCGCGCCATCGTGAACTACTCCGAGCAGCGGATGAAAGCAGTTGGCATTCCCTATCTGGCGGAACTCGAAGGGCGTCGCAAAAAGATCGAACTGATACTGGAGAAGAACAAGTGAACGTCCCGCACCTTTTCAACATTCGCAATCTGGAAGAACACATCCAGACCGTGCGACAGCTCGATCCGGTACTGGGCTGGCAACCCGTTCGACCAGTGTGCTACTGGGGCGTACAGCTCCTTCGGCGCATCCGCATTTCGTTCCTGGTCTTCATCGGGCGCTACGACGCACTTGATTGGAAGCTGCGCGTGATGCCTTCCGGTGATGCGCGGCTGCATTACCACGACCCAACCGACGACCCGAAATCTGCGCTTTACACGATGGATCAGATGCGGGACTTTGCAGCGGGCTATCACAAGTCCCGAAGTGAGATGTCGTGACTGGACCACTGCGCACTGAACTCGCACACCTTCGGCGCCGGATCCGGAAGACCGGCGACTACCTGAGCAAACTGTCCAGTGACTTCTGGAGAAGGGGCGGCATCTGTTGTCCGTCCTGTGGTGTGGAAGGTTACTCCGATTTGCAGATGAAGCAGGAGCGGCGGGAGAAGCGGTTGCTGCAGCTACTCGACAAACTCAAACGAGACGGAAGAAAGATCATGGACGAACAAACAGTTCCCATTGCGAAAAAGAAGACGACCACGCTGGTCGAGTTTATCCAGCGCCTCTCCGACGAAGGCTGCTTTGCAGGCCTGCAGTCACCTGAAGCGATTCTTGCAATGGCGAACGGGCGGGAAGATCGACCCGGTAACCAGAATGCGTTCCTCGTTACGGTCGACGACAGCCTGAATGAGTTGACGCCCGCAGAAGTGTTATCCGGCGAGCCCTTCATCGTGAACAAGGGGCGAACGACACGCGGGATTTACAGCAGCAATGGGTGGACGGAAGTGCCCCTGACGGAGGCTGACATCCGGGCCCATATCCGAGTGCTCGCGTATCCGCTGGAACGGCGCCTGGCGATGGTACTGCGCAGCGCCCAAACGACTGATCTCGAGGAACAATGACCAAACGTATAAGCGAAACCAAAACCTACGCCGGGAAGCTGATCGAGCGGGATCACGAAGAGGCTTCAGACCTACTCTTTATCGAATCCTTGGATGAACCTTTGGCAGAGGTTCTCGAGCGTGACATTGCCGGCAAGTTTGTCTCCGTTCGGTATTGGATCACGGATAAAGAGGTCGCAAGGGAGGAGGCTGAGATCGCTTTTGTGCATAAGCTCATGGGGTTTGCGAACTGCGATTTCGGCGCGCATTACTCTGAAGCGACTGGGTATCTGTGGACTGATGAAGATGTCATGATCGGTGGTCACGATCTGCTGAATGAGCTGAGGACCTACAAGGGTGAGTGGGTCATCCTCGAAATCGACATCATGGAGGCGGCGGCGCAGTAATTTTTTACACTGCAAGCCTATTTCTATGTAGGAGCAGCACAATTCACGGACGAGGGACCTCAGACCCAAACCTTAGCCGTGACGCGGACATTGAAAGATGTTCGCTGTACGCGCCAAAGTAGGTAAGACGATTACGAAGAGACGAGTGGTGAAATCGGTATATAAAGGGATGAGCCGAAAGGCAAGAAGCTCACGTCAGTGAATCAGCTCCCTCCCAAGGGGATTACACTGGCCGCCTGTCATTGGGTGTGACGAAAGTCAGATGCGGGTTCGAATCCCGCCTCAGAGAGCAATGACCATACTCGACGTAACAGTTGCAACCGCACTAATCGAAGCAAGAACCATGTTAATGGGTCCTCCCCATCGCCAGGCAACCTTTTAGGCCGCTCTGCAGATTCATGGCTACTGTCCGCCTTCGAGGCGCGGGCAGCGGAAGTAGACTCAACGGCACGCACCCATTCAGAAGGCACCGACTGATGGCGGGGTCAGCTGGGGTGAATCGAGTCATACCTCTTAATTGTCGGGCCGGACTAATCAACCGGCGTCAAGGTAGCACGGACCGGCGGTCCGTAGGCGCCGCATCCGGTGGACGCATGTGCTGCCGGTGAAGACAACTGACAAGGATCCGAAAAGGATCACGAGGAATAAATCGGGTTGTTGTTCCTACACCCTGGGTAGGTGCTCGAGTGGTTAAAGAGGCCAGACTGTAAATCTGGTGGCCTAGCGCCTTCGTTGGTTCAAATCCAACCCTGCCCACCAGTTTCCGTAGTAGATCCGTGATAGCTCAGTTGGTAGATTGCGCCGGCCTGTTAAGCCGGAGGTCCCTGGTTCGAGCCCAGGTCACGGAGCCAGTTTCAGCAGTATCTAGGAGAGGCGGCCGAGCGGTCGAAGGCGCTGGTCTCGAAAACCAGTGAGGGCTTGAGGGCCTTCCGTGACTTCGAAGCTCACCCTCTCCGCCACACTCTAGGGGTGTAGCTCAGTTGGTAGAGCAGCGGATTTTGATTCCGCGTGTCGTAGGTTCGATTCCTGCCACCCTTGCCAGTGAGTCGAAGCGTAACCGGACGTGAAACTATGTCCTTTACTTTGCATGCACTAACCTGCCGCTGACTGTACTGTCGAATCAGACCGAGTCGGTTGCGCTTCGAGGTATATCGCCCGGGAGCAATCCCGGGCTTTATGCCGTCATTTGGATTTGGGCATCGTGCCCTTCACAAGGGTATGGGACTTTACGGGCGTGGTGAGTCGCATATACCGATCAAGACGCGTGACATATTCGATGGTGCTCTTGAGTTCGCTGGGGATGCGGATATAGCCAGTGCCGTTTCGCTCGAATTCATTATCGGGCACATTCCAGTTGAAATATCCGCCCCTCCCCTGTGCAATTGCCTGTACCCAATGCCGGCCGATCTGGTCCCCCCGTAACTGCGCAAACGAAAGGTCGTCCTGTCGAAACAGCAGAATTAGATGAAACCGGTAGGAAGTCGTCGCGCTATGCTGAAGCTTCCAGATATAGCCGACCGGAGACGGGGCTAATTGGCGGCGAACGTACTCAATTAATCGCTTGCGATGTTGTTCCATATCCAGAAACGCAATATCCGGTAAATGGCGAGCGGCATACGTGACCCGATCCAGATAACCCAGATCGAGCCGAAGCGATTGCAGCGGACCATAATGGTCCAGGAGGGACTCGGTATAACGTTTGAGGCTCAGCCTATTCTTGTTCGCGTTGCGCGTGAAGTCGCTCGCCGCGCTCAATGTCTCCGAATTAAACAGGTGAGCCTTGGTAGTGGTGATTACCTGATTTATCGCATCGACCCGCTCGACTAATGCAGCCCTGCTTAACAGGCTGGGGTTTTCCAGCCAATCTCGATGCCGTGACAGTTTCGGCACGAACTCCGTCAGGATATGCAGCCAAGGATGCAGGCGATGAAACGGGAAATGCTGCTGGATATTGTCGGGCTCGCTATCAATCCAGTAGCGAAGCAGATTCGTGAATTTGGTCTTCGGAATGAACACGCGCTTGGATTGGGGATTTTGCCTGAGGGGGACGGCGTCACCCGTCTGCTTTTTGAGCAGCTCCACCAGCTCGATAAGCCGCACGAATGTCTCAAGCTGGGCGTTCTCCTCGTGCACGCTCGCCCGGCGGAACCCACCCGGCACGTGCATAAACGCATGGATGCGCTCGCGCACCCCGTGATCTACTTCCTGCTGAAACTTACCGAACACAACTGCCTCACGACTTGGGTCTCACGTAAAGGCTGCCGATTCTACCGCAGTTTCGGCCAACAATTAGTTCCTAGCGGCCGTCGAGTTAGTTCTTTTTCGTCGTAGGAATAGCGTCGAGCCAAGACGGTGCGGTTTTGACTTTCCGGGAAGCGGTCATCCTATGCAGGCCGGGCCTGCGTCTGACCCCACGGAGGGAACCATGTGGCAATCACTGATGGCGTTGTTCGTCATTGCAGGCGCCTTGGGCGTCGCCCGATACGGCAAGCATTTCCTGTTTGCCCAGCGGGTAATTCGTGAGGCTGATGGAAACGTGCTCTCGTCGATACCGGTGGCTGCACCGATTCCGGTCTCGAGCGTTCATGCCGCTGCCGCCGGCGTCGACGTAGCGAAAATAAGAAACGGCGTTTAACCCACGTGCATCCGCGTATTAAGACAGAGAGACGGCCAGGGGGTCGTCTCTCTGTTTATGCCGTTAGATTATTTCAGCCGTATATCACGAAGGTGAGCACTTAATCGCGTGCCTTTCGCGTGACTGGGTAATTCTGATTGACCAGCGCAATCCGATGACTTCCTACGCATAACCTTCCACTGAATATACCGCTATGCTGACGCCCCTTTTGCAGCACTACGTCGAGGCCTCCCAGAATGCGCTCGCCTGCAAACCGCCTTATCGGGGCCGTGTGCAGATGTCGCACTTCGATGGTTTTACGCTCATTACCGCCGAGATTAATGGCATTATTGAGCGCCGTTGGTTTCTGGATGAATCGCCGATTTATCACCACTACCTCGACTCCAGTATCCGACGCCGGCTGGTGGCCCAGATGTACAAGTCCGGGTTCAAGGCTTCGGAGATTGCCGAACTCATCGGCGTGAATGATTCGACCATTTCGGCCGACCTGAAGCATCTGCGACAGAACGATCCGGATTCGCTCGAGCCGCAAATGAAAGCAGCAGATGGCACACCACCCGACCGCGTGCTGAAAAGCACCACGAACCAGAAACCCATCAATGCAGCACTGGCTGTGTCGAACTGGGTATAACCAACCCTACGGAAGCAGGCCCTCCCCGGTCCCCTTCCTTGGAGAACGCTCATGCTCAGCAAAGAAACCAAAACCCGCATTCGTTTTAATCGGATGCGCCAGCAATACCGTCTGAAGCATCCCGGCAAGTATTTGCTTATCTCACGTCAGCTGCGTGAGCCTTCTATTTCATCCTGGGCACCGCTCACTCCGATTCGCCCGTACACCGGCTTCAGTGACTTCATGGAACGGGGCTGGCATCGCGGTAATGTGTTCGGTGTGCGACTGGGCGGTGTCCCGAAAGCTGTAGAGTCGATCCACCCTGCGCCGAGGTCAGCGCTCCCTGATCCGAGAGTGTGGGCTGAACGATTTAAGGACCTGCCGAAGGACGTGTCGGTGGTTGTGATCGACAGCTATTCCAATTTTGAGGAGCGCGGAGATGTCTGACGGTCTCCTTACTCTACAAATCGATCCCTCGATGTACACGGTGGTGCCGGACAAGCTCTCTGAAGCCGAACTGACCCGCCTCGCGAAGACCTTCTCGTTCCCGTATGGCGACCAGGCGCTCCAGCGGTGCTGGCGCGAATTTCTCCAAGGCATGCCCGTGCCACGGGGTGTCACGCAGTATTTCGATCCCACCAAGGGCCGGAATGCTGCGCAGACCAGCGTACAGATGGCGGCAGTCATCGCCCTGCGGGATATCCAGAAGGCCCAGCTACAGCGCCATGAGACACGTAACCAGGTACTAGAGGAACTTGCCGTCTACTTCGAGAGCGGTCGCGATGGTAATACGAGTCAGTACATCGCTGACGAAATCCGCCTGATGAAGGCCCAGCTGCTTCAGACGGTCTGACCCTACTACGCCGGACTATAATGACTCCGTACGCAAGGAGATAGCCAACATGGCATCCACTCTAGCCAAGCGCCCGCAGATCGACGGGCGTGACATGACTGATGACGAACTGACGGCGGCCGGTTACAAGAAGGTCGTCGCCTACGTGCTCGATCCAGACGCACCCGGGTTTGCCGAGGAAGCGCGGCGGCAAAGCGAACTCGCCTGTCAGCTGCACAGAAAGGATCCAGAAGAAATGGAATTCTTGGAGGAGCTTTACAAGCATCACTGGGGAGATGAAGAAGAATGAAACGCGGCAGCCTCGTGACCGTCGCCCTTCAGGGTGACTTCGGTAAAGCTCGACCCGCCCTGGTGGTGCAGTCGGATCTCCACACCTCACATCCGTCGATGGTCGTGTTACTCGTGACGAGCCACCTGGCGGAGTTGCCGCTCCTTCGCGTGGACGTCGAGCCGACACCGACAAACGGGTTGGAGAAATACTCTCAGGTCCAGATCGACAAGATCTTCACGCTGGTGGTCGAAAAAGTCGGCAAGGCGTTCGGTGAGCTGGCGCCCCAGCACATGCAGCAGGTTGATATCCGACTGCGCCATTTTCTGGGTCTGCATTAATTAGGAATCCACAATGAAACGAGGCGCCTATGGGTGCCTCTTTTTTTGCCCGAAATCCTTTGGATCATCACCATCCAAGGGAATTCACGATGAATGGCATCTTGCAGTATGTCCAGAGCGCGACGCTTGTCGCCGTTACACCGGCCGATCTCGAAGCCCAGATTGCCACTTATGCCGGCCCGGCGACGTCAAACGGGGAACATATCGACGAGGCGTATCAGCGCTTCGTCGTCTACGCCAATGCCTTGAGCTTGCCGACAGGCACAGCACTCACTTTCTATTACTTCTGGAACAACAACGCCGGGGAGCTGGCCGTCATCGCGGGCCCCTCCGGCATGCTCAGCACCGACTATTACCAGCCCGAATACGTGCGACTGGATCTAGTCATTGGCAGTGCGGGCAACATCCGTTTTGCGGGCGAGCTGTCCAACTCCCGACACGCCTTCCCACCGGCCGCTCCCTATACCCCGACGTTCGGTTTTAATTAACGTGACCGCTCCACCCTATGTCAACCACTGGGAGGTGAGCATGGACATGGACAAGAAGCGGGCAGTACAGGTCAGCAAGCTGCTGAGCTTTGTGCTGCGGCACAAACCCGAATACCTCGGCATTACGCTGGATTCGGAGGGATGGACCGATATCGGTACGCTGATCGAAAAGGCCCATTTCGATGGGCAGGGCTTCACACGACTGGAACTGGACCACGTGGTTGCTACCTGCGACAAGCAGCGATACGCCATCTCCGAAGACGGCTTACGCGTTCGGGCAAATCAGGGTCATTCGACCCAGACCGTCGAGATGACTTATGCGGTGAAGTTGCCGCCCGAGTATCTCTATCACGGGACCGCGGAACGCTTCATGGACTCGATCCGCAAGGAAGGGATCAAGCCTGCCGGTCGACATCACGTGCATCTGTCGGAGACGTTCGACACCGCCAAGAGTGTCGGTGCGCGACACGGCAAGCCGGTGGTGCTCATTATCGATGCGCTCACCATGGCGAAGAATGGCTTCGTCTTCTACCTGTCCGACAACAACGTCTGGTTGGTCGACCAGGTCCCGGTAGGACACTTCGTCTCCAACCACGAGATCGCCGAGCGGATCAACGCGCAAGCAAACGGCACCCACACCTCTGCGTGAACCTAGGCCAGGGCGAAAGCTCTGGCCTTTATGCCGTCTGCCCCGCCCAAACCACGATTCTAAAAAAAGACAGACCTATATGACCACGCTGAATCAAGACCACGAATGGAATTGATTAACCCACTTATCTACGACCTTTTAGGAGCAACACCATGTTCAAGTCCCTGTTCTCGATGGCCCTCGACGCAGCGCAAAACAACGCTGACACGATTGCTGAAACCGGCAGCACCAAGAGCCCCTTCATGACCAACAACGAAATGCTGATTGCCGCCGGCCTCGGTCTCGTCGTAGTTGGCGCTGGCGCGGCGGTCTACGTCTCGACCCGTAAGGGCGAAGCCAAGACCGAGGCTGCAGCACCGGCCACCACGCCGGCAGCCGAAGCCACACAACCCCAAACCGCTACGCCGAGCGCTGCTCAGCCAGCGGCACCCCAAGCAGCAGCCGCACCTGCAGCGCCGAAGACGGCCGCCGAGGCAGCACGTGAATGTCGTGAAGCCCTGGAGGAAGGTGTCCGTTCCGCACAAGCCCTGCTCGATGCAGCACGTGAAGAAGAAGCGCGCCTGAGCGCTGAAGCGCAAAACGCGCAGAAGCAAAGCGAGCAGCAAGCCGCTTGATTGCCAACACCCTGTCGCAGTAAGTCATCCATCCAATTTCATCACAAGGAAACATCATGCAATTCTTCAAGTCTGCAGCATCCGCAGCTGGCACCGTCGTCGGTCTCTACGCTGGCTACAAGGCGGTCGTCGCGATCGAGAAGTACCTGAACAAGCGCGAGCAGGAAGCGGTCGAGAAGACCGCAGCGCAAGCCACGGGTGCCTCCAGCTCGGCAGCAGCCTAAGGCCATCCGGCGACACGTGGGGCATCCGCCCCGTGTGCCGTTCGGAGAACCCGTTTTCGCCGCGCGGGCTCTCCAAACGGTACGCAACTGACTCCCTGAGGACATCATGCACAACCAACACCACGCACTGCTTCGCACTGTTCACATCGCACGCGCCACGCTTGAGAAGTTTGACGAGCAGGCCAAGCCGGTCGGACCACTATCACTCCAGCAACGACTCGATCGTGCGGAGCACACCAAGAAGGCAATGGACGAAGCAGAACTCGTCCTGAACGAACTCCACGCCCTGCTCGATAAGTTTGCCGGTACGCGTTTGTGGAACGACGCGATGGCGCTCGCCTTCGCACCGAACGATCACGAGGATTACCAACGCGTGGTTGAGTATCACCATCGCATCGACCAACTCAGCGCCATGTTGGTCACGCTCTAAATCGAGGACATCACCATGTACGAATCCGAAGACACCGCACCGCTCAGCAACGGCGCTGCCATGTGTCTCTTCGCCGCGGGCGTAGCGCTCGCCATCGCCTTGCCGATTGCCCTGAAGGTCGGCAAGGAAGCCAAGCCCGCTGAACCCACCCAACCCGCTAAGGAGTAACCATGGACAGATTTTTAAAGGCCGCAGGATACGTCGGCATGGGCTTTCTCTTTGGCCTGACGCTCAAGGCTGTCTTTGACGAAAAGGTCAGTCGCAAGTAGCACCGCCTGTCGTTTTGCGCCCCAACTATTCAGGACACCTTCGGGTGTCCTTTTATTTTTCTACTTCACCGAGCTATCTCATGCATACCAACTTTTCGCTGATGGTCATCGCGCTCTGCTTCATAGCGCCTTCCGCAATCACGCTCGGCGTGGGACTGGCGAATGCCTACAACAAGTTCACGCGGTATTCCCGCCGCGGTGGCGAGCCGCAGTTGATGCATCGCTCCTGCGCCTATGTCGATCTGGGTAGTGGCGTCGTGCGCCTCGCAGAGCCTGGGTTCAGTGAGTTTTTCTGGGAGGGGTTGTTCAACAAGTTCACCGGCGATGAACGCCCCTCAAAGCTGCATCTCCTGCCGGATCCCGTACTGGAACCCATGACCGCATGACAACACCGATCACCCCTATCGTGCCACTTTGTTGGCAGACGTCCCGCCAGTTGAATTGCCAGGAGATGGGGCGATTCAAGGCGGTCGTTGAAGCACCCCGCACGCCCGGCCTCGATTACACCGTCAGCATCTCCGACGAAGCCCGTCGGCGACTCGCTGCAGAACAGGGTACCCACTCGTGAACGACGACGATCAGAAAAAGATGGATCAGATCCATGAGCTGCGGGAACAGGCTTATGGGCTATTTCGCCAGATGCGTGAGATCGCCATGACGATGAGTGATCGCGAGCGTCTTACGGCCACGAACCTGATCGATAGTATCGACGCTGGCGCCTGAGTGATCAGGCACAAAAGAGGAGAGGATCCCTCTTTTTTTTTGTTCCTCGCAGTCCGGGTGGCAATCCTGTGCAACACGTTATCTACGGGGACCCCCTATGACGCAAAAGCCCATCTCATGGCAAAAGCGGCTTTGGCGAAAGACCAAAGCCATCATTACGCTCAAACGCATTCGACACACCATCTGGAAAGTCTGTACCGACTGCTTTACCAACTGGAATGGCGACTTCGACCCGGCCCGGCTAGTGTATGCGCTCATCCTGCTTTACGGCTTGGCGTTTCTCTGGATGTCGATCTGGGATACGCACGTTCACCACGTCTTCAATCAGATGGGTTTTGCGACCGGGGCAAGCGCCCTCGCCGTCCAGATGATCGCGGCGGCCGCGGGCGTGCGACTGAAGCAGAACGCAGAAGCGCCGTTCCCGAATGTTCCCGCTGTTGCGCCTCCACCCCCTGCACCTGACCCTGGCGCCGGCGGCGATGGGGATGGCGACGGTAGCGATGGAGATGGTGCACCGGGACCTCACGCACCCCGATAACTATCGAGACCACCATGGTTCACGACAACTTTCTGAGCGAAGAAGACGCCATCGAGATGGCGCGCGTGCGCGCACAGCGTTCGCTCGATGCAGCCGCCTCCGCCTGGACGGATTACCTGTTGCTTTGTCCGCCGGGCACCGCGCGAGCGAACGCGGGGCTGACCTACGAACGCCTGCGCGAAGTAATGCGACTGTTGCAGTAAGAATTACCCTGTACGTAATGGTATGCGAGCGATGCCAGCCATCGCTTGGAAACTGTCTGATGAGGGGTTCGAGTCCCCAGTGGGTTGGTGCGTGGTGCAATGCCGCGTATCCAGTCGCCTCACCCAGGTGAAAGGCCTGCGAAACCTTGACGACACTGGGACCGCATCCCGGGTAGTTACGAGAAGCCAGAGTATGTCACCCGCGCGCGGGCGCGATCACTGTCGGGAGACAGCGAGTGACGCATTCCTTGATGGACCATCTTGAAACCCTTCTCGTTGTTTAAGTCGTCTTGGTCACGGTCGCCTATCTATCACCGATTATGGCCAACGTTCTCCTTGGGCGGAAGAACGGACTGCGAAGGCTGACGCAATGTCCCCTTCATCGGTACGCCTGGCTTTGAAGATGTCACCAGGAAGTTGTGCGAAGTGCGTGTGCCAAGGCACATGCCACTGATCGAGCCACCGCTCTCAGTGCGCAGCCTGCAGTGCATTGCGGTTCTGTGCGCATGCGCGTGTTTCCTCGGAGACACTCGTGCGTAAGAGTCAGTGTCTTGTGTGACGCTGGTCCCCTGTGCCCTCCTTGTTCTGCTGTTTCTCCATCAGAGCAGGGAATTGGCCTTGGTTCACTACAGTGCTTTGCGGGATGCGGTAAAACCCGAACCCTCAGAAACGAGCAAACAAATGTCGCTGGCCGAACGCATAGCTGTGCACGATAACTTCGTGCCCGAAGAACTCAAGGCATCCATCCTTGCCTTGCTCAAGCGCAACATCTGGCGGTACGGCTGGAAGTCGAACTCGAAGAACGACCGGTTCCAGTTCTGGCATGCGCACTTCGCTGGTGGCGACCACAACAACCGGACCGGTTGTGCGGACGAGCTGGCCAACAACCGTAACGCCGTCCCTATCGCGCGACTGTGGGACCTGCTGTCCAAGACCATTCTGCAGGGGCATGAGCCGCTGCGCGTTTATGCCAATGCCCACACGTACGGCATCGAAGGTTACGTGCACGTCGACAACAAGGACACGGAAAACTACTACTCGACGATCATCTACGCGGCCGACCAGTGGAAGGGTTCCTGGGGCGGCGAGACGCTGTTCTTCGACTTTGGCGAGCGCGACATCCTGAAGGCGGTCCCGGCGATGCCGTTCCGCGCCGTGAGCTTCCCGGGACACATCCCGCACAAAGCGAACGCGCCGACACGCGAGTGTCCGGAGTTGCGTCAGTGTGTCGTTTTCAAATCGCAGGTGGCGCCTCGGTTGGTCGTTCCGAAAGGAATGGCAGCATGAACCGCGAACTCATCCTCTCTTTCCTGCGTGAGCGCGGCACCGGCATGACGCGTCACACCGGTCGCGCGTTCATCATGCATCTGCTGGGCACCGAGAAGTTGCTGGCTGAATGGGGCTATCCGGAGCAGGTGCAGCTGGCGGGTCTCTTCCATTCGATCTACGGCACGAACGCGTTCAAGTTTGACGGCGTACGGCTCGGCGAGCGCGAAGTGGTCCAGCAGTTGATCGGCGAGCGCGCCGAATGGTTGGCCTACCTGTTCTGCGTGACCAAGCGGCCGCAGGCGATTCTGGATGCGCAGGGATCGCTCACGATGGTTCATCGCCATACGAACGAGACGCTCGTTATCACGGAGTTAGACCGGACCGATCTCGTGGCCATCGAAGCTGCGAATCTGCTCGAACAGGGCCTGGGTCTGACCATGCTGAGCCGGCTTGTTCACCCGCCACATGGCAGTGCCCTCACGCAGGCCGCACGGGCTACGATCGAGAACTACCTCGCCCAGCGCACGAGTGCCGCATGAGACCGATCCTCTACCACGGCTCTGGCTACAACCAGAAAGAACTCATGCCGGGCTTCAAGCGCTCCGGTGTGATCGTCCGATGGGACAAGACCGAGTCCAATGAGTGGCTCTATGCGACGACCGACAAGCAGGAAGCCATCGGTCAGGCCTTCGCTTCCATGATGGAAAAGGTTCGCGGTATCACGCGCTACAAGGCGCATGGCAACGTGATCGAGCTGAGCGTGCCGGAGAACCGCATTCCTGCGCGCAGCGACATGGAAACGCTCGAGATCTATCTGTACACGATCACGAACCTCGAGCAGGACGAGTGGGTGAAGAACGACAACGCCCACAACAAGCTCCTGACCGAATGGAAGACGCAATCCACCATCTCGGCCGGCATCCGCATGCAAGAGCAGATTGACCTGCACCTGTGGCTTGCGACCAAGCGCCTGTCGTTCAACTTCGACGACGACGAAAAGCAACGCCCCTCGTATCTCGACTGGTGACATTAGGGAGGGCTTCGGCCCTCCCCTTATGCCGCGTATTTGCAATCGAAAAAGATTTGGGACCTATATAACGTGGGTGAGCATCCATCCAGGATGACTCTATCTATAACCAATAAACGAGGCTTAGCAATGCTGAATGACCAAGGGACACGTGGCGATCACCTGCGCGACCTGCGCAATCTCTACAGAGCTAAGAGTAATAGGGGTAAGTTCGGAATGAAGAAAGCGCTTCTGCCAACGACGGTTCCAGACGATCTGGCATCCACCATCACAGATGAAGACGCGGTTGAAGTCGCCATTATCAAGCTGATGATGGATAGCCGGAGCTACACCACAGACGAAGTGTGCGAGCAGTTGATGAACCGTGGTTTTGCCGACTCGGCCGAATCCATCAAACCCGCCATGCTCGTGCTCCACGCGCAGGGTTGGTTTGAAACGTCTGTGGTTGCTGGCAACCCCTGCTACCACATGCGTCGCGGTCGCACCCTCGACGATCTAAAAATCAAACCAAGGAAGAAAACCGACCCGAAGGCTTTCAAGATCGCGGCCGCGCACATACCCGATCCCAAAGGGCAGATCCGCCTTGAGGAGGGCGTTGCAGTCGCGCTCTGGAAGATCATGAGCGACGGGAAGGAACGCACCTCGAAGGAGATGGACGCACTGTTACGGGAGTTCGGTTTCGATCACCAGCAGGCCGCTCGTCATCTCGATGGGCGCATTCACAGCAATCGCTTCTTCGATCGGCGCAACGGCGGCAGGAACATGCTCTACAAGCTGAAGGCGCATATCCCGATGCCGGCGGTCACGACCGCAAACGAGGAGCCGAGCGCGTGCTTCGACTATGCCCACAGCGACCCGACGACCGATGCCGGCGGTCGTATGCTCGACGATCTGGATACTGCCATCAAGTCGGAGCTGGACCGCCTGGGTTTAACGCAGGAGCCGGCCAAGCCGAAGTACGACCCCATCGCCAGCACTGATCACGTGATGGTCGCGATCTGGAAGTTAATGGCGGATGGTGAGGAATACACCGCGGGCGAAGTGACGATCCTACTGGCCGATTTCGGGTTCAAGCCCGGATCGATCTCCGGCACGATGACGCGCTTCTACCAGGCAGGCTACACAACGCGTCGCACCGAAGTGAACGAGCGGAACCAGCCTGTCTACACCTACCGTTTGAAGCGTCTCGAAATGCCCGACGATTTGCAGCCGCGATCGAAAGCGAGCGCCGCTGCTCCGGCGACTGTCCACGAACCACGGCAGGAATCGCAGCCCCAAGCTGACCTCCCCCTCAACCAAGTCCAACACAAGGAAGAAGAAACCACCATGTCCGCTCCCACCGCAACAACCGGCACGCTCCTGAAGGTCGTGCCGACCGAAGTCGCCCCCGTGCCCCTCTTTGTGGCAAAGATCGAAATCCGGGGCGTCGCCTACGGTTTCGAGGAACTCAAGCAACTGTATCGCGAACTTGTGGATGCAGGATTCCGCGAGAACGCACCCAAGACGGCGACGCTGGTCGAGGCTAGCTACACCATCAAGGGCACCCAGTTCACCCGCGAAGAGCTGAACGATCTGGTCGGAGCGCTGCGCGCTTTCAGTCGCGATGTTGGCAACATGTTCAACAAGTAAGCAAGCGGCATAAGGCCCGGGGTTCCTCCCCGGGCCCCTATGTCGTCTAGAAAAAACCGCACCGATTCCTCTAACATCATCCCGGACCCCCTCAATGCAAAATATACTTCTTAGTGGTATAGTTTAGACGATGAAACGGGTATTCAAAACACGAACGTTTGGGCGCTGGATGCGCAAGACCGAGCTGACCGACGAAGCGCTGTGTCTGGCAGTCGACGAAATGATCGCCGGGCTGATTGACGCCGACCTAGGCGGCAACGTCGTGAAAAAAAGGGTCGCATTACCCGGGCGTGGCAAGAGTGGGAGCGCCCGCACCTTGCTGGCCACCAACCGGGGCTCCCGGTGGTTCTTCATGTTTGGGTTTGAGAAGAACGAACGGGACAATATCAGTTCGGCCGACCTGAAGATCATTCAGAAAGCAGCCCGGGATGTGCTGACCATGACGACCAGAGCGCTTGAGCTCGAGATTGAAAACGGAACTTTCAAGGAGATTTGCAATGACTGTTAAGGCCAAGCCGCGCAGTCGCATGGCGGCAGAAATGCATGAGTTGGCGAGTGACCTGCACAAGAGTGGCGTGATCAGTAAGCGCCGGATGGCTGAGTACGATGAGCTGTGTCTCGTGCCGGTGCCGGAATACGACGCGGCCGCGGTGAAGGCACTTCGCAAAAAGCTGAATGTGAGCCAAGCGGTGCTCGCCGATGCAATCAACGCAAGCGCGTCGAGCGTTCGGGCGTGGGAAGGCGGCGATAAGAAACCGACGGGTACGGCGGCGAAGCTGCTGAACCTGCTGGACCGCAAGGGCCTCGAAGCCATTCTGTAAAGCTGTAACGGGAAGATAGTTGAAGAAGTAGAAAGCCGGTCTCGAAAGAGGTCGGCTTTTTTTCGTCCCGATTCACGCGATACCTGATCCAAACCAATCTCAGGCACACATCACTCTCCTGAAGATGTGTGTCGAGTCTTTACTACACCAACGAAGTCACAAGGAAAACACCATGAGCAATGAAGCAAAGGCCAAGCTGCAAACGAACGTCTCCTCCGTCTATCGTGTCCTGATAAAAGAGGTGCGACTGGAGCGCGGTCTCACGCAGGCCTTTCTCGCTGAGCAACTCGATAGGTCACCCTCGTGGTGGAGCAAGCTCGAGTCAGGCGCGAGCGAGATCACCTTGGACCAGTTCGTGGATGTTGCGCGCGTCTTCAATGTGCAGCCCTCGGAGTTCTTGCGTTGCGGTGATGGCATCTCTCCTTTGTTGCGCGAGCATTTCGAATTCTCCAGCGACGTGATCGCAGAAGGCGCAGATGATCTGCTCCGGTTCGCCGATGCTTTCTTCGAGAGCAAGGGCTATATGAGCCTGCGCAACCGTCCGGGCATCTATCTGCCGATCTCAGCGAGTCAGTGTCCGACCGTCGTTCGATATTGCATCGATGAAAAGTTCCGTGAGTGGCTCGATAGCGGCGCAGCGCTCGACGAAAGCACAGTCCATGCGATGTCGATGCCTGGATACGCGGGCGCACTCGCTGGTGCTGGCGTGTTCCCCGCAGGCGGCTATGTGTCCCCGATGGTGCCGCGCTGGCGCTGAACGCACTGTGGACCTGGGCAATTTTAATGCGCTCAGTCCTTAGTATGGACCGTCAAAACGTCCAACTTGCTTTAGTTTGACCCCGACTTTGAGGAGCCTTTTGGCTCCTCTTTTTTTATGTCCGTTCGGAGGATTGAATGCAGGACACGCTGGACGACGGCTCCGAGGCCGTCGACGTAGGACCGCAGCACGCACACCCATCACAAACACAACACGAACTGAAAGGAACACCCCATGCGCGACTTGAACCCCATCCAGCCTCCTGGTACGTGGATCGAGACCGCGCAAGCGCTGACAACCTTCTCCCTCAAGGGAATCGGCAACCTCGTGGTCCCTGCATTTCGGGGCAGCTACGAGAAAGCAGGTGAATTTGAACAGGCGATTCGCAGCCAGATCCGGGATCCACAAGAACTCCGGGTCATCGATACGCACACCCCACTCTTTACCGTGAGTTTCACGGGACTGGAGCGTATTCCGAATCTGCCTAACGGGCGCTCGTGCACCATCAATATCCGCTTTCGTAGTCAGATCATCGCGGTCGACCCCAACCACGATGTCCTCACTGCGAGCGCCATGCTCGAGAAGCCTGATCAACAAGAATCAGTATTTATCGTCGAGAACTCGCTGCTCTTTCACACAGAGCTGCATTACGTCTCTGACCGCAGAAACAGGCTGTTCCGGTAGGCGTCGTCACGTCCACCATCAGAAATAAAACTCCCGAACTTCAGTAATTTCTTCCCGCCCCTCTTCGTATGAGGGGCGGTCCTGAAGGCCTTTCTTTTCGTTAACCTAATTGACCCGATGACAGGAGACTGATCATGGCAAACAGCAGTTTGGTTGTAGACCGACGTGCGTTAGGCAAGCTGCTGGCCCTGTCCGTGACAGGTAGCTGGTTCCTGCGGGGTGAATTGGCGGATTACATGGCCAAGGATACGGTCAACGAAGTCGTGAGGCGGCTCGACAAGCTTTACGAACGCTCGCTTGTGCTGAACGGCGGCAAAGCGTTCTCGCCGCGCTACACCTTCGGTTGCGCCGTGGATCCAAAGACGGGGCACGCGCTGGTGAAAATCCAAATCGTCTTACCGGGCACACATCACCACACCGGCCGGGTGGTCAGTGAGTTGTCCATGCAACTGAACGAGTCGGCCGACGGCGCCATCACGCTGTCGTTGCCAGACGAAACACCTGTGGCTCAGAAGGCACGGGAATGCAACTGGCGCACGAACGCCGCCGAAGAAGCAGCGCTCAATAAGCTGCTTGACGCTGCGAAAGAACTCCAGGCCCTCAGAAGCAAACGGTTTGCGGTGGATCTCCACGCAGACAAGAACGGCATACGCATCCGGGCCGCCTATCGCAACCCCATCGACATCGTGCGCGCAGCACTCGGATCGCCCTAACGCGACAAGGACAAGTTATGGATTTATCGACGAGACAGAATTTCAGCAACCTCTCGCAGGTGGAGGATGCAGTCACCCCGCAGCTTACTGCGAACAGTGCGGACGCTGCGACACTCAATGCAGCGATCCAGGCAGCCCTCACGACCGTGCAGGCTGCCTACCCCTCGGACACCGTGCACTTCGCCGTCTGGGCCTATCAGACGCTCGCCGGTGCCTGGGTGCTGCAGGTGAGTCTTTATCGGGGCGGGGCTACCTACATGAATCACTGGGACGCGGCGGTGACGGTGAGTCTGAATGTGAACGACGACATCTACGTTGCTGATGTCTCCACGGTCCAGACGTATAGCTACACGTTCTCCGGCAGTCCTGTCGCAGCGTAATCCGCAGTCCCCACATCCCTTCTTTTCAAGCGCCAGAGAGGACTTCGGTCCTCTCTGGCTTTATGCCATGTCGTTTCTCCTTTTTTCATCCAATCGCCTCTATGGACTCCATTCACATCAACAACTGGCAGGACCTGCAACACTTCGGCATCAACGCACTTACTGGGGAGGCCTGCGCCTATAGCACCCGGATCCTCTGCGACGTGAACGCGGAAGGGTGTGCCTTGCTGCTCGATTACTTCGGCCTTCCGCCACAAGGCATCGTCTCGCGGCCGTGGAACGCACGGGTCAAGGATGAACCCGCGATCGGTAGCTTCATGCTCCATCGCCACAGCCTCAGACAGCTTGCCGAGTTCGCGCTCCTACGGATGGAAGCCAAAGCGATCGTCTACCGGGGAGAGGACGCCACTGTGGGCCTCTTCACGGATGAGTTGCTGGCCAACTACGAAAAGCTGATGCAGGAGATGCCGTCGAGCACCAAGCAATGGGGCATCCGGCGCAACTACCAGCTGCCCAAGGCCGTTGGCTCGCGCAATGTGCATATGTTCACCAATCGCGTTGTGTGACATGGCCGGCATGCGCATGCATTACATCAACGTTTCCCGGGAATCTCGTCAAGGAGCCATCCACACCCTCTACTTTGCGACCCACTGCAGCGCGCACTTCGAATGGCAACGTGGTTCCAAAACCGTCGTTGTTCGTGTCCGTCCCTATAGCGAGTCCCAGGAACTCGATCGCTTTACCGTTGAGGCAAGGAACACCAAGCCCGACGTGCTGGATGTCAAGCGCCACATTCTTGCTTACATCAATCAGCCCTAAGAAAACACTCTGCTTATCCCAGCGGGTTTCCCGCATCTCGGTTGTTTCTCATATTGCCGCATCCCCTTTTCGCCTCAAGGAGGCTCCATGATTCCGAATCGTGCTCGGAGCGCGACGCGTATGCGTTTACCGCTCAAGGTCGTAGCACGCACGCCCAAACTCGACCTGCCGCTCAAAGCCCCCCGCAAGACGCCCCCGTTGACCAATATGCGCTACGAGGGCCGACTTCGCTATCGCGTCATGCGCGAGGGGGAGTTCACGGGCTTTTACATTTCCATGCCCTACAGCCTCATCCCGAACATGTGGAAGAAGGACGTGCCCAATGTTTCGATGATCGAGATCGGCAGCCGCCAGTTCAAGGCGAACCATCGCATGAAAGAGATCGATGGGTCGAACATGCCGAAGTCATGGTTCATCGATCTTTCTGGCGACGTGGAAGATGTCGAGGACGTCTACTACGAAGAGCGAGCGGCTGCGTGATCATCCGCACGATCCCTTACAAAGGGCATCAGGTCCAGCAGGTACTCACCCCCGAACAAACGTACTGGCAGGCGCTGTTACTCGACCGTGAAGGACCGGGGTACGCCGCCATACGCAGCAAAACTGAAGCGGCCGCCAAGCGCCGCATCAGCCTGCACCTCAAACGCCAAGGCATTCCCCTCGACGAGCTCATTCGCATTGGCGCTTGGCGCATGCGGCGGGTCAGTGTCGAAGTGGATGAGCTGCGGGACGTGGTGAGTATCGGTCCGGACATCGCACTCTTTGGTGACGAAGCCGCGGAGTTCATTTCGGATGCGCGACATCTCTGGGAGAGCGCGCAGATCGTCACTGAAGACCAGTGCTATGCCTTTCTCGCTGAGCCGATCTACGAGACGCTCAGCAACTAGCGAGGAAACACAATGAGCATCAACGACATGTCGATTGTCGCGCGCAATCGGCACTCAGACGCCTTGGCCATCACGGCCGGCGCCAGCAACCTCAGTGGGGTATCCCGCGCTCTCGTGCGCGCTATCAACCAGTGCCATCAGGAAAGCCTCGGCACGCAGGGCGTCTGCGATGACCCGGCCATTCGGCTGATCGTCCACCAGATGGCTTTCCTCTGCAAGACGCACGAACTCGATTCCACCCTCTCGACCTACGGCGACCTGCTCGCGATCTGTGAGCGTCTGTCGAAACCCCTGGAGATCAGCCATGAGCAAAAGAGCCAAACAGAAGCTCAGCGCCTCTCGTAACTGGGTGGAGCCGCACCGCGGCGAGCTGATCAAGGCCATGCGGGAATTCTCCCTTCGCCACAGTCTCTTCAATGTCTTCAGTGACTTCATCGAGATTTCGGCGATCGCGCTCTCCAACAAGTTCCACCTGAGTGAGTTCGATCGGCGGGAGAAGCGTTACTTCGAAATCATCGGCAAGTACACCAAGGAGGAACTGAACCGGCTCGCGAAGATGTTTGCGCACCTGCAGCAGCTCTATCAGGACCGCATCGAACAGAACGGGCAGCCAGGGATGGCCAAGTACCGGATGCAGGGGCTGGGGGACGTGCTGGGTGAGATCTACATGGAACTGGAGCTCGGCAGTGACCGGGCGGGTCAGTTCTTCACCCCGTACACGGTGAGTTTCATGATGGCCCAGATGACGATCGGGGACGGCAAGAGCATCCGCGAGCAGGGTTTCATCGAACTGCATGAGCCTGCCTGTGGATCGGCCGGCATGGTGGTGGCCACGGCCGACGCCATGCATCAGGTCGGTCTCAACTACCCGCAACACATGCACGCCGTCTGTATCGACATCGATCCCCGTTGTGTCCACATGGCTTACGTCCAGCTTTCGCTACTGGGGGTGGCGGCCACGATCGTCCACGGCAACGCCCTGACGCTCGAGCAATGGGACACCTGGTACACCCCGCCGTTCTTCATAGCGGGCTGGCCCAAGAAGCTGCAGCAGCGCCGGATGGAGAAGACGTTCAGGCAATTGCTGGATGGCATCGGGTCCTTCAAGGAAAAAGACCCTGCGCCGACCCCTGCGCGGTCGACGATGCAGGAAGCCGCTTGATACCCGACATTATCCGAGTAATGTCGTGTTGCCCTCGTAAAACGGTAGGAATCTACCGTTTTACGTTGTATTACTTACACCTTCAATTTGACGTAAAATAAATGATCTACGTTGCAATGCAGCATAAAGCCCAGCCCTTCAGGGGCTGGGCACTATGTTCGTCTTTCTTTTTTTGGCCTAGATACTGGCGCGGATCTTCTGGGCTTCAGCATGCGCCGCCTTGGCGCGGCCCAATTTCTCTTCGAGGCCGGCAGCGAACTTCGTGCCCTTCACGTCGGTATGGGAAAGAGCCTTACCGAAGGTCTCAATGAGCATCTTCTGCAATGCCAGGACGGCATCCAGCGAGTCCCGGTAGTGCGTCGTGATGGTCATGAGAGCTGCCGTGATCAGTTGCACTTCCTCGGCGAACTTCCGGCAGCCATCCATCAACAGGTTGACGACTTTCTCCCGCGCAGCATGCTGCTGGTCCGCCTGCGCTTCTTTCAGCTTGTTCTCGAGGCGATCCTTGAACTTATCGAAATTGGCTCCGAGTCGCTTGAACTCCGCGAGCGTCTTGTCGAGGTTGCCTCCGAGCTTGACGTACGCGTCCTCCAGAATCTCAGCAATGCGGCGCGTAACAATCTTCACGTTCCCACGCAGGGAGCCAGAAGCGTTGCTTGGCGGCGACGACCGGATGTCCCCGATCGTCTTGATCTCCTCTTTGACGAGCTCAGGATCGCTCAGCAACCCGCGGCCGACATCGTGGCTGTAGTCGGCTCGGATAGCGGCGTCGTTGACCTTCTTCAGGTGGTTGATGGCGTCCGTTACGGTCTCGCTGTTTGACGGAGACGAAAGTCCGTCGACATCCGCGTCGTATTTGCTCGCTACCTGCCACGCTTTCTCCAGCCACTCCTCCATGTACCGGAGCCTCTTTCCGACCATCTGAACAGGATCGTCTCGCATTCTGATCACCAGATGCAACACTGCCTTGTTGTAGGGGCTCAGCACTCCCGGTCCGCCGGAAATCACTGCTTTGATCGGACCTGACATGCCGGACTCAAACGAAGCGATGGCTTCCTTCAGAAGGTCGTCCGTCGTGTTGTCCGCGTGAACCTCGCGCGTCATCTGCTGAAGCCCGTCGTTGAACTCGTTCATACCGGCTTCGAATTCCTCAGCTGTCTGCTCGAACTCCTTGACTTTCTCTTCGCTCACGCCGCGCTTGCCAAAGAGGAAGTCGATGGCCTTCCGAATCCATTCCCCGATCTTCTTGAAGAACGCCTTGATGGCCTCCCAGATCCGGGCACCGATTCCTTCCAGCGCCACACGCAGCTTCTCGGACTTATGCCGTCGTTCGAACGCCAAACGCGTTAGATCCGACGAGCCCATCAATGCGTCTGCCTCCATGGCGATTCGCATGTCAAAGCCGCCCGCCGTCACCAGACGCTCCCGCACCTGCGTCAGTGTCTGGATCTCCGCCTCGAGCGCGAGAAACTCACCTGTTGCTAATACCGGTAGCATGTGTTTCCCCTTAGATCGCCGAAGCGAACACTTTCAGCGAGGCCTTGGCCTGCTTCTCGATTTCGGCACGGTCCGTGCGGGCGGCATCCGACATGGCTTCATCGGGCACGACGCTGTCGTAGATCTTGAAGATCTGCGTCCAGATCTTGAGGCTTTCCTTCTGCGTCTCGATCCAGACCTCGTAGAGGAAGTCGTGGGCGGAGAGCACCGTGTGGAACTGGCTGATCAGTTCACGCAGGTGCGCGGAGTAGGCGTGCGTCAATGCAATCTGGGCGCCGTGATGTTTGCCATCGCCTGCTTCCCCGGCCAGCCGTTCGGCTGACTGGTTGATCGTGTCCAGATGCTTCTGCATGTCGGCGAGCGTGTTCTGCGCAGTGCGCATCACATTGGCGGCCGCCGTGATCTTGATACGACCCTGGGCTTCCAGCACCACCTTGAGCAAGCCACCGATCTCGCGCGGCACGGCTGCATACTGACCGCTACTGATTGAGGTTTTGGCCTCTTTGAGCGCTTCGTACCGCGACTTGGTAAGTTGCAGTGACTGACCCGCGCCGCGGGCTGGTAGCGGGTTCTCAGCGGTCTCAGCAGCCCCTCCCATCGACTGGATGGATTTCGCGAAGCCTTCCAGATCGTTGTGACTGGTCTCGGTAGTCGCATCCATGGTCTGGGCCTTGGACTGGTGACTGTTGAACCACGCAATCACTTCTGCCACACCCTTCTCGACGATCTGCAAATAGTCGCCCTGATCGAAGGCGCCCGAGAGCGCCGTCATGGCTTCGCTGTACTTCGAGTTCGCATCGAGCATGGCACGCACCGACTGCGGCATCGTGCCCGAGAGTTCGCTATTGAGCGTCTCTTCGAAGCGCATGCGCAGCTCCGGCGACTTGATGATGCGGTCCAGCTGCAGGATCCTGTCCGACACGGCTTTGGCCGCAGCATCCACACCTTGCAGGTGCGCAGCATCGAACTTCTTGCCATCGCCCTTGAACCAGGCAACGAAGCGTTTGATCAGCTCGCTCAGCTTACGGAACATCTTCTTGATGCCGTCCCACACCGTGGTGGTGATCCCTTCGATGGCGATCTGGAGCTTCACGCTTCGGGTCTTGCCCGAGAAGGCGAGGCTTGCGTACTGGCTGCCGCCAAGATGCTGGTCGGCTTCGAGTGCCAAGTGGGTCGTGAAGCCCTGCGCGAGCATCTGGGACCGGACCGCCAGCAGCGTGCCAATCTCGCCCTCCAACGCCAACAGCTCCCTGTCGGCCGACACGGTTTGTGTGTTCATTGCTTTTCCCAGACAAATGAAAAAGGAGACAGGAGCCGAAGCCCCTGTCTCCCTGGATGGACCACGCGTTATTTACGCGTTGAAGATGGCGCGAAGGCCGAAGTAGTTGCAGTACTTGCTACCGCGCAGCGAGCGCGACGCTTCCTGCAGGGCCGGGCTCTGGAACGCGCGCGTCAGGGTGCGACCATACGCTTCGATTCGTTCACCCAGCATCGCGGTGTCCCGATCGTGGTTGTCGCCGGCGGTTTGCGCAAGCGCAGCCATCGCAGCACCGAGGCTGTCGGTTGCCTTTGCGAACTTGTCGTCCAGACCCAGGTAGAACTTCACGTTGTCACAGTAGGTCTGCGCCGCATCGAACACGTCGGCCACATCGCGCTCGGACAGCTTGACTTCTTCCGAGGCCGAGACCGAACTGATGTTGGCGATCTGCTTGACATTCAGCGGGCCGATACCCACGCCCTTGCCCACCTGACGCATCGCGAACATCGCGCCCTTGGCCAGCTTGTGCGAACCCGAAGTCTTCATGGTGACAGCGCCGTGGCGGCTCATCTGATCCAGACGCGAACCACCGACGGCGTGCTCGCCCTTATGCAGGCCCGTCACGTTGAAAAACTTGCCTTCACCGAGGAACGACGACTCGAACAGTTCGGTCGGCGACTTCAGGGCTTCGACCTTCTTCACCAGCTGCTGCATGCTGGCCGGCGACTTGGCGCTACCCGAACGCACAGCCTGTGCGAGCTTTTCCATTTCCTGGATCACGGCCACCGGGTACTTCGTCAACACGTAGGTCGACATGCCCAAGTCTTTCGACAGTGCGCCCATGAAGTTGCCCGGCTGACCTTGCTGGGTCGTGAAGAAGTACCACAGACCGTGCAGGTTCACTTCCGTGCCGCCGCGCAACTCGTGGCGCTTCGCTTCGAATTCGCGCTTGTTCTCGGCCGTCTTCTGCTCGTACTTCGACACCTTCGAGCCGATACCCTTGAACGAATCCAGCACGATGTCCTTCCAGTGCTTGAAGTGGATCACGACGTCCTGGAAGAAGTAGGTCTTCAGCGACGTGGCAATCCCTTCCAACGCCAGCTCTGCCTGCTTCTGCGCGTCCAGTTCCGATTCGCTTTCCAGTGCCGGCAAGGCGATCGCTTCCAGACCCAGCGACGTCAGTTCACGGTTCACGCCGTGCAGGATCAGACCCGTCACGACCGGGTTGGTCTTCTTGGCAGCAACCATGTCGGCCAACTGGTCGTGATAGGCGAAAATGGCTTCCGCTGCGATCGCCACGTCTTCGTTCGCTTCGAACGCATCGTCCACTGCGGCCGCATTGGCCGCCAGCCACTGATCGTCGCCCTCGGGCACGCTCATGTCGAGCGTTTCGTCGACGGGCTTGTCGCTGCTTTCCAGCGCCATACGCAAGATATTCATTTTTTTTGGGTTCCGGGATTTCGTTGAATGGATGAGACGAAACGCTCAAAGAATTAACCGAGTCCGAAGGCGATTCGTAAAGTTATGCGTGGTAACTTGGCGTCTTAAAGAAAGCGCCAAGACTGTCGTTATGGTGGTGCGTCTCTCGTGTATATTCCGGACCGAGGCGCCGGCGCTAATAGACCGGTCCAAAACAACAAAATCCATTCGCGGGTTCGACCATGCCAACGAAACAAAAAGGAAAATGCCCATTCTGCAATCAGGCCGTGACGCCTGAGATCGTGGAAGAAAACACCGTGCGTCGGGACAAGCTGAAATGCCCCGAATGCAGTGAGCCCCTCTATGTCTGTCGCACACCCGGATGTCACGACTTTGCCAAGGGAACCGCGGTCTACGATCACGAGCTGTGCCCTGACTGCACGGAGACGGCCGGCAATGTCGCGGCAGAGGTGGGCAAGGCGGCGCTGAAGGTGGGCACCACCATCGCCACGGCAGTGTTCACCACCCTGGTGTTAGCCAAGGGCAAGAAGTAGCTGACGGCCAGCTTACCGGCTCGCCCATTGCGCCCAAGCGGGCTCCCGACGCATCGAATAGGTGTAGTCCTGCACCCCTTCAAGCGCCATCATCTCCTCGTCGAACTCCTGATCCACGATGTCCTCGTGAGCGATGTGGTGCTCAAAGAGGGCGATGATTCCGTCAGCGCTTTCTGCTGCGATCAGGGGCGTGTTCTCGAAGCCCAGTAAGGCATCGACCTGCTCCCGGCTCCAGTTCATGATGTCGATCGTGCGGCTGGAGATGTTGGGCTCTTGGCCGGTGTCGAGCACCATGTCGAAGACGTTCACGTCCTCGTCCTGCCCCAGACGCTTACAGCGGGCGACCGCTTGGTCGTATTCGAAGGAGCGGAACGGGGAGTTGGCCATGGCCATGGTGTTGGCCATGACCAGCGGAACAGCGGATGAAAGCGACTGATAGGTGGCGATCATCGGGTTGGCATCTTCATCGCGGCCGAACTCGGTCACCATGCTGGCCAGCTCGTTATTCGTTTCGCCGTAGACCCGAAGCGGCTTGTAGCCGCGCTGCTTCAGGTAGTCGGCGGCCGCATCGACCACGCCGACGTAGCTCGTGAACATCAGGGTCTTCTTCAAGCCATCGTCGATGATCTTCTCAAGCCCCATGTGCGGCACCATGTCCATGATGCATTGGGCCCGCTTGCGACCCAAGATCTGGCCCAAGGCTTCGCCCTGCACTTTCAACTTGTAATACTTGACCACCGACTTCGACTCTTTGAATTCCTCCCGGTACGGCTTGGGCAGGCCCGGCATGATGACCTGCTTCTCGTACTTGTTGCACCACGCGGCTTCGGCCTTGTGCAGCTTCGGGTCATAGCCCCGCTTGATCATCTTGATGTACTTCTCGTACTGCTTGAAGTCATCCTTCTGTTGCGAAGTCACCAGCGACCGGTAGAAGTGGCTCAACGCTCCTTCGAACATGCGCTCGTACTGCCGCATATTCCCCGAATAGTGCTTGACCCGCTCCGCAATGAAAGCCCGCATCTCGTTCCTGATCGACTGGAGCGTATAGTCGTTGCCGTTCGGAATCACCACCGGTGTTGGATGGTGGTGCGTCGAAATCGTCACGACCTGGTTGCTGTCGACCTTGTAGGTGACCTTCCCCAGACGGTGCGAGAGGATGTCGTTCGCGCGCGAACTGGCCTTGCCGTAGATCGCCCGGAAGCGCTCCTGGGCATCTGGATCAAACATCGCATCAATGGTGCGAAAGAGCGGCGCCATCTCCCCACCCAATGCCTTCACTGGCGTCCCTGACTCCCACAGCACATACTGGCAGCGCGTCTGGACCACGAGCTGGATGAAGAGGTCCGTACGCAGCGCCATCTCCTCATTCATGCCGTGCGACTCATCAAGCAGGATCACCGGCCGGTGCCAGTGCTGGGTCTTGGCAAACACCATGAAGCGCTGTAGCGATTCGGGCGAATCGTAGTGCACGATGTAGTACTGCTTGCCAGGAGTCGGCGCCGTCCCCATCTGCGAGTGCCAGTATTTGGGGATGCGCTTGAACTGGGTAGAAATCGTGTCTTCCCAAACCTTCTTCACCGCCCGGCTTGGGCAGACGATGATGACAACATCGGCATGGAGCATCAGGCTCAATGCAATGCCCATAAAGGTCTTTCCTGTACCAGGACCCGCACCCAACATTGCGCCCTTCAGACCAAAGCGCGGCAGCATTTCGTTGAACCACTTGAAGAAGTTCATCTGGTGATCAAGCGGGCTCCACTCCAGCTGGTGTAGCTGGTTGAAGTCCAGAATATCTGGGTGCTTGATGAGGGTCTGCTTCATCCACGTGTTTTCGTAGATGCCGGTGATGACCTTCTTCAGCGCGCGGATGTTGTGGCCCTTGCGCTTCTCGGCGACAATACGCGCGAAGCAATAGACCACGTCCGGGGCAAACCACTTGTTGAACGTGATGTCGGAGGCTGACACCTTCGAGAACATATTGGCGACGATCTTGCTCGTGCCCCAGACTTCATTGATGGTCGCCGCGACCGAGTCGCCAGGCAGACCGGAGACCTTGATGAGATCGCCTTGCTCGCTGACCTCGATGAGGCCAATTAACCTTCTGAGTGCAGAAAACATATCTCAACTTTTTGAAGATACATATCACTAAGTTGATGAACCTCACCGGAGTCGGATCATGTCCCTCAAAGCGTTACTACTTGAAAGGTGGTTCCAGTATCAAAAGTCGTTGGGTTTCAGACCGGACTACATCGTGCAAAACCCGGAAACGGGCGACCATGCAGAGCCGGCAGAAAAAAGGAAGGAAGAGAGTGACGATAAGGAATGACATCGCGGCGCGGGGGGATATCCCCGCACTGCGCTATTCCTTATTTTTTTGCTTCTTCAAGGCTTCAAGCGTCTTGAACCGACGGATGTGCGCCGCCTTGTTCATCGCATAAACGGTCTTGAACGTGAGCGCGTCGATAATGTCACTATCGAAGAGCTTGCGGATGAAAGAGTTCGACGTGCCCTGGGACCACAACACCTGCTGCTCCGTGCCGAATGTGAGCGCCTTTTCCAGCCCCGACATCATCACGCCCGGGTCCACCGTCTTGACGGCATGTGCATCCGCCTCCAGCTCGCGCGAAATGAACTCGTCGTACGTACCTTGCTGGCGTTGCTCGAGGTGGCGATGGTAGATGTGTCCGCACTCGTGCTGATAGACAGCTTCAAATTCGGCCGCATCCAGGCGTGAGCGAAGCTCGTTGCTGAAGAGCATCAGGTAGGTGTCGGCAGGCGTCTTGATCACCTGTCCGATTTCCTTCACGAGACCGGGATTGTTGCTTTCCCGCGCCTGCTGGATACCGTCCTTGTGTTCACGGAGGAAGACGCCGCACCGAAGCTTGCACATCTGCGAGAAGACAAAAACACAGGCACCGCCTGAGCCGGCCAGAACCGAATCATCGGTGAAGTGCGTGCTGGCCTGACGACCATTGATGACCTCCTCCAGCGCAATGGAAGAGAGGGCGAAGCCCAGTAATGAACGAGACATTTTCATTCCTTTGTTCTGAAGGCGTCAGACAATGCCGATGACCGTGAAGAGGTTTTGTGCGGGCTCGGGGGCGTACATCTGAATGTTCTTTTCCATCCCCGTGCTCACGCCGTGACAGATAGCGGTGAGATTGGTGATGAGATCGGTTAGGGGCACCTTCACCCAACTCAAATACTGACGGTTCAGGCCCATGATCTCGCGGTACGTCGTGGCGTTGCCGGGCTGCCCATCTTCCGACTTGTTCGACTTCAGATAGGACGTGACGATGTTCACGAACTTGTCCGTGGCCGAAATCATCGAGCTGGAGTGCTGGACGACTTCCTTGTACAGTCCGCCCTTGAAGGTATCGATCTGGGCAAGCATCAGATCCATCGACGTGAAGATGCGGGCAAGCTCTTCGATCGTCATGGGCTTGAAACTGGCACCCGTGATTTTTGCGTCGCCCTGTGTGAAGACCACCTGCCGTCCGGTCAGCTTCGCATCTTCGCCCTGCTCGTTCTCCGTATAACCGGAGCGCACCCTCACATCACCCAGCATCCCGGCATCGATCCGGTGATAGCCGATACGAGTCAGCTCGCCCTTGAGCTGTTGCATCGTCTCGTTGGCGTTTTCGACCGTGGCGCTGCGGATCGCGTTTTCAATCTTCGCACCACAGGCGATGACCCGCTTCGGATAGTCGCCCGTCAGGAACGTGACGACTTCCCCCGTCTTGGCGAGCGCGTGCTGGAGCTCACCAAAGTTCGAACAGTAGTGGCCTTCGAAGCAGAAGTACTTCGCCGCGGTTTCGTCGATCGTGAAATCGCCCTGTTTTTGGAGCCGCTGGTAGACCTCGGGGTTCGTACTGAGCGACTTGACCTGCTTGATCATGCGCTTCACGTACAGCTGGCGGCGGCCGAGGATCGTGAAGTGGAGCATGCAGAACTGGACGATCTTCTCCCAAAGCTGCTTGAGAAAAGCCAGGAATTTCTGCCAGTACTCGCCCAGCGTATCGATGAAGTTTTCCCGCGCGATCGTCTGGCCATCCGACTCCAGTGCCGGCACGAGGAGCTGGTGAAGCTCGGACTCTGCCCGCAGGACATGGGTGTGGTATTCGTCGATCTCGCCGATTAGCTGAACGCTGTGCTCATGATCAGCGTGATCCAGGACGAAGTGCGACAGCTCCGTGCTCAGGGCGTCGTTATCGGTTTCGTTGTAAGCAGGGACGTCAAAAGTAGGGGCGGTATTCATTTTTTTTGCGCCGACGGGGTGGAGGGTAAGGAGACTGCATAAAGGAACGGCTCAGGACACCCTCGTGGAGCCAGGGTTCCTGAGCAGACCCGGTGTTACTGGCGGGCGTTTGTTACACAAGATTAGTTCGCGACCCGGAGCCGCGTTACGCTTCCATCGTTTCCCAGAACGGGGTTTCTTCGTTGCTGCCGATCGGACCGCCGCCCACCTTCTTGCGCGTGGTGTCGGCACGATCCACATCAAACGCCAAACCGTACTTCGTGAAAGGCAGCACGCAGTAGAGATCCTTCGGGTTGGTCTGACCGATAAGCCGATGCTTGCCCCGCTGGATCGTCAGGAACGATTCGTTGTTCGATTTCTCGATGTGGATATACGTCTCCAGATCAACCTCTTGATCAATCTGCTTGCAGCCCTTGTAATAGCCCTTACCCGGCAACTCCTTGACGAAGTCGCTCTTGCCATCGCGGATCATCTGCTTGGCGTCGGTCGAGAGCTGGTGCGGGGTCGGGAACGCGATCTTCTTCCTGTTGTCCACTCCGTTCGCTAGACGGAGCCGGTGTGCGATGACACCCGCCATTGGCTTTCCCAATGGAGCAGACTATATCTTCACCTTCGGCAGTGGCCGGTCAGGTGCTCTTCACTTCCCAAGCGCTTGCTCGGTACTGGCAGTCACGCCATAGTCGTTGAACGTTCTTCTCACAGAGAAGCTTCGCTGCGGATTGCCCAATCTCTTCCTTTGTTACCGTACCCAGGTCATTACGCTGGCCGCGCATGAATTGCTCCATGCGTTTGGTAGGAAGAGCTCTCAGGGGTTTCCCGTCAATTCAAAGAGTTTTACTTGTGTAGTTTCCTACACGAGGGCCTGGAATTCGAATCCCTTGACAAGTTTTTCAAATTACTTTAAGCCGACATGAAGTTACGGATACGACGGTACATGTCCTGCATGTCCGTGCCGGCCGGACCTTGCAGACAGCCCGTGGTCGGCAACATGGGTAGGTAATCCGCCATGCACATGAACACTTCGTAGCCGTCGGATTCGAGTTCGAGCATCCGATTGCACAGATGCATGTACGTCCAGTTCGACGGATTCACGCGCTCCATGATCACTTCGAAGCCATTGACGCGCATGCGCTCCATCACGTACGCCGAGATCTTGTCGATATAGCCTTCGAGCTCTTCGGCGGTCATCGCCTCGAAGTCTTCCTTCGTCTTGACGACAATCTCGTTCTCACGCCCGTCGTAGGCCATGAGCACTTCGTACATGTACTGGAAGTTCAGCTCGAGGTCGTCTTCGAAGGAGACCCGATAGAGCAGCGGCTTCTTCGGTGTGAGGATTTCCGGGAATGCTGTCTCGGGCGTGTTGAAAAGTGCCACGCCGATAAAGGCCCCGAGCGAGAAGCCGGTTTTGAAGTTGTGCTGCAGCGCGCCGATCACCACTTCTTGACCTCGGCGAAAGCCACCCCGCCACATGCGGTTCACGCCTTGCCATCCCGTGCGCAGAATCCCCCCGCCCTGCTCGGCCTTCTGCACATTCTTGAAGATCGTTTTGACCTCTTCGGCCATGGCGAGATTGACCGAAGCGACAATCGCCGGATCCTTCGTTTCGCTGTCGACCTGATACGGCTCGAGAAGCGCCACGGTTTCAGCCACGAACTGTTTCATGTTCATGACCTGCCCGCGGTTAAAGCGCAGCTTGTTCGACGCGTTGAAGATGATCTCCTGGATCTTCTCCTCGCGGAAATACTCGTTCAAAGAGCGGCGCAGATTCAGCGCCATCTTCTTCGTGCGGTTTTCAGTCAGTTCCTTTTCGATCCCTTCGCGAAACGAATCAAAAAGCGTTTCATCCTCGCCGCACGCAACTTTCAGTTGCTGCAGCGCTTCGTCCACATCGTGTTCGTGATCAGGGGGCGTCTCACACATGGTGATCGCCATTTTCTTGAGTGCGATGGTGACTTCGCGTTCGTGATCCAGACCGATAGAGATCTGAGCTTCCTTGATATTCGCAATGACGTTGCGCACCAAGGTGGCGGAATTCTCATGACCCCCCGGCAGCTGGCTCTCACGGAACAGGAGCGTAATGCACTTCACCAGCAGCAGTTTGTGGTTCATCTTGATAAATAGTGTGAAGAATTTGATTTCTCGGGACATAGAAGAAAACGTCGTTTTCTTTTTATTACTTCCTTCCCTTATTGCTGGAGCAAAGATTCGTGTCCGCTGCCCGTCCACTCAAGCAGGTGATGCTCATCCCTTATTGGGTGCATGAGACACTCGCTCGCCACAAGCTTCCTTTGTCCGCCTGTCTCGACTTTGAGCAATTGCGCCCGGTATCCAGCACCAATGACCTGCTCTGCTTTTTAAGCGCGCAGGTGTTGATGGGGCGAATGGTGGGAGAACCCCACGGAACGTGGAGCCTCTATCTGTTGGATGCGTGGTTGAACAGCGCGCAAGGTCAGAACAAAACGTTCCTCTCGCAAACTATTCTCCCGCTGCTGGAAAATCCTACCTTCGACGAAGAGTTGCGCGCGCGGCTGTTCTCACCGGAGTCGCGCCTCCCGCACCACAAAGAACCCTTTTATATCTATGACATCACGCGTGAAGCAGTAGGCGTCGTGGTGAACCCTGGTTTCTTCACTGAAGAAGCCGGTGCCGATGGGTATCGCACGGCCTTAACCGTAGCAATCCTAAAGGTATTGTATGCGTACAGCGCATGCCACGAGGTGTCGTCGACGCCTCTGTTTAAGCGTTATCTCGGATTGTTGTCTGCCAAACAGCTGACAGTTTGAGCCTCACTGGTCCCGCCAGTAACTCTCTTTTTCCACTGTTAAGGTTAGGATTGCTCATGACCACCCCTTCCCTGTTCCAAAACAAAAGCCGTATCGGGGCTCAGCCGGCGACGATCCTGGATAAGGTCGTAGCCTCCCTGCGCGAAGAAACGAGCCGCAACGCAGGCGGCACGTTCGTGTCCGATTCGGTATCGCGCGCCGCATGGTCGCTCGAGTCGATCGACCCGATGCTGCAGCAAGATCTGGATTCGTCCGTTGTGAATTTGCACAGCGCACTGGCCAGCATCGTGAAGGAACATGCACCTCGTCACATCGCTGTCGAAGGTCAACACGACGGCGCACACGGTGCGAAGTTCGACCCGGTGTACACCGACGCGCAATTGGCAGCGGCCACCGCGATGGCCGCCATCACGGGCGACATTCCCGGCTACCTGAAGGCACCGGTCAAGCACGACCGTGTCTCGGTTGAAGGCATGCAGTTCATCACGCCGCAAACCGGCGCAGACCGTATGTTCGAGCGCGTCAAGCCCGCGCTGGAAGCGTACGACGAGAAGGAAAACAAGAACGCGGTGGTGTATTCCGTCGCGTACAACCTGAACGCCGCACGCCAGGATGAATTCGGCGAAGCGTTCTATCCGACAGTCGTGGTCACACCGGACCAAGTGGGTTACACGGTGTCGATCCGCCTGATCGAAGCGTACAACGAACCGAAGCGTCCGATCTCGGGCGACCCGACGAAGAACTTCGACCGTCGCAACATCGTGCAAGCCGTGATCGATCCGACGATCCTGCGCAACGACCAGACGAAGATCATCCCGGTCGTGCGTGACGAAAGCGCGAAGTACTTCGTGTCCTCGTCGGCTGTCGAGCCGTACGCTGAATTGCTGTCGGACGACACGTCGGTCACGACCGCACCGTTGAAGGTCGGCGCGAAGTTCTCGCTGCTCGCGATCTCGCAAACGGAAGCGTTGCTGGAAACCGGCTTGCTGGACATCACCGATGCAATCGACACGCAACTCGCGTTGGCGGCTGTGTACGTGCAGTTCACGCAGACGGTCAACGACGTGACGACGACCGAAGTCGTGAAGTTCAACACGAAGAACCTGCCGCTGGCGACGTTCAACTACGCAGTTCAAGACGTCTACCGTCAGATGAACCTGCAGTACAAGACCGACACGCTGCTGGTTGGTCCGAACACCCTGCAGGCCGACGGTGCGGCTTCGGCAATCTTGGCGCCGATCGTCACGGGTGGTTACGAAGCGCGCATCGGTCTGTCGATGTTCGGTTCGGTGAACCTCGAATTGGGTAACACCGAAATCAACGCTTCGAGCGTCTCGCTGACGTCGCTGAAGAACAGCTCGGACAGCGCGCTGGACACGAGCTCGGGTACCGCTGCAACGCTGGCTGCCCTCTTCGACGGCGCTGTCGTGATCGGCTACGACCTCGATGCACGTCGCACGAACACCAACCGCCGTCAACGCGGTCAGCTGTTGAACACCAACTACTACAACCAGATCTACACGGTGCCGCTGTTGGCTCCGATCACGATCCCGCGTCCGATGGCAGTTGGTGATGCAAACGACTCGAGCGATCTGGCAGCCCTGATCACGACGACGCGTATCCGTACGTCGAACAGCGCGGTCGACGAGCTGCTGCGCGTGCAAGACCTGTTGGCGGAAACGACCAGCGCGCTGAACACGCTGGCCGCACCGAACGATCCGCAAGACACGCCGCAGATCATGGGTGTGTCGCGCTTCGTGATCCAGCCGGCCTACATCGAGAAGGATCTGGCCGTCGATACGCAAACCGACTCGCTGTCGGCGCATCAACGTGCTGCGGACATCCAGGCTACCCTGGTGAACGCGCTGCGCGACATCTCGTACACGCTGTACGTGCAGTCGGGCTACAAGGCAGGTGCTGACGCACTGGCTGGTGGCGTGGCTCCGGTTCCGACGGTCATCATCGGTACCGATCCGTACATCGCACGTTACCTGATGGTGACGGGCGACCTGCGCACGCTGGGTGGTCAGTTCGACGTGAAGATCGTCTCGACGCTGAACAAGCGCATGAGCGGCAAGATCGTCCTGTCGTTCGGTGACTTCTCGGCCGAACGCGCTGGTGTGCCCAATCCGCTGCACTTCGGCAACATGGCGTGGAAGCCGGAAATGACCGTCGTGCTGCCGATGATCCGTAACGGCGCGCAATCGAAGGAACTGACCGTGCAGCCGTCGTACCTGCACGTGACGAACCTGCCGGTGCTGGGCGTGATCAACGTGACGGGCATCAGCAACATCGCCTACAACAAGGTGCCGGTCGACTTCCACACCGTTTAATCGACGGGTTCGACGCGATAGCAGAGCGGGTGAAAACCTGTCTCTGCCAAGCGTTGACAGTGGGGAGAGAGTTGTACCCTGGGATGAAAGCCTGCTTGGGATGCCCTCCGGGGTATCTCAAGTGGGCTTTTATGCCATCTGTTTTATTTATCGCCTCTTGACAAACCGTCAATCCAGTTTGAGACATATATCATCGTAATGAGCAGTAAAAAGGGATCGATCCCTGACGATGAAACTTTGGAGGCGATGCGGTTTGACGATTAGTTGACTCGGTAAAGTCATGATTTTCAAGCGATCCATTTCGCTCGCAATGAAAATGGACGGTACGTATGAACGTGATGGACCACTTCCTACCCGATGCTCATTACGGGCGGGTAGAGATCACGCAGCTCGGCCTCGCACACCTGAGTGCCAACCAGCGCGACGATCTTCTCGAGGTCCGAACCCGGTACTTCAACTTCCTGCCATGCGTCGTTACTGTCATAGAACGTAACGGGTTGCAGTGGGAATTTCCTTCGATCCCTGATCCGATGCGCTCGGCGTTCGTCATCCGCACGGACTGGCGTGTGCACCGATCCATGCATCAGGCGTTTATCAACTGGATCAAGATGGTACGGGAAAACGAATCGAAGCAGATTCGGGACCTACGGGAAATTGTTACCCAACATCAGCTCGGCCCTCTTGAGCAGCACATGCTGTTTCGCACAGAGGAGACCATTACCCACGAGGAGTTACGCCAGCATAAGTTCGAGATTTATGACCATCACCACGATATCGTCGTCTCAACCTTCCGCGGTATCGAGGCTGGGCCGCACCCTTTCAGTGAAATGGGGCGCGCACTGGCCTTACTCGACCAGAGTGTCGCGCGAGGTGAGCGGGAAGCCTTCAACGAGGCCATCAAGATCGTTGATAACGCGGGCCGGTTCGGGGACCGCTTTATCAACCGTAACGGGAGCATCTATCGCATCTCTGCGACTCCGGATGCCACCCGTGAGGATGGCGTCTGGGTAATCCGGAACAAACCCTTTGAAAACACGCGACTGCCCTCGACTGTGGGTTGGCATCGCTACACCTTGGAAGAGGCCGACGACATCCTGGAGTTGTACAAAACTTACGTAGAGGCGGAACACTGTGGCGATGGAGAGACAAAGCGCAAGCAGGAACTCCTCGCCAAAGAAGAATCGCTCCTGAAAGCAAAGGGCGAACTTGCTGAAGCTAAGCAGGCGCAGATGCGCGAACAGCATGAGTGGGAAGTCGAGAAAACGCGGATCCAGCAGGCGCTAGAGCGTGCCCAAGCCGCCTTCGCGGAGGAAGCCTTTCGGGCAAAGATGGAACTCGACCGCATGAAAGCCCACTACGAGCGCCTCATGCTCGATGCGAAGGCCACCCAGGAACGTAAGAAAGAAGCAAAGGAGACCTCGGAATGGCTGAAACAGTTGCCGGCCATTCTGGGCGCACTGGGCGTGGCGTACCTCGCGTACAAGACGGCTCAGATGAACTCCAGTAGCGCAAACAAAAAATGAAACAAAGACCTGAACAACATCTAAGGAAGTAGCAACTGTGGATCACGAAATCGAGCGGCTCATCGATGTCAATTGCGCGCAGTTAAACCCATTGATTGCAAATGGTCTCGCTGTCACTCATCTTCAAGAAGCGGAAGTGCTGAACTACATCGATTCGGTGTTTCGTTCGGCAGCGCGTGGCTTTCCGGAAGGACTGACCTATGCCGGCTGGCGACGATGCACGCCGATGGAGGAACTCAACGAGGCATCTCGCAAGAAGGGGAATAACAAGCGCATGTTCGATGTCGCTGTGTCCTACCTCTACATGGTGAAGTATTTCTTCAACTTCAAGGGCAAGGAGATTGTGCGGTACATGTACCTGCCCTTCGTATCGGAGGCAGGCTCGATCACGATTAGTGGTTCGCGCTTCTTTATTTCGCCGGTCCTCTCCGACCGTGTGATTAGCGTGGGCACCGATACCGTGTTCGTACGGTTGTTACGCGACGTGCTGACGTTCGAGCGGGTCACGCAGAACTTCAATGTGAACGGTCATCGGGAACAGGCGAACGTTGCGTGGGCCATGATTTATCACAAGTCGGCCAAGATGCGGAAGATCAAGCCGACGGTGCGCGCGCATTCGACCATGGTGCATTACCTGTTCTGTAAGTACGGGCTGATGAAAACCTTCGAGATGTTTGCCCAGTGCACCCCTATCCTGGGCGGCAAGGAAATCAACGAAGACACGTACCCGTCCGATCAATGGGTCGTCTGCAGCAGCACACAGGTGAAGCCGAAGGGATTCGGCCGTGGTTTGTACGAGCCCTCGACGTTGCGAATCGCTGTGAAGCGAGTCGACTACGAGCGCACGATGGTAAGAAATATGATCGCCGGTCTCTTCTATGTCGTCGACCATTTCCCGACACGCGTGAAACCGGAGTACGTGAACAACACGTTGCCGCAGTACATGGACAACACGCGTACCTGGATCATCCTGATGGGTCACGTGCTCTTCTCAGGGAACCTGCCGGAAGGGCGTCTTGCGGACGATGTGGAAGATCACATCCGATCGCTTGACGAATACATCGATAGCCTCGTGCTCAAGAAGTTCATCGAGATCGGCATCCCGGCCACGGACTTGTATCAGTTCTTCGGGATCATCATCGAGAAGATCACCGACTGGCTGTTCGTGGCGGCGGACAAGGTCAACAGCATGTACGACAAAGAGTTGTCCATCCTCTACTTCGTGCTGAAGGACATCACCACCGAAATCTTCAAGCTGTATTTCAAGCTCAAGGCAGCCTCCAAAAAGGAACTGACCGAGAAGGACATCGTGGACCGGATGAACAAGACCATCAGCACGGGCTTGATCTTCCGTATCACCAAGCAGCACAACGAGGTGACCACAATTGCCAGCTCGGGCGACAACAAGGCGCTGAAGATCACGAACGTACTCGTGCCGCAGTCCAGCAGCTCACGTCAGGGCAACCTGAAAGAGCGCGCGAACCTGAACGACCCGACGCAGTTCCTGCATGTCTCGTTCGCGGAAGTGGGTGGCTACAGCAATCTGCCGAAGTCCGCTCCGACCGGCGGCTCCCGGATCAACCAGCGCCTGAAGCTCGATCACTCCGGCCTGGTGCTACGCGACCCACGCCTCGCGCCGATGCTCGATCGATACAGTGAAGATACGCGACGCAAGCGGTAAAAGACCAAGCATTAGTCATTAATAATCGGGCGCCGCATCAGCGCCCGACAAACAAACAAGGAATGAAGCGATGTACAACAATACGGACAACCTGCCCGTCAGCGCCGATCAGCTGCAATGGCCGTATCTGAATCTCGGTCCGCAGAATCCGCCGATGGTCGGGCAGCTGACCATCGAGAACTGGATGGGGAACTACGTCCCGCTAGTGGCGGGCCTCGCAGCAGACGAGATTCAGCGCACCGCCGAGTCGAACCCGCTCCGTAAGTTCTTCTTCAACCTGATGGCGCAAAACCAGTTCAACAACCCTGAGTTCACGAATCTGGTTCAGGCGATCATCGACTTTTCCGTGATGACGGTGTGCGAACAGCCGCATCGCCAGATGGAAAACGTGATCGAGGGTGCGGTGCCGGAAGTCATCGAGATGCTGGTGGCCACCATGCTCAAGCTCTATCGGGGCCTGCGCCGCTACATCAATCCGAACTCATCCCAACCGATCGACAACCTGATCTACGGCTTCGAGAATCTGTCTGGGCGCATCGAGCGCTTCCGTCAGCAAAACGGCTATCTCCAGTATCCGCCTCAGCAGCAGTACAGCAACCAACAGCGGGGTGGTTACGCCGGCAATGGCGGTGGAGGTGGCTATAACGGCTATCAACAGCGTCATCCCGGGGGTGATCCCCGCTTCGGCGGCGGCCAGCAGCAGCAGCAACGCATGGGTTACGCCGCTGGTGGTGCGAATTCGCCATTCACGAATGGTCAGCAGCAAGTGCCCGCGAACCCACAGGGTCGCACGATGGGGGATCGCTATTCCTCGGCCGAACTGCCGAACATGGTTACCCCCCGCTACGCCGCAGCACAGGAGGCCCCTTCGCCGGTCCAACACGCAGTCCAGGAGAGAACACCCGTGAACGCAATCGCTGAACCCACTGATGGGCCGCTGGAAGACGCACAGACGACTAAGTTGAAGTGGACGCCATCGGAACACCAGCCATACCACCCGTCTTACAACCCGGTGACGCACCAGCTTTTCTATCAACGGTTGGCCTCGGGGCAGGTCAACGCGTTCGTCACGCAACGCAAGGACATCATGGATTACGATCGTCACAAAACAAGCAGCGCCTTCGGACCGATGGCCCCATCACTCGATCTCACCAACACCGATCAGATCATGAAAAATCTGAACCGCGGTGTCGTCGAAATCGAGCAGGAGCGCGTGCAACGCACGGAAGAACTCCCGGCCAAGCTCACCACGCGTGTACGTGAAGCCTGGTACGCGGATGTCTCGGTCGCGGGTTGCTGGCTCAAGGGCGCAGTCGAGTGGGCCAACTCGACCGAGAACGGTGTCAAGCCGGAAATCTTCCGCCTCTACGCTCAGGTAACCGAAGCGGCAGTGGGTCTGGAGGACGAATCGGCCTTCGTGGACAACTTCCGCGACGCAGAGACATTCCTGGAACTGAAGGAAGCGCTGAACAATGCATTCGGCGACGTCTCGCCGGCGCTGTGGTATCGCGCGAACAAGCGTGCAACGGACATGGTCAACCGCGTCCTCGCGCTGAACATGAGCGTCACCGAAGTGTCCATCGATTCCTTCACGCACGACATCGAAGATCTGCTCGCGTATCTGAACGACTCGATGGGCGAGTTGATCTTCAAGGCGTTCGTGCAGAACCAGCGCACGCTGATTCGCGGCATCTTCGAAACAGTAAGCGAAGACACGCACAACGCCCTGACGGAATTGATCCTGGGCGAAGCGGAAATCGAGGGCAAGAAGCCAAAGTTGACGTTCCTGGTCTCGAACGTGAGCTTCACGTATCTCAACTGCCTGTCGCATCAGTTGTCCATCGAATTCGCGAAGGATATCCCGGCCGTGCTGTTGAAGAGCCAGACGCCTGTGCTCTATCAGGTGATCAAGGATGCTGTGGAAGAAGCGCAGTCGTTCAGTGCGACGGTTGACCGTGTGTTGATCCAGACGCTGGATGGCAAGATCCTCGAAGCCGACGTGGGCTTCCTGGGCGACGAGCTGTTCGTGATCCGCCTGTTGAAGTAATCAGGATGCGGGGAGCTTCGGCTCTCCGCTTTATGCCCAGAAGGAGGCCCAATGACTTATTCATGCAGTGACTTCCAGCAAGACGTTAGTAATTTGATGCTCGATCTGGACATCATCAAAGGCGTGACATTGCCAGACGACGTTGAAGAAACCACGAAACTCGTGCAATCGGGTATTCGACACACCCACATCCAAGCCGAGCGCGGACGGCTCGCGACCCTCTTCTACGACGAAGTGCTGGCATCGACCGAGACCTTCGCCGGCATCGAAGAGTCTCACGGCGCACCCGTACAGGGCGACGTCTTCTACCTCTTTGGTGCGATCTTGCGCGGGGGACACATCGAACTCGAACCGCATGAACGTGAATCTGCCAGATTCTTCCGAAGCCTGCCCTCAGGTGAGAAGTGGATGGAGTATGTCCAGCTCACTGATGCCTGATGGACGGTAGGTAATTCCTACTGCACGCCTTTATCAACAGAAGGACGCCCCTGTCTTTCTTATCAACCTAGCTGTCATCACCACAAGGAAACGCAACATGTCGAATCAACACGCACCGCTCGAAGTACTGGTCCAAGGCGGCGACGTCGAGACCAGCGCCCTCGTCTACGGCGTCGTGCAGAACGCCCTGACGGAAGCTGGCTTTACCGACATCACGGTGGAGTCGCCCCAAGGTGACACCGAAGCCAACGTGAGCCAGATCCCGAGTCTGCTGGATCTCGTTCGCACCGAACGCCCGGCGCTCTTCGACACACCGATCGCTGTGAAGCAGATCGCCACGCCCGAAGAGGTCGTGGCCTTCGCGGTGGACCATCCGGACACGCTGGGCATCGCCAGCGTTGTCTATGGCACCGACCCGGCCGTGGTGGAAGAGATCATCGAAGCCAATGCCCCGCTGCCCGACGATGTGACCGACGTGGAGTTCGAAGACGTCGCCGCGTAAGCCAAGCAATCGTCATAAAGCCCACACCCTTTCGGGTGTGGGCCGTATGCCGTCACTTTTTTTTGGTTTCAGAGACGCTTAGAGACTCGGCGAGGCCTTGTCGGACTTGGACTTGTCGTCCTTGTCCTTCTCGTCCTTGTCCTTATCCTTCTCGTCTTCGTCATCCGTCCCTGCGTTCAGCGACTGCTCTTCGTTGTTGGCGTCGTTGTTCCCTTCGCCACCACCATCATTGCTGTCGTTGCTGCCTTCGGCGTTGTTGTCGGGCTTGCTGGTGTTTTCACTCGTCGAGTTGTCGTTCCCTTCCGAACCCGAATTGGCACCTTCATTCCCGCCTCCTTCGCCGCCTGCCGCCGGTTCTTCGCCCGTACCGCCTGTGGACGTGTCATCCGTGCCACCAAAGTCTGGCATGTCGCCGAGGCCGCCATCACCACCGCCGCCTTCACCACCTTGGTCGCCACCGCCGAACATGTCGTCGCCACCGCCGCCGCTGTTTCCGTCGCCACCGCCCGAGGAAGCGCCACCGCCCTGCGTGGTGTTCTTGTCCTCGACCTTCTTGAACTCAGCGTTCGTCGAATTGATGCGTGGCATGATGTCCTTGAAGAACGCACCGAACGTCTTGCTCAACTGTTCGATGTGCTCGCCCTGGATCTTGAACACGTCCATCAGCGGCTTGCCATCTTCGCCGGTGGTCGTGAGCTGCGCAAGCTCGCTCAACATGCCGTTTTCCGACATCCACTGCCGGATGAAGTATGACTTGGCCGTTTCCTTCAACGGCTGGATCTTTTCGGCGATATCTCCGGCGGTATCCGTCGTGAAGAAGGTCTCGGACAACCATGCCTCCAACCCCATGTCGAGCGCCTTGATATACGTCTCCAAGGCTGTGACCTGGTTTTCCAGCGTCGAGCTGTTCGGCCGCGGCAGCGACACCTCGATGTTCATCAGGAATTCGATCAGCGTTTGCTGGATCAGAAACTCCTTCTGGTCATCGTTGATCTGTGGTGTCTTGCGCTTTTCCTCGATCACCGGCGCATGCACTTTCGTGTCTGCACTGGGGACCGCACCATTGCGCGCGGTCGCATGGTCCTCACGCGAGAAGCGGATCTTGGCAAAGTTCTGCCGCAAGATCTCCTTCATATCCGTCATGAGCTGCTCGGAGTTCATGGCGTGGATCCGCATATGGGTGGCCAGCTGCGGGTGGAACTCATCCTGGATCTGCATGACGCGCTTGGACAGGAGGATGTTGTTGGTGACCACCGACGTCGCCAACTCCGGCTGGTAGGCCGCATCCACCGTCTCAGGGGGGATACCCGTCTTCATGATCGCCCGCTTGCGCAGGTTATCTTCCAGATCGGTATCCGGTCGTGTGTAGTTCGTGTTCTTCTCGCCGAAGTCAATCGACACATCAGGCATGCCTGGGTGCCCTTCGTACGTGAACTCAAACCCGGCACGCGTGATGAAGTCCACGGACTCGGCTGGTGAATTCACCCCCAGCGGCAGGAAGTTCTGGCGACTGCGGATGATTTCAGCCTGCGCAATCTCGGCCGTCTTCTCCGGGTTGGGATCGTCCTCGTCGAACTTGAGCTTCACTTCCGTGCGCCCGATCGAGTTCTTGATCCCCGCCATCACGTTCGCAAACAGCAGCATGGTGCGCAGGCTGTTCAGCACCTTCATTTCATCGAGCAGTGATTCGCCGATCCCGTCCTTGCTAAAGCGCAACGCAAAGTAGGTCATGAATTCGACCGGAATGAAGAGCATCTGAGTGTGCTGCTTGGCCAAGGCCCGCGAGAACATGATCCGGTAGATCTCTTCGCGTTTTGCCAACTCCACACCCTGTCCGTACACCCCGTTACGCAGCCGCGCCAACAGATCCTGCTCCACCATCTCGCCGTAGACGCGCGAGCTGAAGTCCAGGTGGTCCTTGTTGCCGATGTCAAAGCCCTGCATCTGGCTCTTGACCTTCGTGAGCATGGCCGAGGGGAAATTCCCGCTCGTCGACATGCGCTGCCCCATCTGCTGGTAGTTGTCCGTGATTTCCTGACGCACGACCGGATGACCATCCACGTCCAGCAAGACGAAGAAGCCAATCTGATGCTTCGGGCTACCCGGCACATGCACGGGGATAACTGCTTCTGACGGGATGTGCAGCACCATCGGGTTGCCGATCATCCGGCGCGACAGCTGCTCCTGCGTCTTGACGGTGGCCACTGGCTGGTAACCATAGGTCTTGTTGCGATAGAGCAGACCTGTGAGTTCCCGGTCGTTCATCTTGGTCAGCGACTGCTGGCCAAAACCGATCGACTCCAGCGCACTCGAACCAATCGCTTGCATGATGCGTTGCTCGCGGATCTTCGCATTGATCTGCGGGACCTTGAGCACCGTCGGATTGTCCGTGACGGTCAGGAACACGTCACTTGTGTGCAGCGGCGACTTCAGCGAACTCTCAAAACGCACCTGACCAACGTCCTTGTTGGTGTCGTAACGGTAGTCCGTGAAGGACTCCATCGAGACACCCACGGCGCGCCGTGTCTCAGTGGGCTGTTCGGTTTGTACCGGTCCCAGCAGCCCCACGGTTTTCACCGTACCGTCCGGATACAGATGATCCGCGAGGGACTCCATCGACAGCCGCACCTGCCCGTTGATCACTTCGTCGACCGAGTTTTCCGGGATGACGGCGATCGCATACGAGCCGGTTGCGAACAGCATATCGCGCAGCATCTTGGGGATGAGCGGCTTTATTTTATGGACTTGTTCAAAGTGCTGCCGATATCGCTCGATTAAAGCCGAGCTGACATCGGAGGCCATCAGCCCCTCTGGCGGTGTGTAGGTCAACTCCAACGACATCATGTCCTTGGGAGAGCCCACGCTCGACACCAGAATCTGTTGGGCCAGCTCCATGTCCGGCAGCAACTGCATGACCGTTTCAGCGTCGTTGACGTTCTGCGCGGTCTGCTCAGCGGTATTGCGGAAGTTGTACAGATTGGGCTGCGTGACCTCACGGTTACCCGCGTTGTCGTACTGCGTGGGGTGCTGCGACGGCACTAGCTTGGCAATAGTTGCTGCCATCCCCGGGTCCTGCCGAACCATCTGCATGACGGGAAACTTCTTACCGCTTCCCGCCAATTCAATGGCGCTTTTATAAGCATTTGACGTCATTGCAAACCTCTTTTGTATTCCTGGGGACAACCTCGTGGCATCCACCAATTCCAGTAACGTTTATTCGCTCTATGTCAGTGACTGCCAGAGCCTGGCTGCAACAATGGCCATCAAGTCGCAGGAGAGTGTGGATGGCCTCAATCAATACGTGACGGACTACTACGGAGCGTCCTACGTGGACGAAACCGACCCGACGACATGGAAGTACTACATGAACATCTCGGGGCAGTACCATTTCACCGACACGATGATGACGGTCACGTCACTCGACACCATGGAGGTCATTGACTTCACGGTGGCGAACCTGACGATTCACACAGCAACGGCTGCGGCTTATGTGTACGGCACGCGTGAATACCTCGCGCTAGTGGCGATGTATCCGGCGCAGGTATCGCTGATTCTCGGGATCATCTATCCCGTGGACATCACGACGGCGATCGACGCCGATGACGGCACGATCCTCGGCTATCCATCCACCTATGTGGACGAGAATGAATACAGCCTCATTGCGAAGCTGCAAAACTGGGTGACAGGGTTCAAGCAGCGCTGGATCAATCCGCAGTACGCGATCAGTGACGCGCTTTACCCGACGATCCAGTTGGCCAACATGTATCTCGGCCTGTTCATGGCCATCATGACGTTCCGACTTGAAGCCTGCGGGACGGCTGAAGCACACAGCTATCACGTGCAGCAATACCTCGCCTCGCACCTAGGGCTGGATGAATACATCCCGCAGCTCACGCTTTCGCAGTCGATGTGGCTTTACCGGAACATCAACTACCTGGAGCGCAACTGCGGGCGTCAGGAGACGTTCCAGACGCTGATCGCCCAGATCCTGACGCCACGCAATGTGCCCCTTGCGGCGTACCTGATGAAGCACGATCTGTCGTTAATGCCGACGACCTCACTGGTGCCGACCATCACCTTCGAGGCAACCCCGCTCAATCTCGGCTACAACCTCGTGCCGGATACGACGTGGACGCTCGACACGATGCTCACCAACGAGGCAGGTGAAGCCACCGACAACGCAACCATTCAAACCCTCGTCGAGTCAGATATCCAGTTCGCGATGCAGAACAGCAAATCGAACTCGCTCCAGACGAAGGTGCTCAGCTCGCAGATGATCGATGAGTCGGACTCGACGCCTTACAAGCTCGAGGACATCCTTCTGCATCACTGGCTCTGGTTCAGCAGCCAGGGCCTCTACACGGCCTATATCGTCGTGGACAACCCGGTGACGGGCGATGCCATCGTCCCGATGAATGCGAAGGACGGCTACGTCTTCATGTGGTACTGCTACTGCCAGTCGTTTGGGATCGACCTGACCGACGAGCCGGTGCCATTGGTAACCGCCAAGCGCGTGCAGCGCATACCGACCCCCAGTGTGTCCGACCTGATGTCCGTGGTCGACACGAGTCTCGTGACACAAGATATGGCTGAGGACGTCTTGAGCTGGACGCCCGCGATCGTGCCGATGATTTCGGTGACGTCGTTCTATGCGGCAGCAAGCCAGATCTGGACAGCGGCCAACAATCAGCGCGGCTATGTTGCCCTCCAGGAGCACTACGTTCGCCGTGGGATGGTCTACGGGATGGTGGAGCGCATCTACGCTGATTGCGGGATTCAGATGGGCGACAGTGCGGGCCAGACGTACGCTGAGTGGTTCGATTCACGCAACATCGACGTGTCGACATTCGGGGCGGCCGATTACGAGTCGCTCTACAAGAGCTTCATCGAAGCGGCAACGGGTCTGACGCTCGACTCCGCGACGACCCTTGCCAACATCCAGGCGGCGATGCTCGGGATCATGGAGAAGCTCTCCAGCTACTCCGTGCAATACCTGAGTTCGATCAATACCTCGACCATCGAAGACATCGACTGGCCGATGGTGCGCGTGGGGGATGTGGATACGGAAGCCGGGGCGGTCATTTACGACGGCAACACGACCGCGGATGTGATTGGTGAGACGGTGACCGGCTCAGTCGAGCTTAGCTACGACATCAACTCCGCGACAAACGAGATGCTTGGTGCGTCCGCCGTCACGACGATTCACCACCCGGTGGCGAACACAGTCTGGCCCGTCAAACATCCCACGTTTGTCACCAGCATTGCGCCGATCGCGAGCATCGGAGTGCGTCCCGCCACGCCCCTGCCGACGAATAGCCGGGGGCTGCGCCCGGTTCTGGGGCTGGACCTGTGGCTCGCGCTCACGCCCGAGCAGCAGATTGAATCGTTGGTGGATGTCTATTCCCCCAACTACAACACCGCCAACACGCCCATTGCGCAGATCACCGACGTGTTTCCGGTCTCCACGCTGAGTGGTCTGGTCTATACGCCGCCCACATCGCAGTAAGAAAACCTTCGCTTCTAAATCCTGTGTCATGGGATGCCCATCCATGAGGGTGACGCGCGTCTCAACACTTCTCTCGTACTGGAATACAAGATGGAAACCACTACTCGGACCGCCTGGGGCGCGTATCTGCAGACCTGCTTGTTGCAGCAGCTGCCGTTCACGATGATGACGGACACGACGCTCAACGAGAAGTTCGATGTGCTTTCGGGGGTCGCGCCAGCGGCCGGTATCTATCCGGCACAGCGCTACTACTGCATCGGCAATGGCGCGCATGGTCTGGCAGTCGGCGCGGACAACATTCCGGCGCCGGATGAGCTGCAGCACGAAGCAACGGATTCGACGCTCTTCAAGCATTTGCCCTTCATCATGCGTCCGGTCACAAGCGATCTGACCACGACGCAACAGGCTCAATATGCTTTGCGTCAGGTGGAGACGTACGGCGGCATCCAGTACGCCTGCTATTACCTGCGGCGTATGGACTTCACCGACGTCGAAGCCGAAATCACGATGAATACCGTGTCGGCGGGCGTGACCACCACGACGCCGTACGCGGCGACCACCTCGAACCTGAATCCGACGCCACCGGCTGTCTCGAGTGACTCCGTCAACGTCGTTTCGGGCGACTACATCTCGACCGCGTCGGTCGTGGGGCTGACGTTCAGTGCGCAGGATGCGACGGAGCTGGTCAACTGCGCGACGATCATCTATGGCGACGCACGACTTGCCATCATCTCCGAGATCGGTCTGGTCTCGGGTGTCGATCAGGTCACGACCGTCACTGGCTCGTCGGGCTCGTACAACATGACCGAAGTGATCTGTGCGCAGATCTGCTCCTTCATCGATGCGTTCTATCCGATGAAATATCTGAACAACGGCGTGACGATCGACCTGAATACCGGCTCGACCGAACCGCTGTACAACCTGACTTCGACGAGCTGACCATGATAGCGATGCCCCACGGGGCGTCGTCCATCGCAGCGATCATCGGCATCGATCCAGGTAGTAACACCTTGGGTGTGGGCACGATCTGGGTCGATCTCTCGAATTTTCAGATCGTCTCTAGCGATGCTCGCACCTTGCAGGGTGACCGGTACTACCGGGAGTCCTGGACCAGCACGATGTTTGGTGATCGACTCAATCGCATTGCCGCACTCGAGGAAGAACTGCTCGGCACGTTCCTCTTCACACAGCCCTTCCTCATCGGGTCAGAAGCCCCCTTCATCAATAAACGTTTCCCGCAGGCCGGACTTGCACTCACAGAGGTGATGTGCGGTATCCGCAATGCAGTGATGCGTTATGACGCGTGGAAGAAGCTGTACGTATTCGATCCACCCACGGTGAAGAACGCCGTCGGTGCAGCAGGCAATGCTGATAAGGACGGCGTCAAGGCAAAGCTGATGCTCTTGCCGGATTTGCGTTACAGCGGGGATATCCCCCTCGACAACCTGGACGAGCACTCGATCGACGCTTTGGCCGTCGCGCTCACCGTCTGGAAACAATTCAAGGAACAAGCATGTTAGACACGATCAAGGAATATGCCACCCTCATCATCGGGACGCTTGTCGTCGCGGCCATTCTTGGCCTGGGTGGGTACGGCCTTTACGAAGCCCATCAAGTCAAGTCTCTGATCTCTCAGGCCGGGAAGGCCACACAGCAGATCACCGACCTCACGAACTCGAACAAAAACCTGACTGCACAGATCAAGACGCTACAGCAGTCGGGCAAGGTGAATGACCAGGTGGCTGCAGCCGACACCACACAGAAAGCGACAGCGAATACGACGCAAGTCGCGGTGAACGCGAGCACCCAGACACAGATCATCGCGGTGAAGAAACACTACCAGCCGCAGGGAACCACACAGGTCCTCTCTACGCAGGATCAGCAGGCTGAAGAAACTGCGATTAGCACGATACAAATCGACGCCGCATGGCAAACCTATTGCAACAACACGCCAGCGGGCACAGCGGGCTGCACCGCGGCGAGCACGACGCCTGCCAGCACCCCTGCGATGAGTACCAGCCCACCAACGTCCACTACGAGCGCGGCACCCTAGCCCATTTCCGGACCCACACAAAACCTTACGAGGAACACCATGAAGCACATCTTGCGCTTAGCGCTTTGCATCGCCGCCTTACTCTCGCTCACGGCATGTCCGGCGAGCCTGCCCACGCTGCAGACCAAATACAACAACTGGATGCCGGATTTGCCGTCGACCCTGACGACCCCGTGTCCGGTCGCACCCCCACCCGACAAGACGGCGTACACCACGATGACGGCCGAAGGCAAGGAAGACGCCTGGAACCACTCGTACTCGGCCCAGACGGTCAACGTCGGCAATTGCAACATCGACAAGGCGCAACTGCGTAGCTGGTGGACGCAACAGAAAGCCATTGTCGATAAAGCGAACGCCGCAAACCAACCGGCCACCGCTGTCGCACCCGCTGCAGCCAGCGCCCCGGGGACGAAGACAAGCTCATGATGGACGAAGAAACCAGCAACCTGGTCGACAGTATTCTCTGCGGGATCGACGACGAGTCGCTCCTCGATCGGCAGATCGCCGGCCCTTCCCCGCTTACCGAGGTGGTGCTGGCGTACCGTGCGCTGTCGGTCCCGCGCCTGGATCTGCGTAACCTCGATGCGCGTTCCACTGGTCGTGACCTGAAGGACGCCATCAAGTCACTCGACCCTGAACAACAGGTCGCCATCCTTGCGCGGTACAGCAAGGCGACCAAGGATCTGACCACCCCGAACGAGTACGACCCGAAGGTCCTCAAGGAAAAGACGAAGTCGCTGCAACGCCAGATCTACTGGTTAGGTGGTGCGTTCGTCTTCTTCCTCTTTGCCGTGATGATCGGCCTGGTCTTGGCCACGGCGGTTCACATGGGGGTGCTCTCTTCGGGACAAGCACTGAGCGGCATGCTCGACACAGCTAAACAGATCGTCGAACTCTGGCTCGATCTGAAAACGGGATAAAAGGAAGCGGCAATGCAGTCACTGCTCAAACTGGCGCTGGAAGAAGCGGCGCATGGCAAGAAGTTCGACGAGAAGGAATACGTCCTCTATGCACGGCTCGCCGAGCCGGTCGATGTGCCGCCGGGCTATAACGCCGTAGTGGAGCATCAGGAGCAGTGGGAGTTGAAAATCCCGAAGTCCGAGCAGAATGGTGGTCAGGGCGGTATCCGTATCCGTAAGACGGTGGAGTTGCGAGGCAAGAAGGCGGGTAAGCCCGATTACGTCATGACCACCAAGGTCCGCCACCCGGATGGTGCGAACGACGAGTGTCCGATCGCTGCGACCGAGGCGAACTTCGACCTGTTTCGCGTGCTGTCGGACCGCGGCATGATCAAGGACCGTTACAGCTATCCGATCGCCGACAAGGATGTTCCGACCGGCATGGGGAAGGGGCTGGTCTGGGAATGTGACTTCTTCCTGAAGCCGGATGGCAGCTATCACCCGTGGGTCAAGATCGATCTGGAAGTAAAGCAGTTCGTCTCGCCCCTGCGTTCCAGTGAAATCGAGTTCCCGCCATTCCCCTTCGAAGCACTGCAGTGGATTGTCACGCAGACCGGCGCGCGCAATGAAGAAGAGGAAACCTTGGTGCGCTCGCTCTACGACACCATGTTCCTCACGCGTAACCTCTACTCCGCGGTTGCGCCAACCGGCGTGGTGGCATCGGGTGCCCGCCCGGCGGGAGTAACCGACCCCTACCCCCTTGCGACCGCGCAAACGCAAGCGATGGGTGCCCGTTCGGTCTACATGCCTGAAGGGCTTGGTTATCTGACCCATGCGGAGGCGCACGCAAAAGCGCAGCTGGGTGCACCGGCGAGCGTTCCCATGGAAGTCGCGGGTCAGCATTACCAGGTCCCCAATCCTGCGGGCAAAGGAACCACGGCCGCGAGCACCGGGTCGCAGTTCACACACGCAGGCATTGTGAGCACGACCATTACCAAGTAACGGACATAAGGCCAGAGAGACCCGGTCGGTCTCTCTGGCTTCTATGCCGTCACCCCATCGGAGGCGGAAACACCGTCACTGCTCACGCTCGACGTGCCTGTCAGGTTCAGGGTGAGGTTGCCCGTATAGTTCAGGGACGTTGTGGTTGCTGCCATGATCGGTGAGAGAGACGACGCGTACGTGATGTCCTGTACATCATCCTCGGTCAGCTGCAGACCGTAGTACGCATTGATCTGCACCAGCAAGGCATACGTGGTGGTGGGATAACTGGCCACCGCAATCGGTGTGGGTGTGCTGGAGACTGCAGTCAGGGTTGAGAGATCGGTACGCTTATAGAGGAAGCATTTCTCGCCCCGATACCGCTGGAACGGCACCGTCGGATCCACGCTGACACGGATCACCGTATCGCGCTCGTAGACATCCGCAGGGAGTGGCGTCACGGCCTTGGGCACCCCGTACAGCATCCCGGTTTTTGGCACAAGGAAGCCATTGGAGTGGAAAATTCGATCGCGCAGCAGATCTTGCGCGGACTTGTTGAGCGGGGTGCATGGGGCCGGCATAGCGGGTGGTCCTTCGACTTTCGGGTCGGGTTATGGTGGTCTGCCTCATAAGAAAAAGGGGGCATACAGCCCGTGCAGGATTGCTCCCGCACGGGCCGCATGAATGCGCTGGTTCAGATACGCAGGCAGGACGCTTTAACCGCCATCACCACCATCGCCATCACCATCGCCGTCACCATCGCCGTCACCATCGTCACCATCATCGCCATCGTCACCAGTGTCGCCAGTGTCACCGGTGTCACCACCGCCATCGCCACCACCACCATCTGTGGCCGGGGGTGGAGGAGGCGCCGCACCGTTGATGTAACCGTACGGCGGTTGTGCTTCTGTGGGCGAACCGATGAGCCGCCAGGCGTAGCTCGTACAGGCACTGAGCTGACTCACCTGGGTCTGCACGCAGTAGACGGTCCAGCCCGAGATGAAGGTGTACGAGCTCCCGTTGCTGAACTCCACGTAATCGCCCAATGAAGACTGGAAGATCACGCCATGCAGCGAACCTTCATACACGTACATGCTGAGGTAAGGACCGTAGCGATACAGTCCCGCGATGGTCCCGCCACCCGGGCAAGGCTGGTTCGTCCAGGTCCCCACTACATCGTTATCACCACCCGACTGGGCAAACACGCCCACAGCCTGGCCAATGTAGAGCGACGTACCGAAGTTGGTGGCGTTCGAGCCCGAGTAGTTGATGTCGTAATACTGCGTACCGCACTCGACGATCTGGTAGCCAGACGCGTTGATCTGCGCCTGTGCATTAGCCAAGTCAGTGCTCAGCGGGGACCACGACCCTACACAACCGATCGTCTCTGCTGACGTGTCGTGTGGATTATTGTAGTTCCCGATATGTGCCGAAATGGCCGCTGCATTACTGTTGTAGAGTGCCGCCGTGGTGGTGTTCGCTGCAGCCAGCGCTGCCGTGAACTGCGCTTCACTCATCGCCTCAATATCAGCAAGGGTTGTTTCGTGCGGGTTGCTGGTATTGGCCACGTGTGCCGTGAGCGTATTCGTGAGCGTCTGCAGCGCTGCCGCCGTCCACGTCCCCAGTTGCGCGGGCGTCACCTGGTGGGGGTTGCTCACGTTTGCAACGTGACTTGCCAGCGTGCTGGCTGCGCTCGCCACGCTTTGATTCACAGGTGAAGCTGCGGCCGCGATTGCCGCCTGGATGTCCGCCACCGCCAGTGTCCCTACGTCCGCCACTGTGTCTTTGTGGGGATTGTCGAGATTGTTGATGTGGGCATTGATCGCCGTCGCGTTGCTGCTCACCGTCGCGTTCAAAGCCGTCAGCGCGGTGGAGATCTGCGCGTTTGCCTGCGCAACCGAATACATCCCAACCTGCACAAGGGTTGTCTGGTGGGGATTGTTGTAATTGGTCGTGTGGCTGGTCAGCTGCGCGGTCACGGTCGTGTCCGCACTCTCCCGATTGTTCGTCTCCACGAGGATCGCGGCATCCTGCTGGGCCTTCGTCCACGCGCTCAGTTGCGCGGGCGTGAGCTCGTGGGGATTGTCGGTATTCGCGATGTGCGCATCCATCGTTGCAATGCCCGCATCCAGCGTCGCGTCCGATGCATTCTCCGCATCGTTGGCGTAGGTCTGCACATTGCCTTGGGACACCGGATCGCCCATCAGCACGAGTTGTGAAATCCGGTCGATCGCGTGGACCACGTATTCAAACGTGATCAACCCCTCCTGACCCTCGTCATGCAGGTCTTCCGATGACGGCGCGTCAATCTCTTTATCGATCACCGACGGCCACGCCGTGCTCCGCGTGGCGGGCTCGTAGGTGGCCACCTCGTTCGCGAGCGCTGTTTGCGGCGTGGCGTACCCGCCTCCAAGGGCCTGATACTCTACGAGCACTGTGTCAGATACGGTGGCGTCAGTGATGACCACCAAGGTGGCGACTTTCGTGCCGAGCGGCGCACCGTACTTCGTGGTCGGGAGATCCATCCTCGCCGCCAGAAAGAACTGATCCGCTGTGAGCGCGGCACCCGTCAGTCCGTCCGTGATCTTTAGACTGGACGTGTAATAGGCGCCGTAGTCCGGTGCAAATGCCCGCACCGGATCGGTCCCGATGCTCTGACTCTCGTTCGTGATCAGATTTGTCGGTGCCGCGCCCGTTGCATCGAGCGGCAAAGTCAAAATGTCTGACATGGTTAAAAATCCCGTTAGCGCCTAGAGCGGCGTGTCCACTACCACGACAGCGCCGCGACTTGCGCCGCCACCGCCGCCTGCCATTGCGCGTACGTCCAGCCTCCCAATTGCGCGGGTGTGACACCGTGCGGATTGTTCGTGTTGGCAGCGTGTGCGTTGAAGCTGCTTGTCTGAGGCGTCAGATACGAGCTCTCAGCGGGTGTGACATAGTTGTTGGCGATCGCCGTTGTGATCTGCGTCGACGTCAGCGTTCCCACGAGCGCCGCGGTGTCCTGGTGCGGGTTACTCGTATTGGCGATGTGCGCGTTGATCTCGCTCTGGACCGTGGCAATGTCAGCGCTGTCCCACGCACCAATCTGAGCAAGGGTCAACTCGTGTGGGTTTTCCGTGTTCGCGATGTGTGCGTTCATGGACGCCTCATCGGTCGAGAGCTGTGTCGCGATCGGCGTGATCGCTGCACTGATTGCCGCGTTAATCTCGGCCGTGCTCATCCCGTCAATCTGGTCTGCTGTCACCTGGTGCGGGTTGTCATCGTTGGCGACGTGTGCCGCCATCGTTGCCGCGTCTGCTGTCAGCGTGGTATTGAGCGCAGTGGAAATCGCTGTGAGATTCGCATCGGCTTCTTCCGACGTGTAACCCCCGATGTTTGCGGCGGTGTCCTTGTGCGGATTGCTGTAGTCCGTCGCATGGGCCACGATCTCATTGGTGAGCGTCGTGTCTTCTGCCAGTCGGCTCGCTGCCTCTTGTGCGATCAGGCTTTGCACCGTGGTCGTCGCAAACACATCGACCTGCGCTAGCGTCGTCTGGTGCGGATTGTTGTAATTCGCAATGTGCGTATTCAACTGCTGCAGAAACGTCGCGATGTCGGCATTGCGCATCGCCACTTGCGCATCGATGTAGGCGAGCGTCGTGTCGTAGGTCGAAGCCTCGGCCAACTGCACGGCATTCAGACACATCTCCAGCGCCGTCACGACGTAATCCCAGTCGTACGTGTCACCGATCGCGTGCATGTGCAGCACCGGCGTGTACGTACTGGGTTTGTCGGTGATGTTGCTAAACGCAACTGTTCGCGCATCGGTTGAAAGCGTCTGGATCTGGTTAGCAATGGCCGCCAATGGCATGCCGTGCTCACCGCCCAATGCCTGGTACGTCAAGCTGACGTTCGGGCTCACGTTCGGATCGATGATGACCACAATCGCCCAGACGGCCATCCCGGTCAGCGACGTGGCTTCCGTGTGCAGATTCTGAAACTGGAACTGATTGCGATTGAGTGTGGCGAGCGTGTTGAGATCAACGATCTGTACGCTCTCATCGAAGAACGCGCCGTAGGTCGGCGCAATCGCTCGATTCGGTGCAACGCCAATGGCGTGCTCCTCGCCCGTCACGTAGTTGCTCTGCGCCGTGCCGGTGACATCCAGCGGATATCGATAAATGTTGCGAGTCATCTCATCTCTCTCATATCGCGATCAAGTCGGGGTGTGGAGCGTGTCGACGATCAGCGCCTGCAGATAGGCAGCGGTGTACCCCGAGGCACCGGTGTTGGCCAGCGTGTCCTGGTGGGGATTGCTGTAGTTCGTCTCATGCGCGCTTAGCTCACTGTTGAGCGCCGTGACCTGATTCACGATGTTTGTGTAGGCCGACGAGATCGAGCTGTTGATCGTCGCTGTGGCGTACGCACCCAATTCCGTATAAGTCACGTCATGGGGGTTGCTCATGTTGTTCGCGTGCGATGCGTACGGCGTGACAATCGTCGATTCGATCGTGTCGTACGTCCACGTCCCGACGTCCGCGGCCGTGTCGTCGTGTGGATTGCTGTAGTCCGCTTCGTGCGCTTTCAGGTTGGTCTCGTACGACGTCACCGATGCCTGCGCAGGCGTCGCCGCCGCCGTGATGGCGCTGGTGATCTGACTGGCTGTCCACGTACCGATCGAGGTGGTCGTGGTTTGGTGAGGGTTGTCGTAATTGCTGAAGTGCGAAGACATCAGCGTTTCGTTCGCCACAATGCTCGCGGTCACTGCCGCCTTCATCGTGGCCATCGCCGCATCACTCTGGGTCGTCGAATAGCCACCTAGCATCGGTGCCGTCACCTCATGCGGGTTATCGTCGTTGTCCTCGTGCTGCGTGAGTGTCGTCTGGATCGCGTTATCGGCTGCCGTGCGGTTCGTTGCTTCGAGGGCAATGGCCGCCGTGGTCTGCTCGGTCGTGTACGCGCCAATCTCCTCGGCGGTCGTCTCGTGCGGATTGTCGTAATTCGTTTCATGCGCGGTGAGCGTCGCGTTGGCCGCCGCGATGGCTGCCTCCAGCTCCGCGATGACATCCTGCGCATAGTCCTGCAACTGGGCCTGTGCTGCGCCCTGCCCAATGAGGATCGAACTGGAGAGTCGCGTCAGCGCACTCACCATGAATTCCAGCCCGTACAGATCGGCACCAATATGCTGGTGCGGTGCTACCGGATACTTCGACCACTTGTTCGTCACTTCCGACCAGGTCACTGCGCCGTCATTCAGATCGAGCGACGCGATCGCGCTATCGAGCGCGACCTGGGAGACATTGTTGATGCCACCCAGTGCCTGATAGGTCACCGAGACACTGGCGCTCACCGTCTGGTCAACGATGACCACCACGGAGTCAATCTCGGCGCCGCAATCGAGCGACTCCTTATATGACATCTGTGTCGGGTAGTACTGCGTGCCTTCCGTAAGCACCGCGCCGGTGGCGGCATCGGTCACTACCAGCGATTCACGGAAAAAAAGACCGTAGTTGACCGGGAACGCGCGAATCTCGCGTGTGCCGATCGCCTGAATCTCGTTACTGATCAGATTTGCTGCAGCCGTGCCAGTCTTATCCAGCGCAAGCGTGATCGCGGTTGTCGTCATGTTCTAAAACTCCGGCTTGAGCCGAATCAGAAAGGTTCAGCACAAGGAATAGACGACCTGCAGGGCAGTACTGCACCCCGCAGGTCGCTTACGCTGGTGGTTGTGCTACAGGTCAGCTGCTGGTGCCGTCGCTCGTGCCATTGACGGCATTGGCGAGGGCGGTGAACGCCGTGGTCAACTGGGTGAGCATGTTGCTCATCTCGGAGGCGAGCGCAAACGTATCGGCGGTGCTGTAGACGATGCCGCTCGGCTCCGCAACGACCGTGGCGATGCTTGCCTGGAATTCGCTGCTGTTCTCCGAGAGCGACGTCACCGTGATCGGGTTGGTCCCGCCAGGCGCGCTTGTCCAGATGGTCAGTACGGGTGCGTTTGCGACCGAGTTATCGATCGTGTAGCCGAAGACCGTCGTCGTCGTGTTGATACCCATCAGGCTAATCACCTGGAGGTTGACGTTATTGGTCTGCGTCGTATCGCGTACCGAGCAGCGCACAAGCCATGCGCCGCTTTGCGTGTCTGTACTCGCCTCTCCCCCAACGACGATCCACTGCACGTCCGGGAAGTTCTTCTGCGATTGCGCGGAGCCCGGCATGTTCAGCTTGCCCAGTGCGGTCCAGATCGTCGCGTCCGTTGTGTCCGTGCTCGCGGGGACCGTTTCCTGTGCCGCGGCCGTGCCTGCTGTCCAGAGCTGTGCATTCGACGCCGTGATGAACTGCGCCTGCAACTGGTTGACCGTGAGGTTTTCCAGCGACGTGGCGTTGTTCGCCGTGCCCGAGAGAATCGCCGTCGTGAGTTGCGCTTGCGTGAGGCCATAAGCCAGGTTCGCATTTGCCGCGGACCCGGCGAGGATCTGCGTCGTCAGCGCAATTACACTCAGACCACCAACCGTCGTCGCATTGGCGACCGTCATGCCGGCGATTTGCGCCGTCCATGCCGAAGCCGTCATCCCGTTAAACTGGGTGGCGTTGGCCACAGTGGCGTTGGCGATGTAGGTCTGCCAGTCGTCGACACTCATGTCGCCAAAGAGCGTCGAGTTCGCCGAGGTCTGGCCCAGCAGGTAGGTCTGCCACTGTGCGGGTGTCAATCCCCCGAAGTTCGCCGCGTTGTTGGCGGTGCCAGCGAGAATGGCCGACGTCAGCTCAGACTGGGTGAGGCTGTAGACCAAAGTGGAATTCGCTGCGGTGCCCGTGGTGCTCACGTAGCCCTGCAACATCGTGTTGATCTCGTCCTGCGAGAACGCCCCTACCTGATCCGCCGTGGTTTCATGCGGATTGTCGTAGTTGGTGATGTGCGCCTGCAGCGCGCCCGCGGTACCGGTCGAGGTAATGGCCGCCATCACGGTGGCGGGTGTCATGTACAGGTCGTTGCTCGTCCCTGCCGCGGCGTCGTCGTTCGTGGCCGTGGTGAGATTACGCACCAGTCCGAGGCCGACCTGGTCGGCCGTCGTCTCGTGGGGATTGTCGTAGTCCAGGATGTGCGCGGACAACGTGTTACCCACCAGCGTGTTCACGGTCACCGCCGTCGTGGCCGGTGTCATGTAGAGCGTCGTTGACGTGGCGCTTGCCGCATCGCTGTCGGCAGCCACGCCGTAGTTCTGCACGTTGCCAAGACCCACTTGGTCCGCATCGGTCTGGTGCGGGTTATCGTAGTTGGCAATGTGCCCTTCGATGAGTCCCAGCACCTGCGTCTGAATGGCTGCGGCGGTTGACGCGGGCGTCATGTAGAGCGTGCTCGACGTGCCCATGGCGCCGTCGGAGTCTGCGGCGACGGCATAGTTCTGGACGTTCCCCAGCCCTACCTGTGCCGCGGTCACGACGTGAGGGTTATCGTGATCAGCTTCGTGCGCAGCGAGGCCTGCTCCACCGGTCGTTTGCAGCGTGGACTGGATAGCACCCAGCGCTGTCACGACATCACTCATCCCGACGAGGTCTGTGATGTCCCAGCTATGCGCTTCGGGCGGGAACGCGTACGGCGTACCACTCACCTGCTCCCACGCAGTGACGCGCGGATTGTCCGTGGTATCGGCGAGGATGGTGGCGATCTGGGAGGCAGAGACGGTCCAGTCGCCGCCCACGGTCTGATAGTTCAGCGACACAAGCCCAGCGAGGGCGGTATCGATAAAACTGATCGAGCCATAAACCGGCATCGCACAGGAGCGCGACGCCGAAATAAACCAGTGCGTGACGTAATAATCGACACCCTCGACCAAGGTCTTGACGGTGCCGGACGTGTCCTGATACGTGATCTGCAGCGAATCCGAAAAGAACGGGGCGAACTGCGGAACGATGAAGTGCTGATCCCGGAAATTCTGAGCAACCAACTGTTGTTGCTCTCCCGAAATCAGATTCGACGCCAACGAACCCGTCGGATCGAACGGATACGAAAGAGTTGAAGATGTGGTCATGCTTGAAACCCCCGAAAATCCGGAAAGCCCATCGTATGGTTGTGTCGACTTGACTATACGATGTACGCCGCTCTAGCCCGCTAGGGACTCCTAACAGTGCATAAAACGGCATTGAAACAGGGGCATTCGGCATCAAGGGTCGCACGAAAACACGCTATCTACAGACTCGATTTCCGAAGAGGAAAACCCATGTACACGCTCGTCTCCGCAATCGGAAAATCGCTCACTGGTAGCCAGCAGTGGAGCGCCATTGATCTGGGCGACATGACGTTTCTCACCATCTCGCAAAGCTACTCCAAGGTCTATGCGGTCTTGACCAACCCGTTCGTGACGGGGGAAGTGAGCCTCGATTTAAATGACATCCTGTCGACGATCACGGATCAGACGCAAACGTTCAATGCGTACCTGACGGCGCTGGCCAACACGGCCTTACCGACGTCCACCACCATCCCCACGCTCGAATCGAAATACGCGCGCTATCAGGATGGCGTCCGCGCGGGCTACACAATCCAGCCGATCTCGGACACGGCTTCGCTCTCCAGTCCTGCGGTCACCGCAACGAAGCCGGATCTGTTACTCACGAAAGACGGGATCAGTTACGAGACTTTCTTTGAGAGCTGCATGGTCTCGGTCAACGGTTTCTTCCATCTGCTCGAGACGGACAATGAAACCGGTATCTGGGTGATCAACGGCATGAAGTCCGCCGTGCAGTGCGGGAAGAACAAGCTGGGGATCGTCTCGTTCGAGGATTTGGGCGCACTCACCTACATCCCGATCACGAGCAGCATGCTCTACAAACAGACGAGCGAGCAGTCCTACTGCAACCACGCCTATCTGAACGTCGGGCAGGACCTGACGGACAAGACCGTGATGCTCGTGATCGGTGGCTATCTACATGTGCTGGATACGAAAACCTTTCGCTTGGTCGGCTCCCAATCGATCATGATCGACTTCAACAACTACCCGCTCTTTGAGCGCTACGTCGAGTCGAAGAAGTTCATTGACCTGTCGAGCCTACCGCTGACACCGAACCCGAACAACCCGGAAGCGTTCACCGTCAGTGAGATGTTGTCCGACGCGACCATCGAGGCCCTGCTTACGCTCTCGCAGTCCTTTATCGTGCTGCTGGATAACACGGAGATCTTCACGAACCAGGTTCCGGTACAGACTGCTCCGTGGCCGAATGCATACGTGAGCTATGTCAAGCCAGACTATCCGCTCGTGCTGGGGTATGGAAAGGTCTCGGAGTATTGGTCGACTTTCGATGCCGGGCAGTGGAGTCTGGCCGTGGAAGACTCGCTCAAGGATAACTTCCTCTGGCGCACCGTGAATGCTCGGGAACAGACCACGTTGAGTAGCGCACGGATTCCGATGTTGCCCCAGTGCCTGAGCCCTGCATTCATGCTCCAGATCGGGTGCGACCTGAATACCACGGGTAGCTAACCAGACGGCATAAGCGCCAGAGAGAGCTTTGCGCTCTCTCTGGCGTCTATGACGGCAGCTTGATCAGGATTCAACGGCCAGCTGGCGCAGCGCGATACTGGTCAGGTTGAACACACGCTGGCGATCCTGCACCGGATAAGCATTCACCGGCTGGAAACCGCCCTCGCGACCAAACCACAGGACTTGTGGCGTGGCATTGTTGGCCGGCAAGCCTTCGAGGACGATCGCGAAGTGTTCCGTCTTGATCATCAGTTGGCGGGCTTTGGTCTTCTCGTCGCGGTAGAAGCCCGACGGCCACTTCTTCAGACGCGACTGCACGATGGTGAGAACGTCGTTGTCCCAGTGCTGGGAGAACGCCGGCGTCTTCAGACCCACACGTCCGCACCCGCCCGTGATCGTCATGCTGTCGAGTTCTTTCAGGAAGATGCTGCCTGGACCGATCAAGCCTTCGAGTCCCGTGCTCTCCAGCGACTTCGCATCGTAGATCGGTGTGGGACCCGGTTCGACCGGTTCCGAAGGCGCGGCAGTACTTCTGTCCTGAATGCCGTGCACCACCGTGCCGCTCGCGGGTAAGCGCCCCTTCAGATCGTCGAGCGTGACCTTATCGATCAGACCGACCAGATGGGACTGGCCGCGCCGCTCGGCCTGATTGCGGAAGATATCCTTGGCCTTGGTGAGCGCTTCCTCGGCCGAGGGGGTGTGCGACAACAGCTCTGTGCGCACATGATCGATCTCGCCGATCAGTTCCGCCATGCCGTCGCTGCTTCCGGTGCCGGGCTGCACGGCGGTCGGTGCATCGCGATCGGCGACCCCTTCGCTCGCATCGGGCTCGATCCCTTCGCTCTGCAAGCGCAGGCTTAACCGCAGCGTGTCGCGTTGCAACTCACCGGCGCGCAGGTTCAGGGCGGTGAGTGCCTCCGTCAAGTCTTTGTGTTTCATGGTCCTATCTCAGTTAATGCATCGTCACATGCGTGTTGTAGGTTTGCGGTACAGCGATATTGCGTGAATCGAGCACGCAGACTTCGGCGTTCGTGAACGATCCGTAAAGCTCGGAGTAGTGGTTTATTAAAAACAACTGTGTGAAGGGACGCGTCTCCATCAGTTGTTTGACCGCCTGCATGGCCGTCGTGCGGTGCTCCATGTCGAGTGTCTTGCCAAACTCATCGAGGGGGAGCGCACCGTGATCGAGCCCCAGATACTTCATCGCGACCACCTTGAAAGCGAGATCGACAATCTCCTGCATCCCGCTGCTGCCGCGCTTGATGTCATCAACGACGTTGCTGCGCGTGCCGACCATCAACGGGAACTTGTAGTCGAGTTCCGTGCCCCGATCACTGCTCATCCCGCACGGCAGGATCTCCAGCGGGTACGCCCAGATCTTGCGGATCAGCTGGTTCATCTGCTGCGTGAAGCTCTTGATGAAACCGAGCAGGCCATCAGCAATCAGACCATCCGTGGGCGAGAGCGCGCGCACAGTCATCTTGAGCGCTTCCTCTTCCAGCGTGCGACGCGCGATCGTGAGCGTGAGATTTGCCACAATCGCTTTTTGCTGGTTGAGGACGTTGAGGATCTCTTCCTTGCGCGCAAGTGCACTCTGCGTTTGCTCCAGGCAGCGCTGGATCGCCATGCGACGCAGTGTCTCCACCTGATGGTGGGTGAAGGTCTCAAAGCTCTTGACCGTCTGTTCGATCTTGAACTGCAGCTCAAAAGCCTCGGTCAGTTGACGGCGATACGTCTGAAACGCGTGCAACTGCTGGCGGGCACCAGCTAGCGCCTTCGTGAGCGACTCGATGACGAGCGACGCCTCACCCAGTTGCTGCGTCACCTCGGCGAGCGAGGCGTCGCCAAGCTCTTCGGATTGCACGAGGAGCTTCTGGAGTTCGCCGATTTCGTCGATGTGGCGTTGCGCCTTGAGTTCCAGTTCGAGGTCCTGCCGCAAGGCATGCAGCAAGGTCACGACTCGCTTCGGGGCGCTCTGCAGGAAGCGCGTTTCCAGGACGTGATCCCAGAATGGACTGAGCGCCGGCGTCCCGCGCAAGGTCAGCTGCACCTCCCGGAAAAGCTCACCATAGGACTGGTTGGTCCCGATCACCTCGTCCAGACCGGCAAGCCTTTCATCGAGCCCGCGGAGTTCTGCCTTCGCCTTCTCGATCTGATTGGTGAGCACGGTGAACGCTTCTTCGCTCACCCCTTGCGTGAAAACATGGTGGCATTTCGGACACTCGGTGCGACCGTTTGCCTTGTGCTGTTCGAGGTGCTGCTTCTTGCCTTCCCAATGCGCCACTTCGGCGGCCTTCGCCGTACGCTGCTGTTTGACCTGTCCCGAGATCTCGCGCTGCTCGTTGAGTTTTGCCGAACTGAACCGCTGATCCTCATTGACGGGCAGCTCCATGAGCAGCCCTTCGAGTGTCCGGTCCACCGAATCAAGCGCTTTGAGCGCAGCGCGCGGGTCGAACCCTTCCAACCCCAGCTGACGCCCCTTTAGAAGCTCGTCGCGGGCTTCGCGCGCCGCGGTGATGCGAAGCTGTACGGACTTCACGCCATCGGTCCCACGGCGCTTCAGGATGTCTGCATTCTCCTTGAGCTTTTCGTGATCCGTTACGCTCTTGCTGAGCACGGCTTCCTGCGCCGTGATCTGATGCCGGATGTTTTCCACGTGCTGGTCGACTGCCCCGACCGAAGCGAACGTCGCGCGCTGCAATTCGCCCCACTCATTGCGCACCATGCTCATTGGCGCTTCAACTCGAAGGCGCAGGAGGCGCTCCGAGAGAAGGCGCAACTGTTCTTCGGCCGCCAGTCGATCCCGATCCACCTGTTCGATGGGTCGCTCGATCGGCGAGCGCATCTCAATGAGCCGGGTCATCTCCACGTGCAGTGCTCGGACTTCCTGAATGAGGCGCTGCTGCTCCTCTTCCGTGATGACCTTCGACTGCTCCACCACGAGTTGCTTCTTGTCGAGCTTCAGCGCACCCGACACATTGCGGAACTCTTCACGCAACCGGTTGTAGCGTGAGATCGCATAGTCGTAGTTGACATCCGAGAGCTGCGTGAACCACTCGCGACGGCGCGACGGACTCATCTGTGTGAAGATTTCCAGCCCCGTCACCAGCTCATGTGTGTCGTTGGTAATCTGGAATTCCTGTTTGACCAATTCCTTCTGGACCGCGGCCGTACCGCCGTGATTGAGTTCTTCTTCGTCCTTGATGAAGCTGTGTTTCTTCTCTGCACCGAAGTCATTGGTCAACACGTATGTGTGTCCCCGGTCTTCGATGGTGATGGCCTTTTTACCGTCCTTGGCGAAATCGGCAGAGTTGGCTGGTAGCGGTGTCAATTCCCTGAGCAGGGAAGATTTGCCCGAACCATTCGTACCCAGGATCAGCTGCACGATCTGGGTGGGTCGAAGAATGAATGTCTCGACCTGATTGAGCTGCAAGCGTTTATAGCCTTTGAGCAGCAATTCGGCATAGCGCATAGCGTTGTCTCTCTTCCCGGTTTTGCCCACAGAGAATAATCGTGTGAGATAACTTTTATCCGCGGAGCAGCACGCGGTCTGTGAGCACGCTATGCCTGATATCAAAGCCTCTATGCTGAAGTTCTACAGCGTGGGGATTGTGGCTGCCAACAAGTCGCTTTCCAGTGACGTCATCGAGGTCACTCCCATCGAACACTTGCCCTTTCTGAACGGGGCTATCACGGACGCTGGCACAACCCAAACCGCGACCGGCACAGATGCAACCGGCACGGCTTACAACACCTCTGTTGCCACGTCCAACACCATCAAGGCGACGTGGTTCAAGCAGGGTGTCGGGAACCGTAAGACATCGCCGGATGTGCGGCGCGGCGCATACGTAGCGGTTTACCAGTTTGCGGACGCCGACCAGTATTTCTGGATGACGCTGATGGATGACTCGAACCTGCGTAAGCTGGAGACGGTGATCTATGCGTTCAGTGGCACCCAGGAAGAAGGCGCGAGCACCACCGCGGACAACAGCTACTTCCTCGAAGTCTCGACGCACACCGGGTCGATCACCCTGCACACGTCCAAAGCGAACGGTGAATTTGCCACCTACGACTTCCAGATCAATGCGAAAGGCGGTCAGGTGCAACTGCAGGACAGCATGGGGAACTACCTGACGCTCGACTCCACCCAGAACCGCTGGGAGTTGGGTAACGGGGACCAGTCTGTCTTGCAGATGATGGGCACGACGCTCACCATGACGATCCCCGATTCGATCACCATGAAGACCAAGACGCTGACGATGGATCTGACCACGTGGAATGTCACCGCGACGCAGTCCACGATCCAGTCGACCCAGACCACGCACAACGGCAATTTCACCGAGAACGGCGCGTTCGGGCTGAATGGCGATATGGTGACTGCGGCCAACTCCGGCAGTTTTGGCTCACAGGGTACGGGGCAGATTCAGATCGCCGGCAATGCGACGCTTCAAGGCAGCATGAATGTGGTGGGTCCGGTGACGGCCACGTCCATCAATGCGACGACATCGATCACTGCGCCGAACCTCCAATACAACTAACGGACATAAGGGCCAGGGCATTGCCCTGGCCTGTATGCCGCTTGCCTACGGCGGGGTCTAGGTCGATACGGTCAGCACCAATGTGTCCCACGCACTGAATCCCGCCGGGAGCGGATTGGTGAAACCCGCCGCACCAAGATTGGCCGTCACGGAGTCGCCCGTACTGAAGCAAGAGACGGCTGCGTAGACGTAACCGTTATAGGCCACGCCGGTGAGACCGCCAATACTGATCCCACCCGCACCCGTACTCGGGTCCTGATTGGCGATCACGTCACAGTTCCACTGGCTCGTTGCCGGATTCCAGAACCAGATCAGCTCATTCGTGAGATCGACTGCCACGCCGATCACCGCCCCTGCAGCCATCGCGAACTCGCCCTCCGTCGCCATGGTGCCCGTCACGTATGCATTGTTGGCAAAGATCCCGGACCCGGGCTCATACGTCAGCTCGTCGTAGGCAATGATGCTGTTTGCGTCGAGACCAAGCGACTGCCCCAGATTCGCCAGCCCATTCGCTACACCGATCGCTACCCCGCCGGCGATGTTGTTCACCGTGACTTCGAAGTAGTATTTGCCAGCATTCTGCGCGTTCGTCGAGCGCGATACCAGCCAGCCCCCGGACGAGGTAAAGGTCAGGTTACTGTTGGAGAGCGTGCCGCCCGTACCCGAATTCACCGGATCGAGCGTGGCGACCTGGGTCGTCGTCGTGGTGCTACCTGTCGACACCGTGGCGCTGGCATCCGTGTTCCACGCCGAGTAGCCATCCGGAATCGTGTTCGAGAACGCACTACTGCCCGGGTTGTACGTTACCGAGTCCGTCAACTGCCAGAGTGAGATCGCCGGATAGACCTGGACGGCATTCGAACCGGATCGGCAGATGCTGGTGATGTCGATCCCTCCGACGCTGCCTGCCGGGTCCTGATTGGCCAGTGAGTCGCCGTTCCACTGCTGGGTGACTGGGTTCCAGAACCAGACCAGACCCAACGTCAGGTTCGCCGCGATCCCCACTGTCGTGCCCTGCGGCGGCGCCTGGTCGCCGATGGTGTCGACCACCCCGCCCAGATAGAACACACCACTGGTCACGTTGGCGATGTTGTTGAACATCATGATGCCGTTCGAATCGGCACCCAGTTCGCCGTCTGCGGCTTCGCTCTGGTTGCACAACCCAAAGCCGATCGCCCCCGCCAGCCGGGTGATCGTGGCTTCTGCGTAGTAGAGGCCGATCGACTGTGCGTACGTTGTTCGCGCCGTTTGCCAGGCGTTCTCGGTGCTGGTGACCACCATATTCGTCGAATCGAGCGTCATCCCACTGGGCAGAACACTCGCGTCGATCATCGCAGTGACGGTGGGAACCGTGGGCGTACTGCCTGAGACGGGTATCTGAGCCGACGGGATGACACCTGACGTGATCAGCGTCTGGATGTACTCCGAAAGCGACGTGATGACCGTCTGTTGCGTGGTGACGGTCTTCTGCGCGGCAATGAGTTGCGCCGTCGGCGTACCGATGGAGTTGATCACCGCCTGACGTGCCGCCGCGGCCGCAGCCGCTTCCGCGGAGCTGATCAGCGTCTTGGCGGAAACCGCCAGGCCCACCACGGTTGGGTTGGACACCCCCAGCGAATCGGTCACCGCATTGGCCACCTGCGTCTTCACAAACGTGAGGTCCAGCGAATCCGGTAGCGGCCCGAGGTTCACCCCCAGCACGATGGACGTGCAGGAGATGTTGTTCTGGCCCGGCATCTGGCTGATGTAGGTCGTCGGCACATACACCCAACTCCCGCTCGAGGACTGCAACGAGACGATGGACGCGCCAGCCGTGACGTCGGCCTGATAGTCCGCCTGCGTCAAACCGTTCGCCGAGTAGTAAAGCGAATACGGATCAGCGCCGGCAGCAATCAGGTCGCTCAATGAGCGGATGGCAACGCACTTGTACGAGACGTTCGATGTCAGGAGTGCCGCGAACGGCGCAGTCAGGTTCCAGCTACCCGATGAGTTGAGATTCGGAGTCAAAGGGGTCGTCATGGTAGCCCTGTTCTATTAGCTCGTGGTTGTTGTGCTGCTGCCGTCTGTTGTCGGTGCCACGTAGACACCATCGGCGCCGAAGGTCGATACATTGGCCAGCGGGAAGTTGGCTTTGACCACCATCAGGTAGTTGATCGCGTCGTAGGTCGCAACCAGATACAGGATGTTGTTCCGCGTGAGCGTGGTCATGCCCGTCGGGGGACTGCCGTATTCCGTCATGGTTTCTGCGGCGGCCAACATGCTGGCCACCAGCAGCACGAAGTCCTGCGTGGTCACCGCCTGACGTCCGAAATCGAGGCTTTGGGAAGACACAGACAGGATGTCCGGGAAGACATCTTCGAGCTGATACGCCGCATTGGCGTTGTTCGGCGAGCCGCAGCTGATCAGCGCAATGTTGTTGTAGGGGAACGTTTGGACGCACGTATTGGAATTAATATGATCATCCGTGTACGTGCTTGCCACTTCCGTCATCATCGCCAGCGCGCGGGACGGATTGGCCACCGGGGAATACACCGGCAGTCCACCTGTCTTTGCAGCGATCGCTGTCTGGTCCCACATCGGAACGAGCGTGAACTCGGTGCGCTTGAAAAGGTCCGGCAGAATCGCCGTCCACTCTGCCTGCGTGTGCGAGCTGTTCGCGAGGACGTAGTCGATGATGGCTTCAGCAATCGCGTCCACCGTGTTGCCGGCAATGCCGTAAATCAGCACCGTCCAGTTCGTCGCAATCAAATTCGTCGCGTCCGTCGGATCGACGTAGTTGTATGACTCCGCTTCCAGGAGCGACTCCGGGTTGTTGCCCTTTGCCGTCTGGATCAGCGTCATCGTGTCGACGAAGGTCTGCGCGCTCAGCAACGCATTCACATTCGACGCGGTCGTAAAGAAATTGTCGAGCGTTGCCATCGGCGGCACGACCACGATGTCGTATTCATCGTACTGGGCGTTGAACGCTGCGTCCGTGAACCAGATCTTGATCTCGTTCGAATTCGCATCACTCGTGGCGACAGACCCGTACGTCGTATCGGTCGTGTTCTCCCACGCCAGCCACTGTGGTACCCAGTAGGTTCCATCCGTCACCATCGTGCCGCAGGTGAAGTTGCCTGCGCTCGTCTGAAACTGCGCGAGCAGGCTCGCAAGCAGCGTGGTGGAGGCGATCTGACCGGGATTGGGTGTGGCCTGCGTCTGCGCATACACAAACGCTGCGATCTGCAGCACCTGCAGCGCGATGTCGGCAGGCGCTTCGATTGCACCCGTGGCGGAATCCTGGCTCAAGAAACTCACGAGCGAGAGATCCGCGACGCTGTCATCCGAGTAATAGCCCTTGCTGAGCGAGTACGTACTCGATTGCGTTGAGAGTTCCCCGATGACCGCAGTCGAGCCTGGCGTGTTGTTCACAAACGCCGCGTTATTGATAAAGCCTTTAAGCGTGTACATCGTGTTCTCTCTCCGTGAGATCGCGCTGAGATGGGGGTAAGCCCATCTCGATAGTTGCATCCAGACTATAAAATTACCTACTACGGGGTCGACCTATGAACCTTATCGAGTTCATCTTTAAGCTCGTATGGAGCGCATGGCCCTTCGTCAAAGAAATGGTGCTGGAAGGCAAGAGCTTGCGCGAAGCATTTCGCGCCAATCGCCGGCGCGCTATCTTCAGCATCGCCGTCATGGCGAGCATCACCTTCAACGTCCTCAATATCTGGTCTGACATTCGTCTGGTAACGCTGCTGGATAAATATGTGCAGCTCCAGAACGCCTACGACCATCTCTCCAAGCAGAAGCAGTTGCCTCAGGACACGCGCGGCGAGCCCGATGCTGAGGACGACGATGCGGAACCCACGGTCCCTGCAAGCGCCAGCGCCGTGCAGCCGGCTTCGGACGCGGCCACCAACGCGCAGCTGGAGAACTACCAAGGTCTTGAGTCCCTCTTTGGCGCGAAGCCAGTCAAGCACTGAAAACCAACTTTCAGGAATTCCACCATGAAGACATTCATCCAGACCGTCTTGGCCGTAGGCTTGCTCAGTCTCTCGGGCTGCAATAGCTTCAACGGCTCGCGCTACGTAGGGCTGACCCCCGATGAGCTGAGCACTGTCAAGGGCGTGGACGGAAATCACCTGAGTGGGGTGATCGTACTCATCCCCAAAGATCAGATCGTCGACCCGAATGCGAAGCCTGCAGTAACCCCTGTCCCGGTGATCGTGCCGGTACCGGAGCGCACTGCGGGAGTTTGCCCGGCCTACCGTCCACCCACCCCCACCGTGCAGCCCATCGCGCCGCTTGCCCAGTTGCAGGCAACCCGGCCGGATGACACGAAGGCCATCAATGACATTGAGCGTGGCTATATCGCAGCGCTGCAGGAGTACGTGCGCGCTGAAAGCGTCGCTCAGACCAAGGCGTATCGGGCTTACCTGAAACGCTGCGATGACTTCCAGAAAGCACCTGCCCCATTGCCCAAATAAGGCTCCGGCATTTTTTGACGTGCGCCGCGAATGGTGTAGTCAAAGACACCATAGGTCCACGAACGTGAGCGAAATCATTGCAGATGTAGAAGTATCGATGGAGGACGCGAGCGTCCAGATCGGGTTGGGTGTCCCTGCGTTCGTCGAGCAGATCTTAGCCCCAGGCAAGGGAAAGCTCAGCGGTATCGCGCTGCCCGAAACACCGGTCGCTACGTGCGGCATGGCCCTTTACGCGGACGGCGGAGCCAAACCCAACCCCGGCCCAAGTGGCTGGGGTATTCACGGCTTTCTTTATTCGGACGAGAAACCGAAGAAAGGCGCAGGCAATCCGAACTGGATCCTGACTGCCAAAGGCTACCTTGCCAAGAGCGAGGCAGCCAAGCGGACGAACGTCGTGGAGGTCACGCCCATCCATTACGTGGATGGGTACGGTTCTATCCTCGTGCTGGACCAGGCGAAGAAACCGACGAACAATGTCGGTGAACTGATGGCTGCCACACGCGCGCTCGAACACGCCCTCAACTACGACCTCAAACGTGTGCTGGTCACCACCGACAGCGAGTATGTCCGCAAGGGCATGGAAGGTTGGATGGATGGGTGGCGTCGCAATGGATGGCTCAAGGCCAACGGTGAGGCGCCCTCCAACGTGGAACTCTGGAAAGATATCTACGAGGTGCGTCAGCGCTTGCTCGACCGGGGCGTGGAGGTGAAGTTTGCGTGGGTGAAAGGTCACAACGGTCACCTCGGCAACGAAGACGCGGACAAGTCGGCGACGATCGGTGTGGAGCTTGCGCAGCAACACATCTCACGCTCGGACATCACGACGACCGTGCCGGAAGGCTACTGGAAGTACGACGCTGATCGCCATCCGATGATCGCGAGCCGCCGGATGTACTTCAACACACTGGCGGAGTATCACAAGCCGGGTGAGTACTATCTGGGGGAGCACGGCACCGAAGACGAAATGCTGGGCAAGCGCATTAGCGATGGCGCCTATTCGGTGGTGCGAATTCAGGAGCCGGATCCTGCGATCGAGCTTGTCCGAGACCACGTCACCCGGATGGCCAGCGGGATGGACTCGCTCGTGATGTTGCGGCTCGATCAGCTCTTCTCAGGCGGCACCCATAAGGAACTGATGCGCTATGGCGATATCGCCATGCCGCGTGAGAAACATAGCCGGCTGGATCTCAACTGCCTCGATGAAGAACCGGGTGCTGGGGGGCGACGCAAGCCACTCCTGCGCGAGCTGCGACCCGAGCGTATCGCCATGCGTGCTGTGAACGCGCTCTCCGATCTGGCCGACAAGCTGGATATGTACAAGTCGGGAGATGCGTTCGTTACGTGCACCGATCTGACCGGTATTCTTTATGAGGCGCGTGAAAAACCTGTTGGCAAAAAGGGTGAGACCGTCTTGACCTACGAATTGCGACCGCAGTTTGTGGTCGGGTTTGCCGCTCTGGAAGTACAGGCGAACCGCAAAGTCGGAGATCAAATTGCGCAGGTCCCGGTGACGTTGACTCTGAGCATCGATCTGCTGAACCGGAACTCTCTCAAGCGGCTGGAAAAACGCTTGCCGAAAGTCACCCTCATCACCTGGCCCGAGTCACCTCAGGCATTTCGCTACGCCACGGTCGTGGAAGCGGAAGGGGATGTCGGGATCTATGCGGGCGTCTACAGCAACTTGAGGATTGTCGCGTAACCTCATCTTCATCCTTTTCAAGACGCACAAAAGCGCTATGCAAACAACCACCACACCACACGCTCAGCGTAGTGCTGCGTCATTACGGAGTTCTTCAATGTATCGTGTCAACAGCGTCATTCGTGCGCGTTGCTCGTCATTTCTGGACCGACGTTTATCCGCACGTATGAAGCGTTTGTTGTTCCTTGCTTCGCTTTCGGCGCAACTCAAGGCTCCCCAGGAAATCAACGGCGAAATGCTGCACAAGCTGAACAAGATCCTGGAGCTCTCGAGCGACGACGCCGCCCTCCGTTTCCCGGTGTATATCAGCCGCGCTATCTGGCGCAACCGTCCGTTGGACTTGGGCGTGGAGGTCAACATCAAGACCTTGCATGAACCCAGGGACGTTCGGGGGTTGGGAGCTCGTGTTGTGTCCGTCATGCCTCAGTGGATGCGTTATGACGATGAAGGCAAGATGGCGCAAGACGTCGGCCAACTCCTGCACAACTGGGGTACCGTTCAGGCATAACCCCCCCAAGCGTCATACAAGCCAGAGGAGACCTTCGCGGGTCTCCTCTGGCTCTTATGCCGTTCGCTTACCGGTCAAAGGCACGGTTGACCACCTGGGTGCATTCGTTAACAGCCGTGACGAAAGCCTGCACCTTGTACCAGACCGCACTGTACATCTCCAGTTGTTCACCCATCTCGTAGGCACCGGCCGAGAGCGAGGTGATCATCTCCGGCGTGATGCCGTCGAGTTCCTTGCGCGCGATCTTCTTTTCCAGCACATCTAGCAGCTGGCCCGCTTCCTCGATCTTCTTCAAGACCGTACGACGGTTCACGGTTTCGATCGTCGCACTCACCAGATTCGCGACTTCGAAGACACTGCGCCAGTCTGCGTTACGACCGACGACGTCGCCGAAGGTGCGTTCGGCTTTGGTCGATCCCGGCTGAAAGCAGGCGCCCAGTTGCTTATTGTCCAGCACGCGGGCGATGCGCATCTTGCTGTAGAAGGCTGGGTTGTAGTCGGTGCCGTACTGGTAGGTGTGCTCGTTGATGAGCTTTCCCAGAAAGAGCGTGAAAACAGAGAGCTCGTCGAGGATCTTCGCGGCATGGTTGCTCGCTGTGGTCAGCGCCTCTCCGTAGACCAGGAACGGCACCTTCAGCCCTTCCGGCACCCGAGCAGGCAGCGGCGAGATGGAGATGTAGTTGCGGCCTGTGATCAGCTTGAGGAATTTCGCCTGGTCAGCCGTGAGCGGCGCCACGCTCTGATCATTGGGGGAGATCAGTTCGTCGTAGAGGGTACGAAAGCCTTGGTGAATCGCAGGGAACACCCGGTGCAAGAGACCAGTGATGTCTTCCAGGGCAAACGCTTCGAGCGCCACCACGGCGCGTTGGTTCTCAAGCAGGGTTGTCATGTAGTTGTCCGGAGATAAAAAGAACAGGCAGAGCTGCGCTATAAAATTACTTTGGTCGAGCCATTGTTTGAAACGCCGTCAGAAAACCAACGCCTTTTCATAGGGCTATGTACGAGCAACTCGACAATGCAAATTGACCTCCGAACAAAACTGACCCCTGCGGCCCACATCAAATTGATGATCAATATCGGCGCGGGGCTCGATATCAGCACCGGGCATTACATCAAGGGGCGCCGAAACGAATCGGTGCTCAACGGTGGCCTTGCTGCCATCACGGGCTACACGGGGATTGGTAACAACTTCAAGTCCACCTTCGAACACTTCCAGACGCTGACGGCTATGTCGCGCATGATGTTTTCGACTGGGAAGACGTACGACACCGAAGTGAACATCCACGAAGATCACCAGCGTGAAGTGGTATCGCGGATCGAAGCCTTCCACGGCGAAGATGTGCTCGACACTGGCCGCTGGTCCATTACCGACAAGACGGTCTACGTTGGCGACGAGTGGTACAAGGAGCACAAAAAGGAGCTCGAGGAGAAGGTCAAGCGTAAGGACATCGTTGTCAATACGCCCTTCTGGAACCGGGAGCGCACGGGTGCGTTCACCATGCTCATCCCGACGTTCACCGAGATCGACTCGTTCTCGGAATTCGAGACGAGCGACGTGATCGAGATGCAGGACAAGAACGATCTGGGTGAAGGCGGCGGGAACATGATCCACCAACGTCAGGGTCTGGCCAAGACCCGGATCCTGATGGAAGCTCCGCGCCTGCATGGTCAGGCCTACGACTACCTGCAGATGGTGGCCCACCTCGGCAAGGAATCGACGCTGCAAAACGCTGGTCCCGCTGGCTCGGTACCGATCCAGAAGCTCAAGCACCTGAAGAACGGCGACAAGATCAAGGGCGTGACCGACAAGTTCACCTTCATCACGCACAATCTCTGGCACTGCTTCAACTCGGCACCGCTCTTCGACAGCAACCGCGCGCCGGAATACCCACGGAACCAGGACGACACGCTCAAGCTCGATACCGACCTGAACACAGTGCAGATCCGTAACCTGCGCTCGAAGTCAGGTGTGTCGGGCATGGCGTTCACGCTCATCGTCTCCCAGAAGGAAGGCGTGCTGCCGTCGCTTACCGAGTTCCACCACATCAAGGAGCAGGGTCGTTTCGGGCTGGAAGGCAACAACATCAACTACAGCCTCGCGATCTATCCGGAGGTCAAACTGCAGCGCACCACGGTGCGGCGCAAGATCGACAGCGACCCGATGCTGCGCCGGGCACTGAACATCACCTCCGAGATGTGCCAGATGAGCTACCTGTGGCACACGCTGCGTCCCGAGTTCAAGATTGCCCCGAAGGATCTCTACGAGAAGCTGAAAGCGGATGGCTTCGACTGGAGCATTCTGCTGACGACCCGCGGCTGGTGGACGCACGAACACGGCGAGCAACACGAGTTGCCCTTCCTCTCGACGATGGATCTGCTGCGCATGACGCTGCCGAAGGAAGATCGCGACCACTACTTCCCGTACTGGATGGGCGAAGACAAGAAGCCGTTGCCGCAGTACCTCGATCTGATCCAGCGCTGCGCGGAACGCGACGGCTTCACTTACCTGGCTGCGGCCTGAGGAAAACACCATGGATGACGCAAAGCGCCAGCAGATCGCTGGGGTGCACCCGTACCTGCAACAGCAGCTCACGATCCAGCTCGATGCCACGTCGGGCTTGTTCAGGTTCCGCATCGGCGAAGAGGTGCGCCATCTGGAGACAGGTGGCGTGTACATCATCACCGGGCTGCCCAACGAGAACGTGAAGAAGGAAGGCGATGGCTGGAAAGATTCCTACGCCTACCTGATGGTCGACGGTCGTACGGCGCACCGTTCACAGGAACAGATGGAAGACGGCCGGTTTGAATCCCTGCCGGAAGGCAGCGCCCTCGCCTACTACAAAGAGTGGAAAGCGAAACAGCCCACTGCTGAATAACCGCACTGAAATCTAAATGGCGTCATTAAAAATGCGCCATTTAGCGTGATTAATAAGATTACTGGGTAATAAATACTGCCATGACTCATGATGTAGAGAAAAACTCCGAGATATCGGAGCAAAGTAATCCACCATCCTCCAACCTCGTGACCTGGGTCACCGAGCTGTTGCAGGAGAAGGGACACCCGCGCCCGCACGACTGGCTGAAGCACCTCCAGGCCGGCGTAGATTCATTGGAAGACCAGAACTATCAGCGCTTCGCGATCAACCGCGCGTGGCGTGTGATTATCGGTCGCCTGAACGAGGTCAAGCAGATCGACACGATGGATGTCCGTTACAGCCTCGTGGATCGTGAAGGGTCCGTCGACGACTGGAAGCGCCTGTTCACCGTTGGAGTTCTGCCATGCATCATGACGCACGAGCTGCCGCTGTTGGCTTGATCGAACACGCACCGCTGTCGCATGAAGCGATTGCGGACTTCGACGAAGTGATCGTGGTGGCAGGCAGTCGGAACTTCAACGACTACGATCGGTTCGTTCGGGAACTCGAGGGTTACGTCCTTCGCGAACATCCCGGTACCTCACTCATCTTCGTCAGTGGCAAGGCCCGTACTGGCGCTGATGATATGACCATTCGCTGGTGTCGTGAGAATGGTCTCGCCTGGACTGAGTTCCCGGCGAAGTGGGACGATCTGACTGTGCCTGGTGCGGTGGTTCGACGCAATCACCGCACTGGCCGCGATTACAACGTCGTGGCGGGGCATCAGCGCAATGCCGAGATGGCAAACGTCATGACGAAGCTCGTCGTGTTCTGGGACGGTAAATCCACCGGCACCCGAAACATGATTGAGGAAGCACGTCGACGTGAGATCGAGCCCACGATCTTTCTGGTGGATGCGGACAAACGGGTGAAGGATGAAAAAGAAACGTAAGGAAAGCGAGGCGTTCATTCTCGAATATATCGGCAAGCTATTGCCGGGCGATACGAGCAACGTCCAGATCTACAAGGATCTCTTCGCTGAGATGGATGACGAGACGTTCGATGACTTCATGGGGAAGCTCGGCCGCAAGGAAATCCGTCTTGCCGTGATTGCACCGAACTTCGCGAAAGCGAAAGTGACGGTGGCGAACAACCTGAACCTTGCCGACGAGTTGGGCCACAACTTCTTCGAGCGGCTCTGGATTGATCCGGGCAACGACATCCCGCCCTATCTCTCACCGGTGCGATACCTGGTGGGCGACATGATCTTGCGTCGTCAGGCGCAGTTGCAGGTCAAGAAGATGTCCGTGCCGGAAGACAACCGCAGTGTCGATGACCTGACGGGGCAGCCTTCTGGCAAGTCGGAAGCGTCGCGGATCTCGTATCCGGAGACACAGGTGCTGGCAGCGCTGAAGCTCGACAAGAACATTGTCGAGATGACGGCGATCCGTGGTGGCGACACCAAGGGGTTCAACGCACTCAATGACAGCTTTGCGCGCACCGGGGGTGCGTCGCAGAAAGCCATTGAACATCTGCGCGGCGGTGTGAAGTCCACACAGACGCTGAACTCCATGCTGATCAGCATGCACCTACAACCTGCAGGACTTGTATCATGAGTCTTCTACCGCAAGAATGGGCCGACGCTGCGGCGGTCTTCGTGGACAGTTTCGACCATGTGTTCGGACACACGAAGACGATGAGCCCGGAGCCGCAAGAGCGACTCGGAAAATTTGTCTACTCGCTGGTGCTGCGTGAGAAGCCTTTCATGATTGCCAGTGCCGATGGCATTGGCCATGCTGTCGAGATTGCATTCACGGACCCAGAGATCCGTGATTTCATCCTGACACTCGGCTTCACGTTCTACTCTCGCTGGGGGGCGACGGGTGAACGGTACGCGCATCTGGTGGAATCGCTTGCGTTTGCTGTCAGCGGCGATTCGGGCCAGGGGATGCCCCAAGGCATAACGGGATTCCCAGCGATGCCTCAGCCGATTCTCGACGCGCTTGCTGAAGAGCGGGCATGCAAGGGACTGCTGATGGCGAATAAATGGCTGGTCACGATGCTATTGATCCAGCTGTGCGTGAAAGCGCCTGAGTTGCCCAAGGAGAAGCCGCCGCGCCAGCGAGCGCCTGCCTCCTCGACGACGCCGGCGTAGCAGTACTGTAGGAAAATGACCTGAAGGGCCACGGGGCATCGAGGCCCCGTGCGTAAAAACATCTGTCGTACAGCGGCAATGACTACGTCAAATAAGATTGAGACCATACTGGTCGAGCTGGACTGTATCCTGGATACGCGGCTCGGAACTTTAGCTAAGATGGGGGTAGATACTGCGGTTCGCGCGCTTCAGAATGCTTACCACACGCGTGAGCACGATGTCTTCGAGGGAGTTGATACCGAAGAGTTCAAGCGAGCTTATCGTGAAAGAAATGTCGAAACACTGCAACACTCCGGTCTGACTCTGCTGTCTACGATGTTGCGTGGCCTTGCTCAGAATCTGAGCGAGATGGCGATCACACGTCCCTATTTCGATGGGGTCAAAATCGCTGTGAATACGTACCCGTACCAGTTGAATCCTGAGTTGGTAGAGGCCATCGGTAAAGCCGTGGCAGTCCACGTCGGGAGCACTGCACCCGTCGAGCTTGTCACCATTAGTCCTCAAGCGCTGACACCAACCCACGTCAAAGCAAACTACGCGATGCTGTTCATGTACGACTTTCAAGCATGGATGGAAGTGCACGCTCAAGCTTTTGCAACGACACGCCTGCCTGACGTCAGTCTCATCGCGCCGGCGCTGTATTTTGGCGAGCGCCCCGATCAGAAGACTTTGCAGGACCTCGTGAGAGATGCGGCTCACCCGTTCGCAGCCATGACAATGCTTGCTTCCGGCCTGGTGGGGCTGGAATTGATCGACATCAAATACTTCAGCATCATCAAACCCCAAGACGACGCAACGGCATAAAGCCACCTCCTACTCCCTACCCTCTTGTACAGGGTAGGGAGTAGGAGGAGGTCATGAGCACCGTAAAAGCGAGTCTTACTGGCTCAGTCCCTGGTCATAGGATTGAGCCATGAACGTATCCACGTCCATCTGGGGCGCGTCCACAGAAATCTCGCCGGGCACGAACTCCGGCTCGGCGATGTTCGTCGGTAACTGTGGCACATCTTTGCGACCGCCCACTGCACCCGGTGATCTGCCCACGGTGCCCGCAAGCACCTGAGCGATGATGCCGGCGACTTCGGCCTGAGACGCGCTGATTTCCTTGTCGGTATCAAGACGCTTCTTCGAGATTGCCTGCCGGTCCATGCCGTCCAGCGCATGGAGCACCACCATCTTCTCGCCCTTGTCGAGCTCGCTGAGCTTCTCGCCTTTCTCGCCCATCATGGTTGTGATGAGGAGTTGGCGCTGGCGCTGGGTGTAGCTGAGGACGTGGTCATCCGAAGGCAGCACCTCTACCTCTATGGTTTGAGGCGCTGCTTTCGCAGGAGGCGTGATCTCCGGGTACAGCTCTTCGTTTTCAAAGTCCTGCTCGGACATCATGTTCTCCTGCGATAAGACGGTTTAGGACGCGGTGCTGTCCGTGCTGGCTGCGGGAGCTGCCGGCGTGTCGGCTGCCGGATCGACGTCGTCCTCGACATCGGTGGCGACGTCCGCCACATCGGTTGCTGCCGTGCCTTCGATCTTCGCCTTGACCTTCGCGACGATGGCTTCGAGGAACGCTGCAGCGTCGTGGCCTTCGGCTTCGATCTTGGCAACGATGGATTCAGCGACGGTTTCTGCGGATTGAATGATCGACATGATCTTGTTTCCTTTTGGTACGGGTTGGTGTCACGCCCAATAGCGGGCTGAAGTGAAAAGAATCTGGACTACATATCATCTACCTGTCACCAGGCACATGATTCGTCCTACACACAAGGAAAAAGACAATGATGCAATGGCTCTCGCGCTGGAAGCACCGGCGCACGATTCAAGAACACCGTGCGATGTCGCAGGCGCTGCGTAGCGAAGCGCAAGAGCAGTCGAACTTCCAGCCTAACCGGAAGCTCCTAGAAAACCTCCTGCTCCATCTGGATGTCGGTCTGTTTGAGGACTACCGCCACAGCTACGGCGCGGGGCGCGCGATCTCAACCCTTTTTCCCAAGATCGACCTCTACAACGCGGAGCTGCTGAAGCTCAAGGCGGCGGTCGCTCGCGAATCGATACTCGGCCACCAATGGTCGACGATCGATACCCAGCAGGTTCCCCTATCCCAGTTCTTTACCTCGCATGACGGCTTCTATCTGGACGTCCCGAAGGAGCTCATCACCTTCAAGGAAAACGCCCTGATTTTATGTAGGCTCATGCAGTCCAGTGATACGGCCGACTTCGGTCTTCACGAACACAATTTGCGCATGCTGACAAAGCTCCTCGTCAACTTGCGGCAAATCGCGGTCGCCCTTATCGATCTCAGCGAAGCAATCGAGACGTAAGGACAGCAGTGGATAATCAAGCACAAAGCAGGCTCACAAGCAGGATCACAAAGGAATTCAACGAACATGGCACGCAACCCTTTCGCGCGCATCCTCCAGTCCAAGGACAAGGGAGTGAGCAACACGTCCGGTGCAAACGGTGTACTTTCCCGTCTGTGGCGGCAAATGCTGTACGACCTGAACATCGGTGGTCCGCGGTACGGTAATCTCATGCACGACTTCGTGACAGATATCCGTAACGGCTATCCCCCTACCCGGCGGGATCAGACAAGCGCCCGCGGTAATCTCACCAAAGAATTCGCCCGTCCCCAGATGACCTGGAAGGTCTTCATGAAAGGGCTGCGCTTTCTGCAGATCGAGGAAGTGGAATTCGCCATCCGGTGCAAACACCGCAATGGCAAGATCACGACGCACGGCACGATGGTGGACTTCGGCTCACGCGCCATGGTCAACCGCTTTCTCGAAGAGCTCGATGTGGAATTCGAGCAGGACGAGGATATCGATCTGCAGCAGGTGCGCGACTTCATCACCAGTCTCGCGCAAAGCAACATGTTCCCTTTCGAGATCGATCCCGAGGACACCCAGGCCGATCTCTTCGAAGGCGAGTCACCCCAACCGCACAAGCAGCCTGTCCGCATGACGGCTGACGTCTACGAATCCAGAACGTTCCCGGACGGCCGCATTGAGCCGACCTTTGATGAACGCGTCAACGCCGGCGCTGATCACTAAGGGAGGGCCGCTGGTAGAAAACATCAATGGAATACAGAAACATGACCACCAACGCCACGAAACGGGTGCCCGCACTGCTCGAGAAGCGTCCGGATGTCGAACCGCAAGATGACGGCAAGACGCACATCAACATCTCGATGACTGGCGCCACGGAACTGGGGCAGAAGCTTGCCCACTTTGCACGTACGCCCTTCATCCATCCCTTCTACGGCCCCTTCAAATCGATGGAGGGCTTCTGGCACTACATCAAGTCCGAGGAGCCGGACGACAACTACCGCACGCTGGTTGGGGCGCGGGCAAAGGCTTACGCCAAGACGCGAAAGATGGTGTGGCGCGACGGGTTCACCGAGATCATCATCGAGGCGAACTACCACAAAGCGATCCAGAACGCGGATATCCGGCAGCTGATGAGCGAGTCGACGCTGCCCTTCCAGTACTACTACCTCACGCCCGCACAGGTGCAGGTATTTCCGGAAACGGCGCCGTGGCTCTGCGCAGGACTGGAGCGGGTTCGTCAATGCGTGAAGCGCGGCGAATCCTATCCGATCCAGCCCATTGTCTCGCTGTTCGTGAAGCCGGTCTAAACGCCTAACCCCACCTGAAAAAAAGAGAGCCGCGCGCTCTCTTTTTTTTTTTGCCTCTTTGGAGTCTTCCATGGCTGTTACGCCCTTAGCGTCAACCACCTTCCTGACCGGACCGAATGATGCACTGGAAACGGTCGACGTCTATGCGGGTGATGCAGGGGTCGTGATCAACGCGATTGCGAGCCTCGCTGCGGCATTCGATGTCGACGCAGTGGGTCTGCTGCGCGCCAGCTCCACGGCTGCCCAGGCTGTCCCAACCACCGAGACGGTTGCCAATAGCGACACGCTTGCGAGCACGACGTCCGCCACCGCCCGCACCACGACCGCAGCGAATGCCGTCACCACCACGACGGCCGCAGCCAGTACGGTCAACACGGCTTTCAACACCCTCTCCACGACGGTGCAAACCGCGCTGACGGCCGCCGCGACGACCGTGGGCGATGTCACCACCGCGGTCAACGGTATCGTCTCGACGATAACCAATGGGGGCATCAGCGACGTTCAGAGCTTGGGCGCCATCATCAATGCGTTCTCCGGCAGCACGACCTTCACGGTCAGTGACGCTCAGGCGCTCGCCGGCATCGTGGCCGGGGTGATCAACCAGTGCGCCGCTTACGGCATCTCGGGGGCATTTGCGCCGATGGTGTCGAACATCACGAGCACCGCCGTTCTGAGTTCGGTGATTGCCCAGACACTCTCCACGCTGATCAAGTCCGGGGACCTCGTCAGTCTCCAGGCGCTCGTCACCCAAGCGAGCAGTGCCGGCGTCTCGGCGATCAATCCATCCGCCCTGTCTGACTTCACATCAGGCTACTCGCGCTCTGCCTCGGGCAATGCGCAGCAGGCAACCCCCAGTCAGGGTGCGACGACGTGGGCGTCTGTCCTCGCCTTCTTCGCGGGAGCAGATCCGACTTGGAACGTCTCTACCCGGACCAGCGTCGGAGCGGATGACAATGCGACTGACATCACCACGCTGCAGGATGGCTCGGATGACTTCAAGAGCGTGCTGGCCGCCGGCGTGATGAATAGCACCGATCCCGCCGTACAGCTCTACGCGCTGGCCGCGGTCTATCCGGTCGCGGACGTCGACACGGATCTGAAGGCCTTCTACCCGAACGCCTATATCGATCCCGCGCTTCGCATGACACCCAAGTATGTGGAGCCGGATCAGCTGAGTTCCGCGAGCGCCGTGAGCGCAGCGACGAGCACCTCGCAGATCACGGCCGTTGCGACCACGACCACCACCTCCACCGCGAAGCAACACGATCGTGTGGGAGACCAGCCTACGCCTGGCACGTATATCGACGAGAACTCGGCCGATGCATCTACCCAGACCAGTACCATGATCAGCTTCGCCGAAGCCCTGTAAAAGGTCATAAAGGCCTGAGAGGACAGCGCGTCCTCTCAGGCTTCTATGCCGTCTGCCTAGATCGATGAATCCACACCCTTGAAGAACAGTCCCACCATCCGGGCCGGGAGCAATTCCCCTGCGAAGCTCGCAAAGTGCGACGGGGTGAGCCAGCTCTTCCACTGCGCCATCTGCATGGTCAGGTTCAGTTTGAGACGCTTGAACATGTAGATCTGATCTGCCAGTCCCAGACTCCCCAGTACGGCCATGTAGTCCGTGAATGAGTTGTCCCCGTCAAAGATACCGCCGAGCGTCTTCACCACATTCCCTGCGGCATCGACGCCCGCGCCAAGAACAGCACCTGCCGTCCCTGCCGCTGCAGCGGCAGCGGCGCCACCCACTGGCCCGGCAGCAACTGTCCCCAGAACTGCGCCACCAACAAAGCCCAGCTCCGCCAATGTTTTGGATGTCGCTTGGGTGAGCCCTTGCGTGATCGGCAGATACACCATCGCGGACAAATCCACGACACTGAAGCTTACATCGATCCCCATGGCGTTCCCTTCGTGATCGAAACCGAGGTTGCCGGTACCGCGCGTGATCGAGAAGCTGTCGATGATGCCCAGACGAATCTGACAACGGCCCCGATCATACAGCTCGCAGAGAAAGGGACTGGTCCACGACTGCGGACCGGTGGCCAGCGGCAAGGCTCCCGCAATCAACATCGCAAGCGGGACGTACAGGTTCAGCAACTGCGACACGGGATTGCCGTAGGGGCTAACCAGATTGATGGTGTACGTGCTGCGCGCAAGGTTGGCGGTCGACGACGACCAATGTTTCGGAATGTCGACAAAGGCCGAGCCGCCTAAGGCCGCCAAGCCCGAAACCCCTAGCGAATCCGCAGCGCCAGAAACGAAGTCGGTCACCGCCGAAGCCGCACCGCCGAGAATCGACCCGATTACCCCACCAGCGAGGTTGCCGCCTTCGATGTCGAATCGCGTGCTGCGATTCTGGCTCGACATGCTGTTGATCTTCTGCTGCAGTTCCGAGTCCGCCGTATCGCTACTGAACGTATCCGTCACCGGTCCCGTGGAATTCACCCGGAAACTCACAAATGCCGAGCCATCATCCAGCTCCGCTTCCAAGAAATCAAAGAAGCCCGTTGTTTGAGACGTTTTGGTCGCTGTCTGTTCGGTGGACGAGTCTGCCGAAGCGACGCCAGTGGTGCTGTCAGAACCGCTGGCCGCTGACTGCGGAGCCGCCGGCGCTGTGCCGTTCCACAGATCGAGGTACTGCAGGAAGTTTCGTTTTGGTTGGTCGACGAGCAGGCTCGACGGACCGTAGAGTGACTGCAGCGCTGACGAGAGCGTGACGCTTCCGGTGTCGAGTGCGGCGATGTTGTTCTGATGCTGTTGACGTTCGAGTCGCTTGGCGCGGTTCGCCAGTGAATAGACATCGATACCGCCGCCAGCAAAGAAGATATCGGGCAGTAGAGCATTGAGCTGTGTGAGGCCATCGGAGCTAAACTGATAGTTGTCACCGATGGTCGTTTGCACGTTCGGATCACCCACGCGCGGAATGATGCCCTTATTGACCGCGATCTGGTTGACGATCGTCTGCACCGTTTGCCAGTAGGTTGGCATACTCGGCTTCAGATAATAGAAGCGACTGTTCGGCTTATTTGCGAAGAATGTCGCTGCGACCGCTGCGATATGAAACGCCAACACCTTCCAGCTCATCAGGGCGGCAACATAACCGGCGGCACGTCCGAGCTGATAGAACGCACCCTCTGCACGACCGGTCCGCGCCAGCTGACCAGCTCCGCTGTTGTAAAAGTTCGAGAGGAAGTATGAAAGCGTATTGAACTCCGGCACGCCAAAGCGCATGTGGATTACTTGCGAATGATCGTCGATCATCTCGGAGTAGGAAATCCCCATGCCCTTGCCGCCGCTTTTGCGGCTAGCGGCTTTCGGGTCGGCATAGCGCGTCCATTGTGCCGGGGGGTTGATCGGGATGTTGCCACCCGGGGTGGTGTCGGTGTACTTCAGACTTGCGGTGGTAAAGAAACGATTGGTCTGGTCGATTGTGGCGAGGTCCGTGGACTTCACCAGGAATGACTGCCGGACCCAGCCGGTGTCGGTAATCGTTGTATCGGTCGTGCTCGAAGCCATGCGTCGACTCCCATAGGGGCGAAATAAAAAGCGAGAAGCAGACCGCTAAGTCCGCTTCTCGCTCTAAGGACTACAGGATTTACGCTTGCTTGCGCATGGAGACCGGTGACGCCGGCATCATCTGCCGGGCACCACGCGGATTACTGGCAGGCTGTGATGCAGGGGGCGCATTCGCTGCGTTGCCCTGCTGAGCTGTACTCGCCATGGTTTGCACTGCAGTCAGGATGGCCTTGAGCGTGTCGAGCTGATCGGAATTGATCTTGAGACCCTTGTTCAGGATGTCACTCACATCACCCATTGCCCCCATCTTTTCCTGGTGCTGGGCCTGCTGTACCGCGGTCACGCTACGCGCGCTGGTCACGAGCGGCTGGGCCGACGACGCCCCAAAACCGAACGGCGAATCCTGAACGGCCGGAGACGCCGCCGGTGTCACCGATGCGACACTCGGAGCGGCGGGCGTAGCCGCGGTGGTCGCAGCGGACCCGGCTGCAGCAGACGTGGGTGGCGAAGATGCCCCGACAGACGGTGCCATCGGATGCCCCACCACGTTCTGGATCGCAGCCTTGTCAGAGGCACTTCCTGCGTCATACTCAGACTGTGCTTTCTGGTTCGCGGCCTGACTGCTCTGGGCCACAGCATCCGGCAATGCGGGTGAGGCTCCCGATCCTGCCGGACCTGTAGACGCACCGCCGGAACCTGATGCGCCAGCGGCGGCCGCAGTCGTCGCGCTTGCACCTGCGCCACCACCACCTGCCCCAGCTTTCGCATCCGTACCCGCAGCGGCGCCACCGGCTCCCGCTGCACCATCCTTTCCACCTGCTGCTGCCGGTGTGCCTGACGGTGCCAGCTTGCCTGCCTGTGCCTGCTGCAGGTATTGCTGGTAGAGTTGCTCACGACTGCTGAGGCCATTCAAGCCCCCATTGATCGCAAGCGTTGCAGCGCGCACGTCACCGCTCTTGCCCGCACCCTTCACCCGCTGTTGCCAGTAGGCGACCGCGAGCTTTGCCGCCGTCTCCGGCTCTGCAGCCAGATCCGGATGGTTCACGAGGTCGACGCCAATCAGCTTCCCGAAATGGGCGTAGTTGTCTTTGCCGGTGAGCTGCACCACGCCACGGCCGCGATACTTGTACCCATCGTCCGGATCGGTGTTACCCATACGACCGCCATACGCTGCATCGGCGATCGCCTCCGGACCCGACTGCACGGCAGCTTGCGCGGCCTGCAGGGACGGGAAATGCTTCTTGCCAAACACACGCACCAGGTTGGCGGCGCTGTAGTGCAGATTTTCAGTCAGTGACTTGAAGCCGCCACTTTCGTGATCCATCTGCGCCATGAGCATCGCCTGCTCCTGCGGGGTCTTGATGCCGGCCGCCGCCATCGCCTTGAGGAGCGCGTTCTTCACTGCCTGAGCGCTGGCCGAGTAGGTTTTCTCCACCCACTTGCCCGCGCTCTTAGCAGCCGCCACACCGGTCTTGACGGCCTTGGCAGCTGTCTTGTACGCCTGCGTCTTCTGAACGGCTTGGACGCCCTGCTTGACGGCTTTACTGGCCGCCTTGTAGGTCTGCGTGTTCTGGACGTAATTCACGCCCGTCTTGACCTCGTTACCCGCCCAGGTCGCCGCCTTCTTGACGGCGTTGCCCACAGCGCCCGCCGCATCCGAGATCACCTTGCCCGCCTTCGACAGGAAGCTCGGTTGATCCGTCTTCGACGGGGTCGCGCTATCCTTGGGTTTCGCAGGTCCGGCCGGATCAGCCAGTACCTTCTTCTTGCCCTTGGCAGCGAGCGCATCGAGTGCAGGCTTCACACTCGTGGCATCCGTACTCAGGTCGTAGTGGTTCCACGGCGAGGCGGTGATCTCCCACGCCGATTTCCCATTCGGACTCTTTGTCCCTGCAACGATGCGACCCAACTGGACAGCGGTCTCAGGCGTCAGCAACATACTCACTGCGTCGTTATGGCCCGTGAGCGTGTTGCTCGCACCGACGTAGTTCATATACGTCGGCAGGAAGCGCAGGTTGAACCACGCCTGCCACTGATACCCCAACGTGTTGTTCACGCCAATCACGCCGAACTTGCTGCCCATCTTCGCCAGGATCGTGGCGGAGTCACTGAGGAAGGCGACGTGTGACGGTGCGCCCTTCTCAATCTTCAGCGCCTTGAGCGTTTCCACTTCCAGCGCTTTAAGGGCCGCGACCTTGTCCGCGTCCAGCGATGTCAGACCGTAGGTGCGATATCGGATCGAGGCCAGCAGATCAAGCCGGTCAGGCTCTTTCTTCAGACTCGGATCGATCGGCATCGTGGCCGTCGGCTTCTTGCCGAGGACATTCTGCGCAGAGGTCTTCGGTTCCGCTGCGTTAGCCGTACCGATACCCAGCATGGCCCAGAAGCCCGAGGACTTCTCACCCGGCTTGGCTGCACCCTTCCCACCGGGCTTGCCGTCTGCTGCCGCGCCTACTGCCGCGCCTACTGCCGCACCAGCAGCACCGGCCGCCGCCGCCTTCTTCGCCACATCGCTTCCGGTTTGACCCGTCTTCTTCGCCGTGTCCGGCTCCTTCGCGATGATGGCTTCCGCTTCTGCCACAAACTGCCTGACATCGGCACCCGTTGCCTTCAGCGTTTTCGCGCTGTGGAGGAGCAGGAGGGAGTTATGGAACGGCGAGGTCCGGTTGTTATACGGACCGTTCGGCCAACTCGCTGCCTTCAGGTATTTCTGCTTTTCCTCCTTCGTCAGTTTCTTGTCGACATCGGTGAGCGCCACACCCGAATTGACGCCATGCAAAGCCGTCATGTGCGTGAGGAACACGGGCTTGAAGCGACCCTGGAACCAGGTGAGCCAGTTCTGCACTTCGGTCTTCGATGACTGGTCGATATCGAAGCCCTTGAGCACATCAGCCAGCTTGACCTTCTGCGCGTTGATCTGCGCACCATCCTTGCCGTAGGTCACCGCAGGCAGCAGGGTCTTTTCCAGATCCACCAACACGTCGAGCGAATCATTGTCATCCGGCAGGAAACCGTACTGCGCCATCCGCACTGTTGCGAGCGGACCCGGTTTGCCTGCGAAGAAGTTCTTGATTCCCTTCACGCTCCGGTAGAGCCCGTACCCGACGAGACCGACGGCTGCCGCACCCAGCACAACGGGCGAAGCAATCAGGGCAGCAAGGCCACCGGCACCTGCCGCGAGGACACCCCCGCCGACAGCGGCGGCTTCCCCGATACCCGCTACAGCCCCTGCGCCTTCTGCGAGCGTGGCGCCCGCCCCTGCGGCCTCCCCAGCCGCGGCCTCAATGCCGGTTTCACCAACGGCCGATGCACCGCGGCCCAGCAGACGACCGCCGAAGCGCTTCAAGCCACCCCACGCAGCGCGACCCGCTTTACCGACCTTGGTGCCGAGGAAACTTCCCACTGCACCTTCTGCTGCATCCATGCCGCGGGTGAGCAGATTGCCGCTCCCCTTCGTCTTGTCCGTCCCTCCGCCTTTCAGCTTCGCGAGGAGTGCAGCAATTCCGCCGCCTTTCTTCGCAGCAGCAGCCGCCTTCGGCTCCGTACCACCGATCTCTCCCTTGTGCTGCATTTCCTCCCAGGAGTTGGTGACAAAGCCATCACCTGTCTCGTCGCCTTTCAACCGTTGCTTGCGCTCAGGCAGACGGGATTTCAACAGGTCACGGATCTCGGTCAGGCGCTCGGTCATGGTCTTCGAACCTGCAAAGACCAGCCCGTCCTTTCCGATCCACTTCGATACCCAGTTACCGATGAGTTCGAATGGCTTGGAGATCGCCCCCTTCGCGATGTTGAGCCCGCCCTTCAATGCCTTCCACGCCATCCCGATCGGAACGGTGGCCGCACTGAGGAGCTTCATCAACGGGGAACGGATGGGCTTGCCGTTGACGTCGACCAGTCCCTTGCCGATCATCTCTTTCGAGAGTGCGACAACAGGCTTGCCGGGATCGCTGACATCCATCACCGGACCATCAATGAGACCCGGCCGGGTGATCTTGTGGCCGGTCCGCTGGGAGACGTAGGCACCCGAGCGCATCATGATCGCGAGGAGCACCGGATCCGGATTGCCCTTCACGTAGATGTCCTGCGGGGCATCCATGATGTTCATGCCAGCGCGGATGGCACGAGCACCCGTACGGATGATGCGAGGCACGAGGGAGGTGATCCCGCCCGTGGCCGCATCGAGCAGTCCCTTCGCGCCCCTCCAGACAGAACCCAACGCCTTCAGCGAGCGCAGACCCGCCTTGCTCTTGGTGAAGGCATCGCCAATCTCGTCTGCCTTCAGGATGACCTTCTCAGGATCCCAGGCATCGACCACATCGCCCTTGATGTCCTTGTAGGACTTGATGACCTGACCCGTCGCCTTGTCCCGGTAATGGCCCGCTTTCAACTTCCACGCGAGCAAGACGGGTTCAGGATTCTTGCCAACGTAGATATCGTCAAAGCCCTTCGCGAACTCCAGCGCTTTCTTGCCCCCGGTGCCCAGTGCGCCAAGACCGTTACCGATCATTCCGCGCGCGCGCTGCATCAGCGGCGAGGGCTTCTTCATCCAGTCCCATGCCCCCGCGACGCCCGATCGCACCTTCCCGGTTACACCCCCGAAGATGTCACCGAGGTTGTAATCTAGCCATGCCTTTCGAGCTTTGCCGCTCTTAGCGTCCGGGGGTGGTACGCCGTCGCCGGCAGGAGCGTGACCAGACACAGCCACACCAGACGTAATCTTCTTTTGAATCGCAACGAGCGTTGCATGGATCTTCTCCGAAATAGTTTTACTGCTGCTTTGTTTGATCGCGGCGATCACACCTGCAAAGTCCCCGCGTCCCTGTGCCTGATTCGGCCCACCGTCAATCGAGCGTCCCCACTTGTTGCCAAGGAAGTGATTGACGTCGTGTGCAGCGGAACCATGAAGGTCCTCGCCCACCGCACCCGTGTTCAGGCGATGAAACTCACCTTCCACCAGTCGCAACCAGCGGCCCACGTCTTTTTCATAGACAGGACCATGCTTCTTCATCACGTTGTCCTGCGCCATCTGCGTCAGTTCCGCGGACGAAGCATTCGCGTGAGGTGATGCAGCAGCGGCTGCAGGCGCAGCGGGCTGGGGTGCAGGTGTTGCGGCGGCCGCAACACCTGACGCACTTGGATTGGGTCTGGCGAAATTGCCGAACGGATGACCGCTTCGCCCGCGCCGGCGGCGACGGCCGGAGGCGACTTTGCCCTGCGGTGCAAAACTCTCACCGAGGTAATAGTCCTGGAGCTTCTGCAGATCGAGCGTGCCGTTTGGTCGGATGAGCCCCGCCTTCACGAGAATCTGCCCCTGCCCGCTATTGAGCATGTCCTGCATGTGGGCGCGTGAATCCGCCATGCCGCTGCCCAGATGCGCAAAGCGCGCCTGGAAAGCCATCTGCTTCTTGTTGTCCGTATCGTCCGAGAAGTAATCCCGGAACAAACCCGACAACGCATCACCGTGCTCGGCGTCCGCACCCTGGTATTCCCAGATGTCGGAATAGCGCTTGGCTGAACCTACCCGGTTGTTCAGGTTGTCGGACATCATCCGACGAATGAGCACCTTGCGCTGCTCAGCTGTGAGCTTGCGCTTGCTACCTTTCTCCAGCTCATCCACGAGCCCGTGGGCACGTTCCTGCACAAACGCCGCATCACCCGGGCGCACGACCGAATGCAGCGCCCGCGCGGTGACCTCCGACTTCTTGCCGAAGGTGTTCTTCGCATGGTCGTAATGCGTGAGCTCGACCGAGCTGTCTCCCGTGCGCATGATCTGCAATTCACGGTAGATCCGGGCCAGGTAGCCAGGGATGATTTCCGTCAGGGACTTGCGCGCCAAGCCGTTAAATGGCGCCGGGTCCTGCAGGTTGCGCAGATTGTCGACGTGAAAGCCGGTCTGCACACCGTTCGACGCAATGGCCTGATCTTTCAGCCAACGCAACATGCCACCAACGACCGGAGCGTCATCCCACTTATCGGAGTGGGCGAACTCCATCGCGTGCTGGGGTGCATTGCCCGCGTAGAACTGCAACAGGTTCCCGATGCGATTGACGTCGCCCGCGTACTTGCTGTTCTTGACGTGCTTGCCGATCCATTTGCCAAAGCGCGGGGCCAATCCATCAGCGACCATCCCGCCGACCATGTTGCCCCCCATCTCGGCACCGGACGGACCCCCCATGTCCGCCATGCCACCGACCATGTCGCCCATACCCATCGCCATCTGGGCACCGCCCACGATGCCCGACAGACTGGATTTCATCTGGCGCTGCAGGTGTCCGGTCAGGTTGCGCATGAACTGCGAACGCTGGCTAAGGACCATGCCCCCCACATTACCCATGAACTTGTTGCGCAGGATGATCGGCCAATCTTCACGGGCCTTGATCTTGAGCAGGTCTGGCAGGCCGGTGTTCTTCTGGATCGATTGAAGCAGTTGCGTGGTCTGGGCGTTCTGCCGCTTGGCTTCGCTTAGCGCGTCCATCGCAACAAAGTACTGGCGGTACTGCAGCTCGAGCGTCTTGCGCTGGAAGTTGACCGTGACCTTGTCCTGGTAATCAGCCAGTCGCTGGAGTGCGATGCGCATAGCACTCAGCTGCGTGATCTGTGTATTGGCCCGATTGTGGTCGATGTTTTTCTGGATGTCGGCTTCAGCCTTGTCCTCAGCGCGCTCCTGCGCCGCCGTCTGCGCCTGGTAGGCGAAGACATCACCCAGCATGGCTTGCGTCGAGGCATGGCGCATGGCTTCTTCGGAGATCCCGGTGGAGCCAGAATTCGCCGTCTCGGTCCATGCCTTGATCCGCTGCTGCATCTTCGCGGGCAGGATTTTGCTCGCTGACGGCAGGAGTTTCGCCGTCGCCCGCTTCATCTCGTTGAGGGCGGGCTTGATCTCGTTGGCGCCGGAATTGTATAGGCTTCGGATTGAGGCAGTCGCCTCGTCCGCCAGCTCCATCGCGCTGCCATAGCCCGATGGAAGCGCCCCCTTGATCGTCTTCTTGATAAAGCTCTCGCTGCGCGTGGCATCCCAGATGCCCGTGACTGTCCCCTTGGTGAAGTCCTTTGCAGCCGAGACGGCCGGATGGCGATCGTTCTTGGGTGGCTTCGACTGATAGTCGAAGTCCGGCAGATCCAGTTCGGTATCAAACCCAAACTCGTCTGTTGATTTCAAGCGTTTCTTCTTAGCCATTGCGACGGCTCCATTTAAAGCGCAGGCCGTGTCCAGATCACGGCTCCTCATAGATTTTTGTTTTTAGGCAGACAAGCCATGATTCGCTCGGCGATTCCCTTCAACATCTCTCTGCTCGAACTCACGCCTGCCAGGTTAGCCGGATTGCGCCCTGTGCGTTCGCTGGACTTCTTCGACGGCAACTCGCAGTCCTTTCACGACGATGGGTTGTTCTCCGTGAGCATCTTTGGGAAGGTGGGAGACGAGAAACGCTCGTCGCGTTTCTCCTACATCGACATCAAGGTGCCGATCTTTCACCCGGTGGTGTACCGGGCGCTCGTGAGTCTCAAGCGCCTCTACGGCGAGATCATTTCGGGTCAGGAACGTGCTGTCTGGAACCCCGAGCTACGCGACTTTGAGCGCAGTGATGCGATCAACGGCCAGACGGGCTTTGCCTTCTTCGTTGCGAACTGGAAGAACCTCGTCTTTGCCCAGACGAAGAGCGATCAGCGCGAGCAGAACATCAAGCTGATCGAGAAGTACCGGGACAAGGCGATGACCTCCAAGATCGTTGTGATGCCAGCCGGCATGCGCGATCTGGAAATTGGTCCGGATGGCCGGATTCGTGAAGACGAGATCAATACGATCTATCGCACGCTGCTCGCAAAGTCGAATGCGATCACCGAGAACGTGCTGCGCGCAAACCCCGAGATCATCAACACGGTGCGATTCAGTTTGCAGAACACCTTCTGCCAGCTCTATGACCTGCTCGAATCAATGATCGAGGGCAAGAAGAAGTTGCTGCTCGGCAAGTGGGCAAGCCGCCGGGTATTTGACGGCACACGGAACGTGATCACGGCGATGGATACGTCCACCGCCTATCTGGGTGCAAAGGGCAACCCCGGCTACAACAACACGGTCATTGGGCTCTATCAGATGCTCAAGGCTGCGCGGCCGGTGGCGACCTATCAGATCCGCAATGGCTTCCTGCAAAGAGTCTTTCTTGGCGCGACTGCTCCCGCGCGGCTCGTGAACAAAAAGACCTTGATGCAAGAGCCCACGATGCTCAAGCCGGATTACTACGATCGCTGGATGACGACCGAGGGCGTCGAGAAGATCATCACGGCCTTTGGCGAAGAGGACATGCGCCACAAGCCGATCGAGATCGACGGGAAATATCTGGGACTCATCTACAAGGGACCCGATCACAGCTTCCGGCTCTTCAGTGGGCTCGATGAATTGCCCGATGGCTTTGACAAGAAGTACGTCACCCCGCTTACGTTCTGCGAGCTGCTGTACGCCTCGACATATCGCCACCTGACCGGTCTACCCCTGTTCATCACCCGCTATCCCATCACCGGGATCGGTTCGATCGTGCCCAGCAAGGCATACGTGAAGACCACGATCCGTGCGGAAGCCCGTGAAGAGTTGGGGCCGGACTGGCGACCGATCGGCGAGGACTACACCGCCTACGAATTTCCCATCACGGGAGGCGCCTTCATCAACTCGCTCGTGCCGCACAGCGCACGCCTGGGTCGCATGGGGGCGGACTTCGACGGCGATACGGCTTCGGCCAACGTCACCTACACCGACGAGTCGATCGCGGAGCTGGATGACTTCCTCGGTAGTCGGCGAGCCTACGTAGGCACCGACGGCCGGGCACTGGCGAGTGTGGCGGTCTCCACAGTCGAGCTGGTGCTGCACAACCTGACTGGGGACTAACGACAATGTTTCTGTACGAATATTTTTACCAGCACTACGGCATCCGGCGCACGTCCCAACTGATCTCGCCCCCGATGCCGCTGGTGGAGCAGCTGCATCTGCCCAAGCGCAGTCTGTTTCACTTCATGGGCACGAGCCCGCTCGATCAGGGTCCCGATTCCAACCAGCTGGAATTCCGCGGGGTCACCAAGCCCATCGTCGTGCAGCATGTCTTCGAGCAGCGCGCCCAACTGGGTCACCCCCGTCCGATTCCGACGTCCACGCAGCTGCTGTCGTCCAAGTGGTTCCAGCGCAATCGTCGTTACAAGAAGCTCTTGAACTTCGATGTCGGTACGCGCGACGAGAATACGCTCGCCGTGTTCAACTACGCCTTCCTCTGGGGGCTGTTCCGTTATCCGCGTTCGCTCTACACCGCGTACAGCCAGTGGCACAACATCGCGGAAACGATGTGGTCGGTGGCGGGTGAGATTGCCCAGACATCGAACCGTCATCAGTTCATCCCGATTACGCTGCCCCGGATCCTGCCCTGTCTGGCTGACCTGAATCTGGGGACGGCCAGCGGCATGAACCAGCGCCTCATCAAGCGGTTCAATTCGCACGAGTCACTGATGATCCTGGAGATCTGGAAGTGGCTGGGGGAGAACCGGAAGACGTCGATGCTCTCGCACGTCGACGACAAGCGTCTGTCGCGCATCAATCTTCTGTTCGAGGAAAGCGGCCGCTGGTTTGTCATGAACCTTGGCACCGTCAACGACTGGCGTGTCGCGACGGAAGCCGAACTGGCAGCGGACCCCGATGCGAATCAACATGGTCTCGCCCCGCAACGGCTGCAGCGCTACTTCCTGAAGATGCTGATGTCCCTCATGGAGGCGCGCACCACCGCGGCGCCCGAAGTGATGGCACAAAGCGACTCGGAATCCGCGCCGAGCGATCTGACGCCAGATGAGCCGAGCAATGTCGTCGACGTCATCGATCCCCTGACGGGCGTCGCGGTCAAGCAAGTTTCGCAGCCATTCGAAGTGCCCAACGGACTGGGCGTCACACCGAAGCAGGTGGATGCCGACATCAACGAGGAACTCGACCAGAACCGACAGGCCGCGGCCAAGGTGGCGCACGTTATTCAGCATCAGGCCATCGAGCCGGCCGAGCGCGGCATCGACATCAAGCCGGATCTGGAAGTCGAGAAGCAGATGGATCACGATCTCGACCAGCTCGAGTACATCGCCAACATCAGCCATGCGGATGAAGACGATGCCTCGATGCAGCGGCCCCTCGAGTCACCGGGTACGCTCACCCCGGATGGTGCGGTCATGAAAATCTGTGACCGCCTCGCTGAGCAAGGCATGCTCACAGCGGGGGAACACCGTCGGTATCAGGCGCTCTCGGAAGCGTACAAGAAGATTGTGGCCCCTGACGGCAAGTCGACACTGGCCGACTTCGTGAAAATCCCGGCAGAGGCAATCGCGATTCCGGCCTCTCCCGAGATTCCGGACATCAAGACGGTGACCGACAAGTCGATGTTGAAGTCCTCGCTGCATGTGTTTGACTCGCACTACATCAAGCACGTGATGCAGAAAGACATTGCGGGCATGGTGCTGAACCTGCAGCAGGCGGGACTTTGCGTGACGGACTACGACGTGCAGGAAGTCGATGACGTCATGGGAACCTACAACGTCTACACGGCACGCGTGACGCCGGTAGATGGCGCCTCGTCGACGTTCCGGTTCCGCTTGCCGGTGTTGTCAGAAGACGGGACCTTCACGAGCAATGGCGTGAAGTACCGGGTACGGAAGCAGCGGGGGGATTTGCCTATTCGCAAGATCGCCCCGGACCGCGTGGCACTGACCAGCTACTACGGCAAGGTGTTCGTTTCACGCTCGACCAAACGCGTCAACGACTCCGGCACCTGGCTCGTGAACAACATCACGGCCATCGGACTGGACAAGAGCAACCCCATTGTCCAGCACCTGCAAACCGCCGCGGTGTTCGACAACCTCTTCACCGCACCGCGCCTATATAGCACGCTGGCCATGGCATTTCGGGGTTTCCAGCTGGGTGGCTTTGACTGGAGTTTCGACCACACGAAGCGCGAAGCCCTCTACGGGAAAGACACGCTCGCGATGATCGAGCGCGACGGGATCGTGGTCTGCGGGAAGTCCCTCCGAAAGCCCAATGCGTTTCTCATCATGGATCGTCAGGGGGCGCTCTATCAGTACGACAAGGGTGAGCGTCATCGCCCTCTCGACCTGCCCTCCATCGAAGAGATGCTGGGGCTCGATCCGAGCAAGTCGCCGGTGGACTTTGCGGAAGTATCGGTGCTGGGTCGGACAATTCCCCTGGGGATCGTGCTGGCCTACGAGATGGGACTGGATCGCCTGATGAAGTTCCTGGGTGTCGAGCCCCGGCGCGTGCCAGCAGGTCAGCGGGTGAACCTGCAGCCCAACGAGTACAGCCTTGTGTTCGCCGATGAGACGCTCGTGCTGCCGAAAGACAAGATGTACGCGTCCCTCGTGCTGGCGGGCTTCAATGAGTATCACCGCAGCATCCGGACCTACAACTTGCATGAGTTCAACAAGCGCGGCGTGTATCTGAATGTGCTGGAGTCGGGCGGTGCCTCGCAACGGTATCTGCGGGAACTGGATCTGCAGTACCAGCTCTTCGTGGATCCGATCACGCGGGAGCTCTTGATCGACATGAAGGAGCCGACCGATTATCAGAGCCTGCTGCTCAAAGCCTGCGAGATGCTCCTGACGGATACCCATCCCGATGAACTCGATTCGCGCTGGATGCGGATCAAGGGCTACGAGCGGATGTCCGGTGCGGTCTATTCAGAGATCGTGCGCTCTATCCGGGTGCACAACGGTCGGCCGGGCAAATCGCGCGTGCCCATCGATCTGAACCCGTTCCAGGTGTGGAAGAACGTCACCCAGGATCCGGCAAAGATTCAGGTGTCGGATATCAACCCGATCCAGAACCTGAAGGAGATGGAAGCGGTCACCTATTCCGGTGTCGGCGGTCGTGGCTCGCGCAGTATGACCAAGCAGACCCGTGTCTACCATGAGAACGACATGGGCACCATCTCTGAGTCGACGGTCGACTCGTCCGATGTGGCGATCAACACCTACACGAGTGCGGATCCCCAGTTCACGTCGCTGCGCGGTCTCTCGCGCCGCTACGACCTGAAGACGTCCGGGGTGACCGCCTTGCTCTCAACCTCGGCACTGCTCTCGCCGGCGGCGGATCGGGATGATTAACGCTTTTGTATTGAAACGAAGTTAACCCTCCTATCGTATGTAAAGGATAGGAGACTGTAATGCCAGAACTTAGTCACCTCTCGGGTTTCTTCAAGATACCGGGATATTCGCAATACTTGATCGATAAGACTGGGTCGGTGATTAGTCACCCGCTGTTTGAGGAAGTCGTTGGCTGGCGAGGAGCGAATGGTTACTACAACCTTTCGATGACCTCCGATGCCGGGACGACGGCACTTATCGGTCGCCATCGCTTACTTGCTTGCGTCTTCAAACATCCTGGGAAGGATGTCAAAGATCTAGTGGTGAACCACATCGACGGGAATAAGGAGAATGACTCTCTCGACAACCTAGAATGGGTAACGTACCAGGAGAACGCGGAGCACGCGGGGAGACTGGGGCTGACGCGAAAGTGTCTACCCATTCAGGTTCGTGATGTCGACTCTGGACAAGTTGACGAATACGCAAGTCTGATCGAATGCGCCAGATCGCTCGGCATTTCGAAGGATGCGATAGCGTGGAGAGTCAAAGCTGACTCGTGTCGGGTGTACCCCGAACGAAAGCAGTATCGACTCGCTGCGGCAGGTAGTGAATGGCCGGTCTCAGTTGGCGATCTCCTCACGTGGTATGGGAGAACGAGACCAGTGGATGCTCGTAACGTCATGACGGGCGAGGTGCGGGGGTTTGACTCCCTTACTCAGCTTGCGGGTTATCTCGACGTGGCTCTACCGACCGTACAACAGTGGTTGACAGCGCCCAATCAACCCGTGGTCAGTGGTATGCATCAATTGAAATGGCGTGAGGATAAGACGCCGTGGCGAGACGTGCAGAACCCCTATTACGAGCACGAGATCTTCAGTGGGAAACGCGTGGTCCTGGTGACAAATCAGTCATCCGGAGAGGAGCAAATCTTCCTGTCCGCGATTGATTGTGCCAAGGCCCTCGGCATACGTCCCACTGCACTCACCTATCGGCTCAAAAGCGAAGGGAAGACGGTTTTCCCAGACGGACTAAAGTTCAAGTATTACAACGATCGTTCAAGCAACAAGCAGGGTCCGGTTACTCAGCAATGAGTGACTGAATGTTCTCTTACTGACGGGGACCCCCTTAGAGCCTCACTTACCAAGCGACGGCAGTAATGGCGTCGTGGCTGAACTAATCACTCAGGTACGGTAACAAAGGTGAGGATTGGGCAATCCGCAGCGAAGCTCCCGAAAGGGAGAAACGTTCAACGACTAACCGCTTATCACGGTGTACCGGTCAAGCGACTGGGAAATGGGAACCCTCCCTCTGGGAGGAAGATATAGTCTGCTCCATTGGGAAAGCCAATGGCGGGTGTCATAGCACACCGGCTCCGTGTCGCGAACGGAGTGGACATAAAGCCAAAACGGGTCAACTTTATCGGGATCCAGCAGTCGCACGGCATCGCCTGCAAGGGCTATCGCCAGGCGTCGCTGCGTACCGGTTACGAGCAGGTCATTGCGCATCGCACGAGTGATCTATTTGCCCTCACCGCGAAGAAGCCTGGGAAGGTGATTTCGGTGACGCCAGAAGGCATGCAGGTGCAGTACGACGATGGTCAGATCCAGGGTATCGAACTGGGTCGACGCTACGGGAACGCGGCCGGTCTGATTGTGCCGCACCAGGTCAACCCGGCAGTACGGGTCGGACAGGTCTTCAGGCCGGGTGAACTCCTTTGCTACAACGAAGGGTTCTTCGAGCGCGATGTGCTCAATCCCCGTGGTGTGGTGTGGAAGGCTGGGATCACCGTGAAGACGGTGTTCATGGAAGCAACGGTGACGCTGGAAGACTCTTCCGCCATCTCGAAAGAGGTGGCCGAGTTGCTCTCGACGAAGACCACGAAGATGCGAACCATCGTCGTGAACTTCGATCAGGAAATCCACAAGGTGCGCAAAACAGGCGAACGCGTGGGGGCGGAAGATATTTTATGCGTCATCGAAGACGCCGTGACCGCGGGCAATCGCCTCTTTGATGAGGAGTCGCTCGACACACTGCGGGTGCTCAGTGCGCAAACGCCCCAGGCCAAAACCAAGGGGCAGATCGAACGCATCGATGTGTTCTATCACGGGGATCTGGAGGACATGTCCGATTCCCTGCGCAAACTCGCTGCCGCCTCCGATGTCGCCATGATCCGCCGCTCTCGAGCTGCGGGCAAACGGGGCTACAACGGCAGCGTGGATGAAGCCTTCCGTGTCGAGGGTAACCCGCTCCAACCGGATACCGCCGCCATCCAGTTCTACGTGACGACGGATGTGGCTGCGGGTGTCGGCGACAAAGGCGTCTTCGGTAATCAGCTGAAAACGGTGTTCGGTGCCGTGATGGAACGCGACCTTCGGACTGAATCCGGTTTGAAGGTTGATGCTGTCTTTGGTGCCAAGTCCGTGGCTGACCGGATTGTGTCCTCTCCCGAAGTCATCGCGACGACCAACACCTTGCTCGATGTCATCGCTGCCAAGGCCGTCGCTCTGTACAACTCGTGACCTCTGACAGATAGCGTGCCTTTCGGGTGCGCTATCTGTTGCTGTTTTGTTTATCTCTTCCGTGCTTTGCTGATAGGAATCCTCATGAAAAACAGAGAATCTGAAAAGACGCTCGTGACGCTCGCGAATGCCACGAAACTCGTGCGCACAGTCGTTCAGGGCGTCATCGGCAATGACGTCGCTGATTCGATTGCGGGCGCTGCGCTGACGAGCGACGTGATTGACCAGCTCGCACAGGCCAATTTTCAGGCCGCCGTGCAACCCTACCTGTAACCGGAGCGATCCACCATGTTGAATGAAAAAGAGCTGATGAGCTCGCTCCCCTTGACCGAACGTCTGGACGCTGCGGGTTACGCCCTGCATCCGGTTGGGGGCACCCCGCTCGAAGCCTTGGTTGCCGCCAGCCGCTCGGACTCCGGTCTCTATGACATGGCCCAAGGCAATGTGGGTCAGCTCGTCGTGAATATCGGCGTCATGGCCAACAAGCAGCAGCCGTTCCTCGGCTGCGCAGAACACGACGTCGTGCTCGATGACATCGTCGCCACCGCGTGCGATGCCGTCAAGAATCACATCGCGGTAGCCCGTGGCGTGGTCGCACCGGTTGTGAAAGACCTGTACTCGCGTGTGTCGGACTCACTGGGTGAACTGACCCGGTCCTCGTTGCTCGGGATGGAAGTCGAAGTGCAGGGCGAACCCAAGCCACTGAACAATGGCGCGCTGCAGGCCGCCATTCGCAAGTTTGAGCGTGTCTCGTTCGATAGCCCCTCGTTGTCGCTGGCGTTGCCGGATATGACGGTGAGCGAGCTGGCTGAATTGGCCGGCTCGGGAAGCGGTTCGCTCGATGGCGATGTGGCGGAATGGCTCGCGGCCAAAGGCGATGGCTTCCTCTCCCGTGTCTGGAAGGGCATGTTCCAGCAAGGCTCGGACGCGAAATTCCGTAACTTTGCAGAATGGGTCGGTGACCGGGTGGAAGGGGTGGACGTGGCGCTGGCCGTGTTCCTCTTCACGCGCAAGCTCTTTGAAGGCAAGCCGATGGAAGGCACGAACATGTCGCTCGCGAATTACCGCGGCGTGCTCGCTGAATTCCGGGATCAGGCGGGCGCCACGCTCTGCCGGGCGCTGGATAAGGTGGAGCGCTCGGTGCGTTCGGGCATCCTGGTGCGCGACATCGTCGGGGCGAAGACGGTCGTCTATGAACCGGTGTATCGCCAGTTCCTGGAAGCCGGCGGCACGAACGAGATGCTCTTCGCGAATGCGCTCACGATGCCGCTCGCCACGTCCCTCGACGCCATCCTGGCGAAGAAGGATCAGTTGGCCACGCGCTGGAACACCCACACGGGCATCACCAAGACGGCCGAAGCCAACAAGCGTTTCAACAAGGCGAAGGAGCTGCTCAACCACCACTTCCGTGCGCAGTTGAGCGACCACATCGACGGCGCGGATGGGTTCGACCATAACCGCGACCTCATCGTGAAACTCTTCAATGAGCAGCTTGCGCTGGTGACGCTCGGTGATCTGGACGATCTCTACAACCTCTGCCTGAAGCTCGTGTGCCGCTCGCGCTACTTCCAGACCGATGCCGAACGCATTCTCGGCGGGATCGATCGCGCCAAGCGTGAGAATCCGACTCTGTCGGTACGCGAAGCCGCGACGGTGAGCATTGTCGATTACATCGCCTTCTGGGTGGCGTCGATGCTCCGCATCCAGCACTACTGAGCCTCACCCTCCCCTGCTTCTCTAGGACACCGCTATGGATCCATCAAAACTCATTCGAGACCCTGAGCGGGTCAAGGGCGCCATCCTGGAGACAGCAGATGGGAAGCTGATTGCACAGCAGCCGTTAAAGCTCTACGTGCCGGCGCGGTTTGCTGAGCGTGGTCTCGCCTCGATCGGTATCGAGACCTACGTCTACGGCATCTACGCGATGGTGCTGGAAGACAGCTTCTTCGCGGTGTCGCTCGTGAACGCGATGATCCGCATCGAACCGACCTCGATGATGAATATCGTCATCGACGGCGACGAGTACTACGAGTTCTTCTTCGAGAAGGGCGCGACGATTACCCCGACCACGATGCTCGTGAAAGCGGACACGCTCGTCTATCGCGTGTTCAACGAGATCATCGCCGGTGGCCACTGGCCCTGGTACATCGGTTATTCAGAAGCCGCGCGCATTCTGGATACCGCGCGCTATCACGCTGGCGCCAACGTGGGGCAGAACCACGAGGTGACCGAGCTGCTCATCTCGATGGTGGCACGTAACCCCGAGAACCGCCACCAGCACTACCGGGCGGTTATCAAGAGTCTGGACGAGCTGGTCAAGCACCCGCCTGCCTTCATTCCCTTGCGCTCGGTGGAATACGCCGCCGACAACACCTTCACCAAGCTCGCGGGCTCGTACTTCAGCCGCGGGGTGGTCAGCGCGCTCAACTCCCCGTCCGAGCGTCAGGAACGCATCGACAGCCTCCTCATCAACGGCTAGGCCACATCCGATAAGAAGAGTACATCGCCATGAGTGAATACATTCGCTTTGGTTTCACCGCCTTGAATGGCACCAATAAGGCCGGGACGCTCCGACCGGACGATGATGGCTATTACGAGGTCGTCCTCGGGGGCCTGAACATCTACAACTCGGTAGACCAGTTCTACCCGTATGAACCGGCCAAGGATCTCTTCACGGGATCGAGCCAGCTCATGCGGCGGGTCGGCGCCGGCTCCCTGCGCGGCGAGTTCGGTCACCCGAAGCTCTCCCCCACGCAAAGCTACGAGTCCTACGCCCAGCGGATCCTGTCCATCTACGAGAGCGAGATCTCGCACCACATCCGTGAAGTCACGCTCGACTTCGACCGGGTGAAGGATCAGCAGGGCCGCAAGGTCATCGCGATCATGGGCAAGGTCAAGCCATGTGGGCCGAAGGGTGAGCAGCTGCAGGCGTCGTTCGAGAACAAGCACGAGAACGTCTGCTTCTCCATCCGTGCGTTCACGCAGGACACGCAGGTCGGTCGCACGACCAACCGCATCCTGAAAAACATTGTCACATGGGATGCGGTCAATGAACCGGGTCTCGCCGTAGCGAACAAGTGGAGCGTGCCGGCGCTGGAAGAAATGGCGGACACGATGTTCTCGCGGCGTCAGCTCGAGCGCGCCGTGCTGGCACCCGCCACCGGAAGCGTGGCACTGGAGTCCGTACGTCTCAGTACCGCCGAGCTCTTCCAGACGCTCGGGTGGACCAACCCCTCCAAGCAGCCCGCCTATCTCGACTGGTAGTGCACCTACCCCATGGGCCAGCAGGGCGACCTGCTGGCCTTTATGCCGTCTTGTCGGGATTCAAATCAGGTTCGGACACATATCACCAACTTGAGCCCGTACAACGAATTGCACGTTCGCCTGGGCATTTCTTACTGACATAGGGCCTTCCTATGCTCATCCTGAACCCACAGAGAGAAAGGACCGATGATTACCGATATCCGTGGCGATAATCGACAGCTGCTGTTCAAAGGCGAGAAGTACCCGGTGGGTAAGCTCCTGGGTCTCATGGCCCAGGCGCCACTCATCGATGTCCCGCGCGACGACATCAACGTAGCGGATCCGATTCTCTACAAGGACTTCTGCGTGGAGTTGGAGAACTGCGACTCCGATGAACACCGTGCGTTGCAATATGGCGACATCGCCTTCTTCAAACAAGAAGGCAAGTTCACGGTACTGCTCGGTCGGCAGAAAGCTTTGGATGCCCAATCCGAAGGCCTTCTCATGCTTCGCGGTCGTCTGATCTCGACGCCTGCGTTGAAGAAAATCCGCGTTGATGACCGGCCGATTATTACGGCCAGTAACGAAACGGAACGCCGTTATCCGGCACAATCTCGGCCTCGGGAAAACCCGTACCGCAGCGATTCTCGCGCTGCGTACCGGCGCTAATTCCCACCCCCTGTTTCAGCACCGCCACACGGAGGGACTCGTGTAGTCGTGACGGATTGCTTTGCGTAGTTCCTCCAAGCCCTTACACATCCTTTACAAATCTCAATCAAGGAAGCAGAACATGTCCGATACCAAGACCATCGTCAAAGTGAAGCCGACCACGTCCGAGCTCGCCGCTACCGTTCGCAAGGACATCAAGATCGACGCGAAGACCGGCGTGGGTACGATCAAGGAAAACTGGTACGTCGAAAATCTCGGCCTGGCCGTGCCGGAAGCGATCAAGACCAAGTACCCGGGCATCGAAAACGACATGGTGCCGATCATCGAAGGCCTGCAGGATCACAACACGGTGCTGGCAGCGGCCGTCGGCCTCGCGTTCGGTGAAGAATCCGAACACGTGATGAAGAAGCACAAGGAACTGGAGCGCACGACGCTGGATCTGCCGACGACCGGCAAGGATGGCTTCGACTTCGTGTATGACCGCACGAAGAAAGTGACCGACCCGACCGCTGATGGCGGCACGAAGATCACCCACGGCGCGCTGTCCGTCGGCTACCGGACCTACGGTACGAAGAACCGCGGCGAACTGGCCAAGGTCAAGACCCTGTTGAAGGAAAGCGCTGCGAGCGTCTTCAGCAGCTAAGCCATCCGACCTGCTGTACCCAAGAAGCCCCGCCAAGTGCGGGGCTTTTTCTTTGCCTCTTCTTTTTTCGTGCCCGCCATGGACGTCATCCGTATCACGACACCCGGAAGTCAACCCACCCGCCATCCGAAGTGTCTGGGTGAGTGGACCAATACCTCGAACGGCAGTGACTTCGATTGTGCCTATGACAGTCGCGTGATTTGTGATGACTGTCGTTATGGTCCGCACCCCACTCGTACCAGCAAGTACCCGGATGCGAAATGCAACCAGCGATCAGACCCGTCGTGAAGCTCTTCAAAGTGCAGCTGTCACGCTGGCGTCTGGTCCGGGACCTGGGCATTCATCTGCTTGATGTAACCGCGAAGTCTGGCAATCCCGCTTTCGCTCCACGCTTTGACGATGTCATGGCGTACAAGCGCGGTGAGTTATCCGAAGAGGAGTACACGCGTCGCTATCTGCAGCGCATGTCCATATCGAAGAAGCGCTTCCCGCAGGAATGGGAAAAGCTCAAAGCGATTCATCTTCCCATCGCTGTCGCCTGCTACTGCAAAGCGGGCGTGTTCTGCCATCGACATCTCTTCGTTGGGATCGCAGCGGACTACCTGAAAGACGCAGGCATCGATGTGAAGCTGATGTACGAGATCACAAGCCTCATTCCCCCACAAACGGAGACGCCACCCGATGACCCAACTGATACCCGCAGCACCACCCCTGCCGGGACAGCTGGCCCTCCTCGCCAAGATCGAGAGTAGTGGGGCGATCGCGCCTGCCCGATACGCCATCCAGCGCGCCGAAGGGATCTTGAAGTTGCTCCCTGCAGTCATGCACGAAGGCGACGTTGGTCTGCTGAAAGACGGCTCCATCGTCATGCAGTGGAAGCGTCAGGACGAAACGATGGATGTTCAGTTGCAGATGACGGCCGTCTCAGACGGCAGTTTTCACTACGCCTACATCGTCAAGGGTCAGGGACGTGCCGGCGGCCACCTGAAGACCTATCAAGGCGACCACGAAGCCCTCTCGATCGTAAGCCGAGTCGTTGCCATGCTGACTCCGAAGTCCAAACCCGCCCTACCGAACACGGAGCGCCGATCGTGATTTCGACTCATCTCCTGAGCTGGATTGGTGCAGCTCTTCTTATCAACTACATGCTGGGCCTCGCCTGGATTGACCGCAATGCCGGCCTCTGGGAGTTCCTCAGCAAGATCGAAGGGACATTCAGTTCGAAGCTCTTCACGATGAACATCCTGATGTTCTTCTGGGTGTTCATTGATGCGTTCCGAGTGTGTCGCTTCTTCCTTCGCATAAGGAGGCGTCGTGCCCTATAGCCAGAAGCTCAAAGATGCCGCCCACGCACTGTGCGCCATGCGCGGGATTGATCCCCTGCAACAACGCACCAGTGACATGGGTTGGTATTACGAGGCCTGGCACGACCTCGCCGACGAGATCGTTTGCACCATGCAGGTCAACCTGATCATCACCCAACATGCGCTGAAGCCCCTGGACCTCAGCGACGAGCTTTTCCACCAAGTAAAACTAAAACCATCATGTTCGTAAAAGAAGACACACGCCAACTCGCACGGATCGTCAAGATCGACAACCTCCTCCCCATTCCGAAAGCGGACCGGCTCGAAATCGCGGTCGTGCAAGGTTGGGAATGCGTGGTGCAAAAAGGCACCTATCAGATCGGTGACGAAGCGCTCTACTTCGAGATCGATGCAGCGATTCCGCTCGACAGTCCAATCTTCGCTGATTTCGACAAGCAGTACCTGCGCGTGAAAAAGGATGAAGGTAACGCTAAGGAATACGCCGTTATCAAGACAATCCGTCTGCGCGGCGCGCTCTCGCAAGGGCTGCTGATCTCGCGCGCGACCTACGCTGGAACGGGAGCGGCTGGCAACTCGGTCGGTACCAATGTGACGAATGCGCTGGACGTGCTCAAGTATGTCTCGCCCGAAGAAGCACGGCTCTACACGAACACCTCCCTGCAGCTCGACGACAAGCAGAGCAAGAAGCTGGTGTGGCGTCTGCGTGCCTGGCTCGTCAACGGGATTGTCTCGGATGGTCTGCAGCCCTTCCCTCACGGTCACGTGAAGTCGGAAGAAGAGCGCGTGCAGAACCAGTTCGAAGAGTACACGGCGATGGCCAAGGCAGGCGAAACGGCCGAACTCTCGATCAAGCTCGACGGCGAGTCCTCCACCTTCTATACGGAGCTCGACTCCGCGAAGATCGGGGTCGCCCAGCGAAACTACTCGCTGCGTACCGATGATGTGCTCTACACCCGCTGGCAGTCGCTGCGCGTGTACCTCGCTGATTGGGTGCGTTGCATCGCACGCCGTCGCAGCGGTGCTGATTGCGACACGCCCCGCTGGAAGAAAGGCTTCCTCGCTCAGTCGGTCCCGCTCGTGGCGTACTTCACCCGCGAGAATCTGGCGTACAAGATCGCGCTGTTCAACGACACCAACGACCTGCCCTTCGCGAAGGGTAAGAAGCTGGCGATTCAGGGCGAGATGGTTGGGCCCGATTTCAACCGCAATGCCGACGGCGCCAAGACGAACTGCTTCTACATGTACCGCACGTTCGTGAACGGCAACATGCGGCTGCTGCCGGAGCAGGCGCGTCAGGTGGCTGACGCACTGGGTGTGAAATACATCCCGGTGATGGACGCCAACTTCGCCCTGCCCCCGACGATCAAGGAAGTGATGGCGCTGGCAGATGGTCCGGGGCACTTCGATCAGACGCGGCTCCGTGAAGGCCTGGTGATGAAGAACAACGTCACGGGCAAGAGCTTCAAGATCATCTCCAACAAGTGGCTGGAGAAGAAGGAGAAGAAAGAGGCGTAAGTCGCGATGGTATGACGGGCCGCAATTGCGGCCTACTACTAAGGAGTACTGTACATGAGTACCGTAAAAGAAGGCATGGGTCTGCTGGTTTCCGTGCTGATCGCCATCCTCGTCGTGATCGGAATCACGGAGCTGGGCTATCTCGGATACGCCCACTTCGCACCGAAGTACGAACAGGTGCGCCGCAACACGTTCACCCAGTCCCAGGAATACAACGAAGGGATGCTGCGCCAGCTCTACGAGATGCGTCGTCAGTATCTAAGCACAACGGACCCGTCCAGTAAGGCAGTCCTGCGTGACACCTTCCTTCACAACGTCGACGGCTATCCGAACCAGCTGCCGCCTGACCTCCAACAATTCAAGAACGTTCTCGAGACCAACCAATGAAACTTTTCCGACTCATCGGCATCGCCCTACTCGCCTTCTTCGTGCTGACGGCAGAAAGCTGTCAAAACGATCAGTCGGACTCCGACAAGCAGCAACAGCAACAACAGGCGCAGGCCAGTGCCGCGTCAAACCAGGCAGTAGGTTTTCCAGCTATCTTGAACTTCACCGAAAAACGCATCTTCAAGGAAATTTTGGAGAAGCGTGATACGCCGAACTTTACGACCTACACCTACTTCGTCGGCATGCACAACGAGCACACACCGCTCTGTCGCTCAGTGGGCTACGGCATTCCCGAGTCGGAGCAATACACGAACCCGGAATACATCGCTTACGCCAGTACGCAGGTAGGTGTTGACAACCTCCCGCAAGCCGATCCGAATGGCCTCTACTCGTCGCCGTCAGCCAACGGCACCTGGATCATGTGCCTGTTTAAGGACGGCAATGTGCTGCCCGTGCGTAGCGAACCCAATGTCGTGACCTTGCCGCAACCGTGGGCAAGCCTGAACCAGGACGGGATGTGATGGGTCCACCCGAGTGGTTCTTGGCCATCATCGGTCTGGTTCTTTTTGGGATCTATTTATTCCTGGGTCCGCTCGTCCTGCGTACACACCGCGGGTTTAGCGCCGAACTGTTGGCTGACGAAGGAGCCAGCCTGATCGTCTTCTTCCTCGTGTTGATCTGGCCGGTAACTTACTTCTGCTGCTGGCTGTACCGACTGTGGTGCTGGACAACGCACGACGGCTGGGGACGCTGACCTGACGTCATAAAGCCCAGCCCCCGCGGGCTGGGCCGTATGCTGGCTTCTTTTTTTGGCTGTTTCCAGCCAGACCAAGATTACGCCGAAACGCTGGAGGTCGGGACCGCCGTCGTCGAGGTGGTCGCGGTGGCGACGTCGCTCGAGGTTGCGCTTTCGCCCGTGGCCAAGGCCGCGGTCGTGCCGGCTTGCGCTGCCGAGATCTGGTTGATCTCCGCTTGGTAGCCCGTGGTGGTCGCAGCCACATCGGCGTTGATCGCGCTGATGAAGGCCGATTCCGTGTACGGGTTCGCACCGGCGATGCTGATGGAGGTCAGCAACTGTTGCGCGAACTGGTCGACGCCCAGGCCGTACTGCGCAATGCCCGCGTAGGTGATGTCCACCGTCAGCGGTTCATTGGCAGACGCGAGGTCGCGCGAACCCACGATGTCGCCCGTCGACAGCGGGAACATGTTCGTCACGAGCCAGGACTTCACGACACGGGTGTGCGTCGGGTCCGGTTCGATGAAGATCATGGTCGCCGTGTACATGTCGGCCAACATGTCGGTCGGTGCCGCGAGTCCCGTGATCGGGGTCAAGGTCGCTACGTTCGCGAACTTGGTATCCGGGTCCATCAGCAGGTTCGTGATCCAGCCCTGGTGGAACATCGTCACGGGCATGCCGTACTTTTCGTTCCACGAGAAGGCCGGCACCGAGCGTTCACGCTTGACGTCGGTCACGTCCTGTTGCATGTTCCCGCCACCGCCAACCGGCGTTTCCGCCACTTCCACGGTGAGGTGAGCGTTGAGGCCCGTGATCCGCAATGCATGCAGTTCGACGAGGGCTCGCAGCGTGCCGACCCAGGTGGACGGGTTCGGCAAATAGTTGAAGCCCAAGGGGGCTTCGATCAACAGACAGATGAGGTTCCGGCGGACGTACTGCTGGTTACTCACCCACTGCACGTAGTTGGGCGTGAAGCCCATCTGCCCACCGTTCTGCAGATCGAGCATCGGGTTGTTGTGCCCGATGGCGAACGCAGTCGTGTTGGACAAAATTGCATCTGCGACGCGCGGCATGAGTTGCTCCTAAATTCAATGGATCGCTAGTCAGCCCAAGGCTGCGGTAGACGTGCGCGCGCCCCCGCTCTTCCTTGGTTGTGCTAACTGTTTAGCTCGAAGTCGTCGACGTCGAGGTGAGGTCATCCGAGCGGTACGTCTGAATGGCCAATGTTTCGACCGTTTTCATGTTCGGCATGTAGACAGCGATCGTCAGGGTCCAGCTGTAGCCGCGCTGCGCATCGGCACCCGCCACCGTCGTGTTGGGCACGATCGTGAACCGGTTGTCGAAGATGCCCGACACTTGTGCCGTCACCCACGCGTTCACGTTCTTGATGAGCTGTGCATCCGTCATCGAGGCCGTGCCCGAGAAGTAACGACGTGCCGCATCGCCGATCTTCTCGAGATAGCAGAGTGCCATCGCGTTGAAGAAGCTGTTGAGCACGGACGTGTCGTTGTCGTACACGGTCTTCAGCGCCGGGAAGTACACCGAGCGACGCTGGAACGCTTCCACACCCACCATCCCGTTGGCCCAGTCGGTGTTGCGCACCGTGGCTGGCCAGAACGTGACGTTGATGTTCGAGAACAGCGTGATCTCCGAGCCCGGTGCCGAATCGAACGAGTAACCCGACTTCCACTTCCCGTTGCTGGCACCCATGTAGGCGGCCGCTTTCGAGGCGAGCTCGATGGTCAGCGGCAGGCTGCTGTTGTTCGAATCGGTCGAGCCAGCGTAGAGCGAACCGGTCAAGGTGCCCGAGCCGGGCACGATCATCCCGCGCACGCAAGCCGTGCCGAAGTAATCCGATTCCGGGTATTGCTGCAGGTACGCTTTGAGCGCCACCGCCATCGACGACTCTTCGGCCTGCGTGAGCACGGGGCTCAGCGTCGAGAAGGTCGACAACGCAACGAACGTGTCTTTGCGCTGGCTGATGAACTGGCAGATCGCCTTCTTGGTCGCGAGCGGGAAGCCCGAGTCCCAGAAAATCGATTCCGGCGAGGTCACCATGTCCTGGACCGGATTGGTCAGGTCGGCATAGACCGCCATGAAGTTCGTAACCAGCTCTGCGAACAACGTATCGTTCATCGTGCCGTCCGTACCGCCCGAAGCCCACAGGGTGGTGCTGCTCGACAGATACGCTGCGTCGCTGTCGGTCGTGTTCAGCTGCCAGGACGAGTACGGCACATTCGTCGAAGACACACCGCTCACGAAGTTGAACAGCCACTCTTCACCCGTTGCGCCCGTGAAATCCGAGAACGAATTGATGAGGGGCAGCTCGGCCGCATAGAACATCGCCACCAGGGTTGCGATGTTGTCGTCATACGTGAACAGTTGCCCGAAGGGACCGAACACATCGGCGACGCCACTTGCTTGATTGAGAGATTGGTAGGCGGCAATGAAGGTGTCCTGGATGGAGATTTGATCATCCATCGCCAAGTCGATCGTTTTCGGCTTGAACGTGAAGTCCAGGTATTGCGCACCGCTTTGTGCGGCGACCAGCGAGCCCGTCGTGTTCGTCGCCGTGCGTTGAACGCACGAGATCCGGAACGGGTAGACCAGGTCGTATTCCGTGAAGTTTGTGTTGGCTGCGACCGAACTTTGGGTGGTCGGTGCGTAGAGGCGAATGCCGTTGTTGTTCCCGTACGTGCCGAAGCTCGGGACCTGGAGGTCCATGATCGGGTAACGCTGCGAGGTGACGGAGCCGACGCTCTGGTCGCCGGCTGCGATCGTGGCTTCGCCCCAGTCGCCTGCGTCTTCGTTCGCGGTCCAGTCCACGGTGCCCAGCACCCACTTGCAGATGTAGCCTGCGGCGGTGGCACCAGAACCCGTCACTGCAACCTTGTTACCGGCCGAGTCCGTCGTGAACGAACCGTCCGAATTGCGTTCGTACTGCGTGATGGTCGCGGGCAGCACGTCCAGATACAGGCGCATGGTCGCTGCCGGCGCTGCGTCGGCCGGTTGCATCCGCTGTACCTGGATCGCGTTGCCTTGCGCGTTCACCGTGCTCGCCAGCACAGTCGCGTGATTTCCCCAGGCCTTGCGCAGATCGAACGAATCCGATCCGTACATGGTCGTCAAGTCGCTCCCCGACACCAGCTCCGTCGTCACCGGGCCCTGTTGCGTGTACAGGCAGATCAACGGGAGGTGCTGGGGAATCTGTTCGGCAACCGCAGTGACCACTTCGGTGCTCAGATCCTGAGCCCCCTGGAAGATGGTCATCGGAGCGCCATTGACAATGGATGCCGTTGTCATGGTTGGATTCCTGTCATGAATGATATGGTTTACAAGTCGATGCGCCGCATCATATAAATTCGGAAAATTTGCACTCCTGATGAATGCGGGCAAAAAACCGCATGACAGAGGCGCAAAAACGCACGATTCCTTTAAGACATAGGATGCTGTTGGGCTCCCCGACGGCATGCAGCCACGAGGCTCTGAGATGAAACCTTTCCTCACCGCATACGACACCACGGTGTGTGGTGGCTACGTGCTCGACAAGCTCGAAACCGCGCTGAAAACCACGTACATCCACGGCGATTACAAGCGCGATAACGGCAGCAACATCATCGAGATCGAAGGCATGGGCACCACGGCGCTGACCGTGCCGCAGTTCGCGCATCCCTTCTTGCTGGACATGAATGGCGAGAAGCTGTTGGCGATCGATGTGCGCCCCTTTGGCAGCTACGATCGGATGAAAGGTGCGTATGCGCTGCGCAACGGCGTCGAGTACGCGCTCCTGCATCGGCGCGCGCAACTCAACGACATCTGGATCAATGACAACCCGGCGCTCCTGCGCGACGTGTCACCCGTGGCGATGACGGTGTTTGCAAGCTGGATCAGCGAGAGCGTCTCGCGGCGCTTTGCGCTTGACCCGCGCGAGCAGCTAAGCCTCTCGATCCTCTCGGCTTTCCACTATCTCTCGCTCTTCACCGACGAGGCGGTGCTGGATGACACGTTGCGCACGAAGATGGCGACGCAAATCTCCCGCGGCATGCGAATCGGTGCGGAAGACGTCTTCGCGATCCTCGACGAGCAGAGCGCGCCGAGTAATGGGATCGAGGATTTCTGCGGCACGGCGGCCGAAGCCACGAAGAGCGTTCGGCTGGAGAAGTTCAACCCGGGCGTACTCATCAGCATCCTCAAGGGAAGCTGGTTCGGCGTGAATGCCGAGGAAATGCTGGCCGCCTCCACGGAGCACCCACCGACATGGCTGGCGCTCCTGATGGCCGCGCATACCGAGCGCACCTATAAGAATTCGGGCCTTGCCCGCCTGGTCGAGCGTCAGGCCCACAAGGACGCGAACAAGCAGTTCCTGCGTGCGGTGCTCAACCTCACGCAACTCGCCCGCGCTTAAATCCCCTTCCCGACCTTCCTCCTTCTCACTCCTGGGGCGCCGTCTGGCCCCGGGAGTATTCGCCATTGGGATGTCTCATGTTTAATTACCTCGTCGATAACGCACTCAAAAATGTCTGGTGTGCACCGGCGCAAGACCGGCAGGGGATCTTCCAGCTGGCGAGATTGACGCCCGATGGTGGCGTGATGAATTCGGTGCAGGTCATCTGGGATTCGTACACTCTGCCCACGTCTGGCGTGAATTTTCACGTCTACCAGATCGGTCAGGTCAGTCCGTACATGCTGGGGTTGCTCTCGGGCACCACCGCGTGGACGACGTTCACGACCGCGATGAACCAGAACAACCTGATTGCGGATATCTACACGGAGAGCGGGATTCAGTTGCCGCGCTTCCAGTGCTATTTCCGCGTCATGAAGAACCGCAACCTGATTGTCGCGATCCAGTTCGAGTCTCCCTTGGGCTTGGACATGGATACCGAGGCAATCTTCCTGCGGGTCTATAGCAACTCGTTCTTCGCCAGCACACGGGCGACACTGGGTGCGACCAAGAACTATATCCAGACGGGTGGTGTCGTGCCCGCGCTGAAGTCGGACATCACGACGATCCAGAACACGATCGCAAGTCTGGCGACGTTACCGGGGGCGGTGTACTGCTTCCTCAACGGCTATAAGGTCACGACCATCAATGTGGCGACCGTCGCGTTGGGTGATGTAGTCGAGTATGTCTACGACAGCTCGATCTACAAGGTCATCGATTTCCCGTATGTGGGGCTGCCGACCTTCACCAGCACCAAGGACAGCAAGTTCAAGTATCTGCTGCACTATGACGGCGAAGGGGACGGCACGATTGACTTCGAGAAAGATATCGATGTCTTTCTGTACTACGACCCGGGCACCGGCAACACGCAAGGCGTGTATTACCACCACAACCAGGTCGACGCGATCCGTAACGTGACGCATCGTGATTACTCCCTGCCGACGACGTATGTCCAAGGCTACATCACAGAGCAGACGGACTGGGTGGCGGCCGCCAACATCACGGTGCGATTGCATATCCGGAAGGCGGGTCTGGACAGGCCACTCTTGCCGGAAAACAACCGCATCCTGGATCTGTATCGGCTGTCCGATGCAAACATCGTCAGTGCAATGGCGGGGACGAATGCGACCCTGACCAACTGGCAGGCAGCGACGCTCGAAGCCTCCCCGTATCTCTCGATCATGGGCGCGTCCCCCGCCTCCCTGGTCACGCAGGACATGGTGCAGGACGGCTACGGCTACAACCGGGTGAGCCAGCTGGTGGGTAACAGCCCGCTCGTGCCAACGCTCGAGTCCGGGCAGCTTGTGGTGATGCTCCCGTACAACCTGCAGTCAAGTTCTTCCATCTGGGAGTACGACGCAACCGGCACGCTCCTGGGGTTCTACAACCACACGAGCGGCGGGGCCTATGTCTGTGCGAACCCGACCTGCACGCTGGTCGAGGCTTTCGTCGGGAGCGCCTCGCAGCAGATCGATGACACGTACGGTGAACAGACCCAGACGCTCGTCGCGGGGCTCGACTACCGCATGTACACCTGTCCCTATGACAGTCAGACGGGATTGCCGTCGTATGACTGGGTAGATGTGACGGGGTCCTCGAACTACTCGGTGGTGAGCAATGTGCTGTCGTGGTCGGTGGATTTGACGACGACGTACACCTGCGTGCGCAGTAACGCGACGATCCTCGCCTACACGCTCGGGATCCAGCCGACGGAAGGGATTCTCCCCATCCAGTTGCAGGAAGAAGCGATTCGCAACTACGCCTTGCAGCTCTTTGCGATGCAGATCCCGATGGGGCAGCTCGACGTTTTCCTGAACGGCCGCAGTCTGATTCAGGGACTGGACTATGTGATGTCCTTCCCCGAGATCATGATCAACACGATCAATGCGTTGGACTTCCCGCAGGACAAAGAGCAGAACATCACAATCCGCTGGACGGGATTCTGTGACAGCACGCTCACGCCGATTGAATACAAGGACGTGGGCTGGGTGCAGTACGGCCTGCTCTCGAACAACAACCAGTACAACATCCGTGATGACGACGTCACGCGTGTGGTGATGGGTGGGGGGGTGTTCGCCAAGTCCGCGCTGCAGTTCGCCGAAGAGACGACGGACATCCTCGTGCCGGCGGCGATCAACGGGCAACCGTACCAGGTGCAGAAGATCGTAGTGCCGATGCGCAGTGTGACGGATGTCGACACCTACACGTATCTGGCGGAGTCGACCGCGATCGACGAGGCGGTGGAAGCGTACATGACGCTTTACTACCCGCCCACGACCGCAAGTGGTCCGGACACGATCACGGCGCTCTATCCGCTCTTCAGTCCGTTTTGCTGCAAGTTGATTTACGACTTCGTGAACGACGTGATCGATGAGACGGCACTCCAGTCGTTCTACAACGACGACTACGTGCGCACGGTCTGTGCACCGTATGAGTACCTGCTCGCGTACGACCCGACCCAGTCCGCCAATGCGCCGGACCCGACCTTCACGACCATCCGGCCGCACAACCTGAGCGTCACGATTGCGCTCGATCTGTATGCCTACCGCTTCATCACTGCCGCTATCCGGATCTACCTGAATAACAAGGTGAGTCTGGGTGGCTTCGTCTCGATCGCGGCACTGGGCACCAGTAGCGCCATCAGTACCAGCTAACACCCCTTTCCTGGAGCCGTCTTCATGGCTGATACAGTCAATCTCCCTACCGGCACCGACGGTGGGGTGCCGATCTATAACCCGACAGGTATTTGGCAGATCTGGCCACTGGCCCTCCTGTATCAGGGTCAGGCCGGCACGAATATGTACATCGGGAAGGTCAACGACTACGTGTGTGATTACACGACCAATGACTGGTACAAGATCACCGCACTTGATGCGACGACCTACATCCCGACCCTGACGCCGCTCACAACCGCGCCAAACGCTGTGATGACGTCGGGCGATCTGCTGCAGGGAGTGGACTCCGGCACGCCGGCCGACACGTTCCGTTGCTGTCTGGACACGAGCGTGCTGCCGTACGTTCTGTCGGTGGATGCGCGCTGCTGGTTCCCGAACAACTCCGCCGCCTACATCAAGATCTTCACGGGCGCGGACTGGTCGGATAACACGAGCTGCATCAGTGCGTATTACAACCAGTCGGGCACCCTGGTCAGCCAGAACATTCCGTTATCGGCTGTCAGCTCACTGATGCCCGATGGCTCGACCGCGACGGTGATGGTGCCGGATGTGGCCTACACGAACACGACGCTGCCCAATGGGACGCCCGTGACGGCGGTGGCCTACACCTCGACCGGTTCGGTGGTGTCGTCGCGCCAGATGCTCATCTGGAATACGGCGTTTATCCGCGCGGCAGACACGTCGGTCAAGTATGTGACCGGTATTTCGCTGCAGTGCCCGTACCTGTCGAGCGCCAACCCGACGCAGATCCAGTTCCCGGTCAACGTCCTGCTGTCCAGCCTGAACCTGATGGGGATCGTCAGCTACAGCGACGGCACGACGACCAAGCTGCCGGTGGATGGGACGAAGTTCCAGATCTTCGGCTTCGATGGCTTCGTCTCGGGGAATGTGGGCGAAGAGTTCGAGCTGGTGCTCAAGTACAACCTGTCGACCGACGAAGCGGTCTACGGCGCGAGCTCCGTGGCCAACCAGCTCTTCATCAACGCCACGTACACGGCGATTGCGCAAAGCTCCGACGGAGCCTACAGCTGCAAGCTCTACGCGTTCCCGGTATGGATCGACGGGGTCAGTGGTTACCGGCTGGAGTGGTTCCTGTACGACCTGGACCGCACGGACTGGTACGACGTCACAAGCCTCGTCACGATCTCGGCGAATTCGCCAGCGTTCCAGCCACTCACCTACGGGACCGTCCAGACCATCACCGGTCAGGTCAACCTGCAGGCCGTGGATGCGAGCTACACGGATTACAACTTCACCGAGTCGGTGGCCATTACCCTGCTGCACGATGGCACGACCGAATCGCCGTGGGAGGTCCAGTTCTCGCCGGGTCAATCCCCTGCGTTCGGGGTGGGCAATTACGCCACCATCGCCGAAGTCGCGGCAAACCAGTACACGATCGATCTGACCTCCGGCTACGCCTCACAGGCCGACTGGCTGACCGCCATGTATTACAACACGCTGCCGCTCACGGATCCTCAAACCGAGACGGCCGCGCCGGTACCGACGCACTTCAACATCCAGTTGCCGGATGGCAGCGAAATCACCTGCACGCTTGGACAATGGAACGCGCAACAGACCACGACCGTGCCGCTCACGAATCTGGCCACGATCTACGTCACGTTCATCCAGCGCACCACCACCAACGACCTGCAGTTGAGCGTCGCCGGTGTGCAGTGCCTGACATCCACCAGCTGATCCCTTCTTGATCTAACGCATTCCGCTCTCACTGTCTCGCGCCTTCACCGGCGGGAGCGGTGGGAGAAGGTTTGCCCCTTGCCAGACGCTTCGGTGTCTTTGGCAGGCACCCACACGTCTGTAGGTCCACCATGCTGCTATTTGAATCCGACTGGCTGAAGTATCCGAACGCCATCATCGATACGAAGACGAGCAACCAGAGCTATGTCCGTCTGGTCATGCTGTACAAGAAAATGGGGATCAAGAACCACGCGTTCCCCCTCGCTTTGCTGAACCCTCGCCTGCAAGGCGTTGATCCCTTTGCGCCGGACCTGACCCGCGAAGAGATGATCATGATTGCGGTGGAGTGTGCGAATAACTGCTGGTACTACATGCGCGAGGTCGCACGGGTACCCGCCATCGGGGGTGGAGACGCAACACAGTTTGAAGGCAACCGCGGCAACGTGGCCCTCTTCTGGTGCTTCTTCAACCACGTCATGACGTTTCTCATCCAGATCCGTCAGACCGGAAAGTCCCTGTCCACCGACTTGTTGATGTCGCTGCTCCTGAACATCGTCTGCGAACGGACGGAAATCAACCTGTTGACGAAGGACGAAATCCTTCGCAAGACCAACATCGACCGGCTCAAGAAATGCATCGACGAGCTGCCGGGCTATCTGCAACAGCGCAACCCGAAGGTCGACACGAACAATAGCGAAGCGATCACGGTCAATTCGCGCTTCAACATCTACAAGACGCACGTCCCGCAGGCGTCGGAAAAAGGTGCCTACAAGCTGGGTCGCGGTTTGACCTCGCCCATCATGCACATCGACGAAGGCCCTTTCCAGCCGAACGTGAAGATCGCGGTGGGCTCGGCACTGGCGGCAACCGGTGCGGCGGTGGATAAGGTGAAAGCCAATGGCGGCCAGTACGGCACCATCTTCACGACGACCGCTGGCAAAATCGATGACAAGGACGGTTCCTTCATCTACGGTCTGTTGCAAGCGGCCGCCATCTGGACGGAGCGTTTCTTTGATGCGCGGGATGCGGAAGAACTCGAGCACATGATCCGCAAGGCCTCCCGCGGCGAAGGCGGGGGCGTCTACCGGGTGAACATCACGCTGAACCATCGTCAGCTGGGTAAGACCGACCAGTGGCTGCGGGGCAAGATTGAAGAGTCGACCTCCAGCGGCGACGATGCAAACCGAGACTTCTTCAACATGTGGACGGCCGGCTCGCTCACCAACCCGATCCCCATCGCGGTGCTGAAGGCCATCTCGAACAGCGTGAAGGACGTGAAGCACACGGAGATCAGCCCGGAAGGCTACACGACGCGCTGGTATATCGAGGAGGAAGAGATCGAACAGCGCATGCTGGACTCACAATTCGTGCTGGGTATGGATACGTCCAATGCCTCAGGCGGCGATGATATCTCGCTCATCCTCGTCGACGTGGAAACGCTGGAAGTGGTCGCAGCGGGCACCTACAACGAGACCAACCTGATCACCTTCTGTCAGTGGTTCTCGCGCTGGTTCGTGCGCTGGGAGAATTTCACGGCCGTCATCGAAAACCGCAGTACCGGGGTCGCCGTGCTGGACTTCCTCTGCCTGATGCTCCCAGAGCACGGCATCGATCCGTTCCGTCGGCTCTTTAGCAAGGTCGTGCAGGAATATGACGAGTATCCGGAGCGCTTCAAGGAGATCTCCGTGCCGATGGGTCGTCGCAATCGTGACGTCTACGCCCGCCTGAAGAAGCTCTTTGGATTCAGCACCTCGGGGGGCTCAGGTCTCACGTCCCGCAGTGAGCTGTATTCCACGACGCTGCAGCTGGCTGCGAAGCGCGCTTGCAGCATGGTGCACGACAAGGCCCTGATCGACCAGATCACTTCCCTCATCTCGAAGAATGGCCGTATCGATCACCCGAGCGGCGGGCATGATGACTTGGTCATTGGCTGGCTCCTCGTGCACTTCTTGCTGACACGCGGCAAGCAGTTGTCGTTCTACGGGATCGATCAGCGTCGCATTGGCGCTGCACTGGGCGGACAGACCGAAGAGACCATCATGGATCGCGAACAGCGTCAGGAACAGCAGCAAGTTCTGGAGGCGATGGAGGCACTCTATGAAGAACTCAGCCGGGAAGACAATGAGTGGATCATCATGAAGCTGGAGCACCAGCTGCGACTGCTCGACAAGCAGCGCGTGGCGGAAGTCGACGAGACCTTCAGCTTGGATACCCTCATCGCCAAGTCGCGTGAGAAACGTCGGGAGCGACTGCGCCGGGAAACCAACCGCATGGCGGGGCACAATCTCTCGAACAACTTGCACGGTTCCTTCAGCGATCGGCTCCCCACGTCGATGTCGCAATATGAACGCCGGTTCGTGCGGCAGGCGGCATAAGGGCATAAGGGCCAGGGCTGCAGAGCCCTGGCCTTTTATGACGTCAACCAAACAAACGCATCGACCGTTGGTCCGTATAAATGCGTCGCTCAAGACGGCGGAACAACGCATCCAGATAGCTTTGGAGCGCCGCGCGTTTCTGTGCCGGCTCCTGGGCGAGCGATCCATACCGCCGCGGAATTGTCATCGAGAAATTTCCAGCCAACGTGCGTAAGCGCTCGGGTGCATCGAGGGGCACCATCGCATAGACACGGTAGGTTGCGATGAAACGCGACGGCACATAAAAGCGCGTGTAGCAGCGCTCCATGTAACTCGCCTCGCAGCAAAGAATCACGTCATAACCGTGGACAGTGGTCACCGTCAAACTGCTGATGCCGCCGGGCGGCTCCTTCGCAACGCGTTCCGATGAAGGTCCGAGCACTAGCGCAGTGAATCGCGCCAGTATCGCCCGGGCCGCTTCGCCGATCACATCTCGTACTGCCATAACGGGTCAATCCAAGTAAGGATGAAGAGACTCCACCTTCTGTGCGCACCGCGCGGGGTATGCCCTCTGCGTGTGCCCTACTTGTTGGTGTAGTGCTGCATGGTCATGGTCCGGATGACCACGTAAAGCAGAACTGCGGTCCGAACCGATGCAATGACTGAGTCATTGCGATTGCCCGTAGCCTGTTTCACACACCACTGCGCCTTATCGCGCAGCGAAAAGAGCGCGGGGTCAATGCTGCGTGAAGAGGTGTACACGCCCTTCAGACGTGCGAGTAACGTCGGCAGATCAACGTGGCTACGCATCATCGTGCGCTCTTCGGCCAGGTAGTCGAAACTGTGGATGAGGGTCTCGTTCAAGAGCTCCTCGATCTTCCCAGCGCCTGATTGCCGATAGTTATCCGACAGCCAGCCCAGCGTCTCCCGGAAAAGACGGGGTGGCGTCGTATGCATCAGCTTCTCGATCAGCTCCATCAGCTCCTCGCGCATGAACGATGACTTGTCCGTGACGATGGCGTGGAGATAGCGCGTATAGGCCAAGACGTTCTTGTTCTTGTCCTTCAGTACCACTTCGCCGTCGTAGTCCACCAGCGAAGACGTGGACTGGATGCGGATCCCCTGATGATGGATCTGCATGAAGACATCGTAGATGTTCTTGAGCATGTCCCGGATACGACCCTGCGTGTCGTTCAGAAGATAGATCACCTCCAGATCGTTATTCATTCGCGAGATCGCATTGAAGTGCAGTCCCTCCGGTGAAATCAGATCCTCGCTACGCTGTTCGAGCACACGCGCCCAACTACCCAACTGCTTGATCGCAAACTTGCCTGAGAGCGCGGCATAGGTCGCTTCCGCCGTCGCGCGATCAGCGGGGTACTTGAAATGACGAAACAGACGCGAGGTCAGGAACTTGTAGTTCAGTACCAGCGCCACATCGAGCATCGCGTCATGCTTCTGCTGGGGATTCAGCTTCGGTGAGGTGTAAAGCACATGCATGAGCCACGCACACGACAGGTTCATCGTGTCGCTCGACACATTGAACTCGGGATTCACCGTGGGGAGCGCCAGCAGTTGCTCGCTCAGGTTGTTCTGATCCGCCTTCAGGATTTCATCGAACCACTGGTCGCGATCAGCTTCCGTAAAGCGCACCACTTCGACACCGAGGAGATTGCCACCAAAGAATTTGATGTGGTCGTCGTTTTTGTGCTTCCAGCTGCTCTGGTAAGTCGCCAGCCTTTTAGCAAACGCAGAATCTAACACCAATTGACCGCACGCTTCCTCAAAAACGGTAGAAATCGATCGGGCAGTAGCCATACTGTTTTCCTTGAATTTAAACTTGGCCACATATCACTATCCTGCGCTAACAACCGTAGGATGTTTCCATGGAACTTGATTTACTTTGGACTGGCGCCAAGCCGACGCGCACGCCGAAGCTGTGCGGTGTATATGTCCTGACCCACTTGGTTTCCAAGAAGGTTTATGTAGGTAGCGCGATTGACCTTGCGGTCAGACGTGCGAGGCATTTCAATGACCTGAAGGCCAAACGCCATCCCAATCAACACTTGCAACGACTCTTCAACAAAGATCCACGCTTCCACGTGGAATTGTTTGTCGTGGCAGTTTCTGGAAGTGCCATGGATCTCCGAGAATCCGCTTTCAAGCTGGAACAGGACGTCATAAAGCACCATGAACCATCCGGGCTTCTGGTCAACATCCAAAAGGATGTCAAGCGGACGATGTTCGGCATCAAGTTCACACCGGAACACCGCGCGAAGATCTCTGCAGGGCGGAAGGGGATCGTATTTACCCCTGAGCACAAAGCAAAACTCTCAGCGTGGCAAAAAGGGAGAGCTGTCACCCCGGAAAGCCTCGCTAAGATCGTTGCCAAGACGACGGGGCAAAAGAGAACTATCGAGCAGCGGCAGCGACTGGCCGAGGGATTAAAAAAGGCGTGGAGGGATCCAGCCAAATTCTTGGGTTCACGAAACCGCTTAGATGAAATGGGACACCGCGTATCCATCGATGGAGTCGTCTATCCAAGCATCAGCGCGGCTGGGCGAGCAATCGGTCTTACCAGTGTTCGCTATCACCTCCTACGAGGAAAGAGACCTACGTGGTTTCTACTTCCTTGAAGGCTCCGACGGGACGCACCGCTTTTCGCGTTCCTTCTTTTTTTGCTCAGGTCAAATGATTGGCAACGAGACGGCATAGCGGCACCGGCCGAAACCGGTGCCGAAGATAGCGTTAGGCGGTCCGTAGCGCTTCCTGATAGAGACGCTGCTGGAGCATGAAACCTGCGATCTGCCAGATCTTCTCGCGGGCATCCTTGAAGGACACTTCGCGACCAATCTCTTCGTTGAAGTTCTCCGGACACACCGCGTAGGAGAAACCGTGCACGGTGAAGCCGTTGAAGAGCGTGATCTCGCAGACCATGACCTTCTTGCTCGGCAAGACGGTGTAGGTCGTCCCCTTGATCACGGCGTCAATGTCCGCCGGCTTATTGCGCGGGGCAGTGAGCTGTAGCTCGCGTAGGCGCGCCTCCAGGATTTTCTCGTCGACGCTCATGACTTACTCCTTTCCTTGCCCGGCACGTTTGTCTTCCAAGTACGCTTTCGCAAACCCTTCGAGACTGTGAAAGACGTGACCACCGTACGCGTCGACGAGCGACTCCAACGCCTCGCCCAGCTTTTCGAAGCGCGGCTCAGCATTGCTCGACTCGGGACTGTTCACCGACGGCTGGGTCGCATCCATGACGAGGATGAAGTCTTCCATGTCGTCCGCATCCCGGTTGGCCAAGTCCTGGCTCACTTCGACGATGTGCTCCGGCTTCACATCCGCGGCGGCCACGCCGTACACGGTGAGTGCCCCGTCGCCCGCAGGCGTCGTGTCATTGGCGAGCTGGATGTTGTCCATCAGTTCCGAGACAGCCAGAGCGTCATTGGCTTGCGACTCGGTGGCAACGCCTTCAGTCGCCGGCGCGGCTGCTGGATCAGCACGGGCGTATTCCTTGGCGAGCACTTGCGTGAAGACATCGGCGAGTGGCCCCTTCAGTTCGACCATGTCCTTATCGGTGGCATCGGAGGAGGTGCTGGCAAACGGTTCGGCGCTATCGCCTTCGAGGGCGACTTTCAGGAGTGAAGGCATCGTTGGCTTCCATGACAGAAATGAGGTGGCGTGCGCGGAGCACGCGGAACACAGGATTAGAACTATCCGAATCACCGATTCGGAAATCCGCCCCTTCCAGCCGCTGCCGCCCCTCGCCCACCCTTCGCTACCTGCCCGCCCCTGCCGCGCCCGCCAGCCGCCCTCCGCGCCCCTTTTATTGGGTTTTTAAGAAAGTCTTTGTCCCTTTGGTAGTTCGATCTGGTGGTGTGGTCTGTGTGCTGCCTGTCTGCCGTTATGCCTTCGGCTTTGCCCACAGCACACTGGCTAGGGGACCCCAGACCCCTAGCCTAAGTACCGACAAAAAACTTTAAAAGAACACCCTGAGCGGTTGGCTCTTTCCTCTCTGAGCAGCCACGCTGCTCAGACTGTTCAATGGCTGCAAGCCACCATGCTTACTCGAAGTATTTTTTGCCCACTGAAACTATAGATATGAAGAGGTCGGTCAGACCTTCAATTTAAACCCCCTGCGAACCTAGCATATCGACCCCTGGGGTTGGTAGGCGAGGAGCGAGTAAAAGGCACCGGAGGTGCCTTTTACGAGATCCGAGACTAATTAATTGGCGGGCCACGAAATCGTTCATTTTCTTTTCTGAGCAGGCCGAAAGCCTGCCTTTATGCCGTTTCAGACACATATCACTCTCTTACCAATCCACAGGAGTGACCATGCGTAGCCAAGACGAAATCAAAAGCGACATTAATCGCACAGCCACCGTAAAGAGAACTTACGAGAAGCAGATGGACGAGTTGAAGAAGGTAGTCGATGAAGACGCTGCAGAGGTCGCTAGGTTGATAACGGCAACGACTCGCGGCATCAATCGAACAGAGCGCAAACTCAAAACTCTCGGGAAAGAACTCGCGCATCGGTTGGACGCGGACGCTGGTGACGAGCAGTCGTAGTCGCTGTGATCAAGAGGGAGCCGAGCGGCTCTCTTTTTTTTTTCATTAGCCGGGCAAGTTTTATCGCGAAGGCCAAGGGTATGGTGCATCACTACTCCAATCAAAAAGCATACCGAGGCCGCAGCCATGGCAACACGGATTCAGATCAACAGCCACGACATCATGACGAAGATGTTCGTGCAGGCGCTTATCGCCGAAGCGCTGCGTACCGCGGGCTTCGTGAATGTCAAAGCCAAGATGTTCCTGATGCCGGAACAGGGCGACAAGCGTTTGCCCGTTCTGTCGGACATCTGCTACCTCGTGCCGGAGGGCGAAGCCGCCACCGACCACTGGAAGCCGGCTGTGGGCTCCTCGACCGAACACATCCTGCTCTCTGTGTCCGACGTGACGAATGCCGTCTACGAGAAGCATGAGAAGACGTTCCTGCATCGCCCTCTCGCCTCGCCACCCAATACGCTTCCCGAGATCGTGAGTACGGGTGAGCGTGTGGAAGCCCACCTCGAAGAGACGCTGGCAGGTAAAGCCGTGCAGGGTCTTGGCCTGCTGCTCGCAGAAGCACTCGATCATCTCAAAGCACACAACGAGGAATACCAGCACAGGACGCCCGACGACCTGATCATGCGTATTGAAAGCGTGCTCGAGAAAAACAAACTCGGCAAGAAAAAGGAAGGTGCAGTATGAGCAACGAACCCGTAAAGACATTCGCAAATGACATCGTGATCCTGCGCCATGCCTTTGGCCAGGAATCTATCCACGAGATCTTGACGACCTTCTATCGCTCGAAGTCAGGGCTGATGGTCAGTAAGGACCACAAGCTGGGTAACGGCGTCTCGGACGGCGCACTGAACCAGTACACCCACACCTGCACCGTGGCGCAGATGTATGTTCTTCCGAAAGATCTGGTATGGGCCCGTGCGTTCTTTCAACATCACATCGGCAAGACGGCAAAACGGCTGGTGAAACGTCAGGCGGAATACGCCGAGAAGGTGCGGGCTGCTCAGGAAAAGTGGAAGCTCAAGCGTGTCGGCCACACGCGCTGGGATGCACTGCGCACGATGCCAAGCCAGTTGCGCGACCAGCTCACGCCATATGTGTCGTGGTTTGAATCGAAGTGGCGTGAGATCCGCAACGAGATCACCGAGCCACTGCAGCACAAGGCAAATGGAGATATCGATATCCGTGAGCCGGACGACCTACCTTACTGGCTGGAACCGGGTGTGTACATCCGCGGTCAATTTCCAGACGGCAACCGGATGATTGCGTTGGGTACGCAGGTGGGCCCGGTCGTGATCTATGAAACGCCGCAGGATGTGGATGTCCCGAAGGAAGTCCATCCGACGCTGAAGATCGGCGTGACCAGCTACCGGCTTCAGATGCCCGATCCGATCCGGGGCACCGGCATGGTGCGGTTCAACCAGAACGGCCGTCCGGATCTGGGAACCTATCTGGACATCTTTGGCTACACACGTCGCCCGGGACACGATGACCACAACAGCCAGAACCTGCATGTGCGGCTCTCGAAGGTCTTCGCGTTCTATGAAGAGCAGCAAGCGCATCGCTCACAGCGCTCGCCCATGCTCGTGACGCCTGCCACGTACGGTGGCTTCCGTGGCGCATTCGTCGTTGCCAATGGTCGCGCACCGACCGAGCAGGAAATCTTCGACGCCGGCATGCGCGGTGGTCGGAAAGTGTGGGGTCCGAAGCCTGCGGCGCATGAACGTCCCGCAGACGTCAGGGACGGCTGGTGGGCACATCAGGCACCTACCGCATGATCACGTTTCGCCGCAGCCATGCCTTCGTGGATGCGGTGCGTGCAAAAACCCTGCTCGATTCGCTCAGCGTCTACTACCCCGAATTCGAGTACTGGTACGTGAACCAGTGCATGCCGGGGATCGTCACGGGAAATGACGTGCTGGTCGTGGCGGAAGCGCACCACCAGCTCATCGGCGTCGGCCTAGGGAAGGCGCGCGACGGGGAAACCAAGCTGCGCTGCATCCGTGTGGCCCCGCCCTACCAGAGCCGTGGTATTGGCCTGCGACTGGTGGACCGTATGTTACGCGAGCTGGATCACGACAAGCCGCACTGCACCGTCTGTGAGGAGATGTTTCATTCTTACAGCGCACCCTTTATCAATAGGTACGGATTTGATCTATCCCAAGTGAGCAAGCATCTGTACCGGCGAGGGAAGCTCGAGTACGTCTTCAACCAAGCAAATAGCCACCATGACTGAGCAAAAGAAAGTCGCAGCCAAAAAGGCCCCCGCCGCTAAACGGACAACGCGCGGTGCGGCAAAGAAGACAGCGCCGTCGCGCGTGACGATCACTGAAACCAACACGGTCACCCGAGAGTTCGACATCGCGGCGATCGAGCAACGGGTCGAGGCGTTCCGGGGCGACCAACCGTGGGCCACGCCCGGCAGCATCCACTTTGCCCGTTACTTCGAGCAATGGTGGGAGGTCATCCGGACCGTGCCGGAAACGGACGAGCCGATCATCCTGAATGACACAACGTCTTATCCCGAATTTGCCCGGCTCATCGAGCGTGCGGTGTTCACCTACGACCGGTACTTCAAGTTCGAGCAACCGGATGGCATGCGCGCCATCGGGTTGAAGACGATGATCGGCCCCGTCGTGTTAATTCAGCGCCGAGAAAAGAACGGCGTCGGGGTTTTCTCGTTGATGACCCCTGATGACGCGCTGGTCCGATTCGTCACGGGGAGCAATCTGAGTACGAGAGAGTTCCGATTCGATCTGGACCGCCTCCATGCTCTCTTTGGCGACCCGATGCGGCATCTCTTCTCGCACGGCGACGAGTCGGTGCAAATCAACTTCGGGCGCCGTCTCATTGAACTGCACAGCGCATTGCGCGATGCGTCCGATAAAGGCTGGATTCCACACTTCCTCGGAGGGAACCCCCAATGAAGCTGATCCTCTGTGACAAAAACGAAGAACTGATCTGTCACCTCAAGGTGGCGTTTCGCGATGTCCCGGAAACGCAGGTCGAATGCCGCGTGGCGGACATCCTGAGCTTTCAGGCCGATGCCATTGTCTCGCCTGCCAATAGCTTCGGCTGGATGACGGGCGGGATCGACAAGGCGTACCGCACGTTCTTTGGCTATGCGCTCGAGACGCGCCTGATCGATCTCATCGCCAACGATAGTAACGGCGAGCTACCGGTTGGTGACGCGATCACATTGCGCACGGTCCACCCGAATATCCAGTGGCTGATCTCTGCGCCTACCATGCGCCTGCCGGGTCCGCTGCCAGCAGGCACGCGCAATCCGTATCTGGCGATGCGCGCGGCGATGCAGCGCGCGATCAGCTACGGGTTCAAGACCGTGTTGTGCCCGGGTCTGGGAACCTTATCCGGGCGTGTTCCGCTGGAGATCGCAGCGCACCAGATGCGCGAAGGCTGGAATGACAGGTGCGGTAGCGCCCGATGGGGTTGACATGACGCAAATCACGCCACGTCCCGTGGATCCCGTCGCAGCAGCCAACCTCGCGGCCGGGGGCTTGCATCCTGTCCTCGCTCGCCTTTTCGCCTCACGCGGCGTCCTGTCCTCAACCGAATGTGACACGGGGCTCAAGGCGCTCCTTGCCCCTTCACTGCTTAAAGGGATGGGACAAGCGGCAAGCGTCCTGGCTGACGGCATCACAGCCGGCAAGCGCATGCTCGTGATCGCCGATTACGACTGTGACGGCGCAACCGCGTGTGCCGTGGCCGTTCGCGGTTTGCGCATGCTCGGCGCCAACGTCAGCTATCTCGTCCCGAACCGCTTCGAATATGGGTACGGCCTGACGCCTGAGATTGTTGCACTGGCAGCACGTCAATCGGATTGCCTGCCGGATATGCTGGTCACCGTCGACAACGGCATCGCAAGTGTTGACGGCGTGGCGGCAGCAAATGCACTCGGCATCGATGTGGTCGTCACCGACCACCATCTACCCGGCGATGTCCTGCCGCTGGCAAGCGCCATCGTGAATCCGAACCAGCCTGGCTGCGACTTCCCAAGCAAATGCATGGCCGGCGTGGGGGTCATGTTCTACGTCCTCCTGGCGTTACGGGCGGAGCTACGGACGCGCGGGACCTATCGCGAGCAGCCGGAGCCGCGTTTAGATTCGCTATTGGATCTGGTCGCACTGGGGACCATTGCCGATGTGGTGAAGCTCGATCAGAACAACCGCATACTCGTGATGCAGGGGCTCAGTCGCATCCGTTCCGGACAGATGCAGCCAGGTATTGCTGCCCTCTTTCACGCCGCGGCGAGAAAAGCGAACGTGGCGACAAGCCAGGACCTCGGCTTCGGCTTGGGGCCTCGACTCAACGCAGCGGGTCGGCTGTCCGACATGTCCCTTGGTATCGAATGTCTGACCACCGATGACGTCGGACGCGCGTATGAACTCGCCCAGCAACTGGACAGCATGAACCGGGCGCGGCGCGACATCGAGGCCGGTATGCAGCAACAAGCAATGGACGCACTGGACTCGGTCGACTGTGCGGATCGTGCCACGGTGGTGCTCTATGACTCCTCGTGGCATCAGGGCGTCATTGGCATTGTGGCGGGGCGGCTGAAGGAGAAGTTTCATCGTCCGTCCATTACCTTTGCAAGCGGTGACGAACACGGCACGGTCTGTAAAGGATCGGGGCGCTCCATTCCGGGCTTTCATCTTCGCGATGCGCTTGATCTCGTCTCCAAGCGTGAGCCGGGCCTGCTTCAGAAGTTCGGCGGACACGCGATGGCGGCCGGTCTCACAATCGCAAGTGCGGACCTCCCGCGGTTCAAGGCTGCCTTTGAAGCCGTTGGTCGAGAATGGCTCACGCCCGAGATCCTGTCGCGAAGCATGGAGACGGATGGGGACTTGGAGAGCGGGTATTTCACGCCTGAGTTCATCGGCATGCTGGAGGAACGGGTGTGGGGGCAAGGCTTCCCACCACCCACCTTCTCCAGTGATTTTGTCGTGGCCTCGCAATCGCTCATCAAGGACAAGCATTTGAAGTTACAGCTTGTGCGCGACGGGGAGCGCTTCAACGCCATCTGGTTCAATCATGCGGAACTCTTGCCGCACCACGTCACCGTCGTCTATCGCCTCGCAAGCGATGAATGGAACGGCGTACGGCGCGTCCAGCTCATGGTCGAGCATGCGGCGTAACGCGCCATAAGCTGACAGCATAAAAGCCAGGGCCTGCGCCCTGGCCTCTATGTCCGTCTTTATCGGTTTCCGCCGATCATCCTGCGGAGGTAGCGATTGTAGGAAGTGTCGTCGTTCATGAACGCGACCTTTCTCCATTTTTGCTCGAGGAAATCTTCATACGACGCTTCGGCATCCGCATATGTGTCGATGATCTCCTTGATCCGGCCCAGTTGCTGACCGCCGCGCAGTTCCCCGACATCCAAGTCAACGATGTAGAAGTTGTAGATGTAGGACTTCACAGCCCACTCCACCAACTTGACGAACTTGTGATAGCTGCGCAACTGGATGTTGTTCAGGTTCTCGTCGTTCGCCACCGTGCACCGCAGATACGAGTTCGCCGGCATCGTCATCACGTCACGCACCAGCACCGTATTTTCCGCGATGAGTTCGATCCGTGCAGTCGACGTCTGGGGAATCATCCCCATCGCATCCATGACAGCCTGCCCGCCCTGCAACATCATGTTGTTTTGTCCGTTCGCTGCTATTCCGGCTGCTGAGATCCGGGACGGGTCCGTGAAGCAGACCTCCAGCACCGACATGATCGAGCGACCATTCGTGCGCTGCTTGGGGATGCGGAAGATCGTCTCGTAGACGTCACTGCCGCCGATGCGACAGCCGTCGAGATTCACCCAGATCTGCGTGCCACCCACGAGATCACAGTCGGGTAGCACCCGCGGACGAATCACCAGACTCAGGATCTGTTCCTCGATGCTCTTGGGCGTATCGCGCCAGCGTTCAAGACGCTTCACAAAGACCGTTTGCAGAACCTCCGGTGGGATGCGCCGGCTCATCTCAAAGAGGGCTTTCGAAATCGGAGACATGGCCTACCTCGGGAAGTAAAAGAAAGTCGGCGATATATCACTGCTGTAGATAAGTACGCCGTATCAAACGATTTCCCTAATAGACCGACTCATTGTTCTTTTTTTATCCACCCTTCGTCTTGTATGAAGGGATTCACCCCAGCTGTACTTCAATAATCAAGGAAAACAAAACATGACAACGCATATCCGTGAACGCGGCCGTGTGACGGTCTACGCATGTGGTGGCGGTGGTATCAACATCGGACACAAGGTCGCACGCCTCGCTGCCGATGCGAATCCGGCGTTTGCAGAATTGCGCGTGGTCTGTATCGACACGTCGAAATCGAACCTGCATGCTGCGATCGATACCGAAAGCACCTATCTCATCGAGAGTGCAAACGGCGAACAGAAGGACGGCTCCGGTCAGGAACGTCGTGCGAACCATGCGGACATCGCAGCCCGCGTGCCGGACATCCTGCTGAAGTTCAAGCCGACGGATCTGAACATCGTCCTGTCCACTGGCAGTGGCGGCTCCGGCTCGGTGATCGCACCGTCGATCCTCTCGGAAATCCTCGCGCGCGATGGTTCCGCAGTGGCGATCCTCGTGGGCGACGACAGTACGAAGAAGTTCACCGAGAACACGCTGAACACGATCAAGTCGTACGAGAAGATCGCAACCGTGCGCGAGCAGCCGGTCGTGGTGTCCTATCTGCAAAACAGCGCAGAGATGACTCGTGCGGTTGTCGACCAGCGCATTGAAAGCCTCGTCTCGGCCCTGTGCGTGCTCTACTCACGTCAGAACCGTGAGCTCGATTCGAAAGACCTGTACAACTGGGTCCACTTCCAGAAGATCACGTCGCACCGTCCGTCGCTCGCATCGCTGACGCTGATCGAGAAGATCAGCCCGACGAGCCTCACGATGCTGGGCAATCTGATCAGTATCGCGACGCTGACCAATCAGGGCAGCGACCCGACGCTGCCGGTGCGCCCGGAAGTGCAGTTCGTGGGCTATCTGGATGGCAACGGTGCAGACCGTCTGGAGGTGCAGGCCCCGTTCCACTACGTCATCTCCGATGGCGTCTTCGGCGACGTGTCCTCGCATCTGAACGGCGTGCTGCGCGAGATGGAAGAACAAGGTGCGGCGCGTCTGCGTCGTCAGAGCATCTCGACCAGTGCCGATCAAGCCACCGACTCGGGTCTGGTTCTTTAAGCGGTGGGTAGGGTTCCTGCAGCGGCTGTTTGATCCGCCCATGCATTGGACCCTGCTCAAGGTCGAATACTCGTCAACAGCGGTGCGCGATGTGCAGGCGCACCTGCTGGTCCCAGACCCATCTGCACACCCGGACGTGGATACCGCCGTAAAGAGGATACGGTATGGATCGCACGTCTGGATGGTCTTACATGAGCAAATGGGACAGACGAGTCCGCTATCCAGACCCCTCTACTGACATAAGACATCGAGCACGCCCTTTACTAATGGCGTCAATCAAAGCGATCTGACCTGAGAAAGACTTGAGTTCCAGCTGCGGCCCTGATCAGCCGACCTGGTTCCATGAGATCAAGGGTTACTGAGTCTGACTCCCGAGGGAGGGATAGGCTCTGCATCGCACGCGATTACGGTTCAGTGAGCACCACCCTTCTCTACTCCAGCGCCCAGGATCCTACGGGAGGCGGCGCCTTTGGAGCCAACCCAACCTTGCGGTGGGTTTGGTATGAGCACCTGCGCGCGCCTATACCAAACCACCTGCATCTTTCACCGAGATCGCACCATGAGCACCGTCGAAGATATTGCTGTAGAGATCGATGTGACGCGCAGTCATATCTACCTGCCCGATCGCATCGTGGTGTTTCGCCACGCCGAGTTGCATGAGTCAGGCACGGCGCTCTCCAAGACCGGTCACGACCGTGCGCGCTATATCCAGGATTGGATGCCACGCAACTTCGGGAAGCCCGACTACATCTACGTGCCCGCCTTTTACGGCGACACCAAGGACATCAGCATCATCACTGGCCAGACCGTCAAGCCACTGCACAACCAGATGGAACGCGACTGCCCCATGCTCGATGCGGGCGCCTTTCATCAGAACGCGCTTTTCCGCCTCGGCCATGAACTGCGCTACGAGCACCGTCATCCGGGTATCAATGTCTACGTCTGCTGGACCCGTGCAGAGCTACCCGCTTTCTTCAAGGCTCTGGGTCTGGCCGAGGGCAGCTATCCCGAAATCTGGCCGGAGAACGATTACGGTTCGGTCTACGTGATCAATTTCCAGAAGAGCCAACCCGTCGTCTCGAAATTCACCATGATGTTCTAACCCACGAGGTCCGCCATGCGCAGCATCGAGGAGAAGGTCAAAGCCATCATCGCCACGAACCTGGGGATGATCGGGACGATACCGGACGCCAGTGACCGCCTCGAGGAAGACCTCGGTGCGGATTCTCTCGACACGATCGGGATGCTCCTCGAGATCGAGGATGACTTCAACATCGAGATCCCGGCCAAGATTAGCCAGAAGCTCAAGACCGTGGGCGAAGTGGTGAAGTTCGTTGAATCGGTAATTACTCCAGCCAGAGATAGAGATGTCGCACTCCCCTAAGCAGATTCTCGTGATGCGCCACGCCGAGAAGCCTGACAACAAACACGAGACGGGGCTGTCTGAAGCCGGTCACCGTCGGGCAGACCTGCTCGCGACCTACATCCCGAACACCTACGGGATCCCGGATTACGTCTACGCCTCGTCACCCACGAAGCGCAGCGTGCGCCCCATGCAAACAGTCACGCCGCTCATGCAGCAAGATCGCTTGTACTGGGGCAAGGGCGTTCCACTCGACATCTCGTTTCCGGACTCGATGGCGAAGGAACTGGGTGAGCGTCTGCTCACGCATAAACACTTTGTCAACAAGACGGTGCTTGTCTGTTGGCACCATGGCTATATCCCTGAGCTCATCAAGGCGTTGGGCGTGGAAAACCATGGTCATTATCCCGACCCGTGGGATCCGAGTGTCTTCGATCTGATTGTCAGCATCGACTTTGAATCAGGTCGTCCTCTGGCTAGTCAAGCCGTCACTCCCTTTTAAAAGAGAAAAGAAGAAAATGGAAAAGACCATCAATGAACGCATCGTCGGCCTCGTGTGCGAACAACTCGGCGTGCGCGAGGCGGACGTCAAACCCGAGGCCGACTTCGTGAACGACCTCGGTGCGGACTCGCTCGATCTGGTTGAACTCGTCATGTCTGTCGAGGATGAGTTTGGTTTCGAAATCGCGGACGAAGAAGCAGAAAAGATCACGACGGTGCAGGCTGCGATCGATCGCGTGAAGCAGGAATTCCCGGCACTCGCCTAAGCCTTTTTCAATCGGCGCCCCGCCATTCTTTCCAGGCGCCGCTCTCTCGCGCCAATGCCGTGGTGCTATCGCGGGCTGTCGCGCGTTCGACGTTCGCGGGTACCGACAACTGCACTGGTCGTTCAGTCACGCCCCATTGACTTCACCACATCCTACAGAAGACCGGGTCAGCGCGATGCTGCGGTCAGTGAAGGAGGGCATCATGAAACGCTAAGGCCTTGTGACTCTCCTTTATTGGAGAGCCATCGATCACCCATTTCCTATCGCTATAATCGCCCCGCTCCGGGGAGAAGACGTATCGCGTCCATCGATGACTTACCGAGCCGGTGTCAGCCTGTCCTTACTCAATGCGCGTAAGGAAGCCGTGACACTTTCCTGCGGTAGGCGTGAGTCGCACGATGTCATGATGGGACCCCAACCGACTCAGCGGGGTAAGCATAGAGTGTCGTACCGCTATACCGCACAGCCGCGCTCAAGAGGCAGTGCATCGGGGATAGCCACCAGGATCGCAATCGCGAGGCGTGGTTATCCCCACTTTTCCTTTTATGCCGTCATTTCGTCCTGGAGAACATCATGGCAATCATCCTCATCGTCGGGATCATCCTGGGTATGTGGATCAACAAGCATTTCAAGGTCAAGATCACGCGGCGGCGTGACGAAGAGAATTAACCCTCCCAGACGCATCAGAACGCCCTTGGCGCCGCTGGTAATAGGAAATATATACGTAGGCCCGAAATTCTATAGCTGAAGGAGCCTACAAAGGTGTATCGACAAGCCACCCTGATACAAGACATCGGAGAGTTTCGCAGACTGCTTGAACCGAGCCTGCAGGCGCTTTTTCATCGCGATGAGTTCGGCCTGATGGGCTGCACGATGGAAGATGCGTTCCAGTGGATCATTGGACACCAGATCGAGAACGTCTATGGTCTTCTGGTCCATGGACACACTCGGGGTGCCAGCGTGTACAGCATGATCCACGCTCAGGTAACGGCAGGATCGCCCTACCCTATCGATACGCTTACAAGTACGTTCATCAAGGTACCGGCCATCTACGACGAGCAGGCGCTCAGCCTGAGCGTGCGGAACAGAGACCTGTACCTCCACTATTTCTTAGACACCGCGCTGATCTTTAATCGACCATGAACGAGTACCCCGTTACCGATACGCTTTTGCTGGACCCTCTTCCCGTAGCGGCTGTGCTCGAAGCTGTCATTGGCGACTTCCTGACCGAGCCAGCCTCAGGCGTCTATATCAAGGGGCGGTTCGATCCCGTCATGGTCCCTGGTGGTGTCTATCACCAGCGCGACCCGAACATCTTTAAGGGCAGTGGTCTCGAAGAGCGCGTCGTCGTGACCAGTATCGACCACATTGACAAGACTGCGCCCGTGCTCGATCTCGATGCCAATGTGGCGATCACGGTCAGCCAGATGCGCTTCCTCTCATCCCGACCAACCTTGCCCGGTCGAGGTGTCGCGATCATCAAGCGCTGCATCGGCGACCTGCTCTGTCACTACGGCGATAAGCGCGAGAACCCACCGGTGGTTTCGACCCCGGCCCTTTACGGCGAATTCCTCAAGCCCGAGTTTCGCGAGGAGCCGGAAGTCTACGAACAGATCTTGGGCGTGCTGCTGCCAATCGAATCACAGGTCCGTGAGTTCCTGGGTCACGATCACTGGGTCGTGCACTTTCTCCGACAGGATCGCTTCAGCCTGTACGTGGAGAAGTCGCTCGACTACCGCATCATCGAGTGGCACCAGCAGAACAAGGTCCCCTATCGCAGCTAATCACCCCGTCCATCACGGAGAGACCATGAATAAAGTAACGTTGATTTCCGTGAGCGACATCCTGAGTCTGGTGCGGGAGCGGGCCCGTCCTCATCTGTCGAGCGACGTTCGGTCATCGGCTTTGCAGTCGTTCACCCGGGCGACGCTGCAGATGCTCCTCGATGAAGTCTTCGGGCAGGACGCCGATCCGCGCAACACGGGTCGTCTCGATCGTACGGAAGCGTATCTCGTTGCCGCCGGTGTCGATCAGGCCAGTGCCCACCACCTGGCCGAAGAAGCGTTCGTCCATCTCGTTGAAACCGTGGGGGCGGCCGCGCCCGATCTGAACTTTCCCAGTGGATCAGACGTTCGGATCGAACTGTTGCGTCATGACCTGCGTGTCACTTACCTTTATCTTTAAGCCCCATGACCCCTCTCGTTCTGGATACGCGAAGCCTGATTCGTGAGTACGCCGAGTACATGCCCTTCTTCGCCTTCTACGAGATGGGCATCAAGGACGTGATACGGGACGCGGTGCTTACACGTTCCTTTAACAGCCCTTACACCACCAATTCATTTCATGGCCATCGCACAGCGCGTGGGTTCGTGGCGAAGGTGCTGGACGACTTTGAGTTCGCACTGGACCATTACAGCGAGCTGGGTGAGACTGCGCCCCACTCTCCGCTACTCGCGCTCGAATGTGCGGCAGAGAACCTGGCTGTCATCCGTTTCGTTGCCGCTGAAATCGAACTGGCGGCCGATACCCTCCTTCACCAGCATCTGGCCACCCGGCTTTTCGAGATCGCGCAGGACGGCAGCCGACCCAGTCTGCAGCCGCGCTGGATCGCGGATGACTTGCTGGTCTTCGTGCGTACGTTGCGCGGCAAGGAGTATTGACGTGAGCGAATCGCAGCACCTCGTCCTGGCCTCACCGCCCGCACTGCGCGCTCTGCGCCAGTGGGTGGTCGGGCCGCCTATGCCGACTGTTGATGTCGACTGGCTCTTCCAGCAACTCTTTGGCTCAGTCCAGGTGCAGGACATTTCTTACTCGCGTGAGCTGTATGGTATTGCAGACCACATGGCGTTCGGAGATGGTCTTTGGGGCCATAACGACGTCACAGAGTCCGAGCGCCTTGAGCTCGCTCAGCGTATCATCCTCGCCGGCGAAGCCGTCACCCAGGAGTTACACACCCTGGGGGCGTATCAGCAGGATGGTTTCTTTCCTTATCGTTTCAAACAGTATCGTAACGATGGTTTTCTGATCTTCGAGCGCACCGATCGGGAAGCCGCGTAATCGTCGAATGTGGAGTCTGACAGTCATGGGCTATTTCGTAAGGGGCCCGCAAGAGCCCGATAACATCATCCTGGAGACGCGCGGCTTAATGGCCGAGCTCTATGCCCAGATCCCGGAGATGGCCGCCGAGGACGATCATTCCCTGATCGACCGCGCGATGGAATGTCTCGCGTATGAGAAGCGCGCGGAGGACCAGCTGACTTCCCTGTGCTATGAGCTGCTCTCCGATGTGATGGCACTGCCCGGTGAGTCGCGCGAGATACCGTATCTCGCCCTACCCGGCTTCGATCTGGAAAGCCGCCATCGACAAGCCGTAGAGCGCGCGACGGCTGGTGCCAACCAGATCTATCGGTTCGGCAACGAGGTGCTCGCGCTGTGCCGCAATCTCGGTCTCTATCGCAACGGCTACCTGCACTACCACCTCACAGACTGGATCGGTCGCGACATGGTGCTCACCCGCACCCTCGTCCCCGTCATCCACCTGAATCGTCCAATGGAAACTGCGACAGACGATGACCTCTATGTCCTCACTCCCCTGCGGAAGGTGCGACGCCGATAACCTCTTCCGGAGCGCGCCATGTGTCGCCCTGAATCAGACGTGCGCTTTCCCGAAAAGATGGTCATCCCTACCCGCGACCTGATCCTTCAGTACCGATCCCGGCTCGCCGGCCTCACCCTCTCTCCCGCCGCCTTCGAAGAACTGGTCCGTCAGTGCCTCGACATGTATATCGAGTGGCAAGGGGACGAAACGGAATTCGGCGATCTCCCCAATTTGAATCCTATAGAGATCCCGGAACTGCGTGGCGAGCACCGTCTCGACGTGTACCGCCAGGTGGTCCAGGCGACCGGTGAATTTGCGGCCGCGCTCCAGCAGCGCCTCATTGAGACGGGCCTCTTTCTCGATGGGAACATGAAAAGCAATATCGACTACGGCTTCGATCGCTTTATCGGCAACGACATTCTGCTCTTTCACTTCCCCTTTTAGCCTTTCTTTTTTTGGTGAAATCCATGTCGTATAACTACCAGATCGGTCAGGTGCTCAGCTTCAGTCTTTACCCGACCGCGGTGCTTGGCAACAGCCTCGATAACGTCACGGTGCTGGGCACGCTCGATCAGGACTCAGCCAACGCGATCATCGACACGGTGGGGATGTACCTGAAGGTGGCGCCCTATCTGCCGTCGCCGGTGCCCACTGGGGCGGACCAGTACAACTACATCAAGGTCAAGACCTCGCAGGGTGTCATCACCGCGCTTGGCATGCCCTGGATCAACGAGAGCACGATTGTCGCGACCACCAATCAGACGATCACGGCGACGATCTCGGGGGTCACGGCGTCGGATGTGACGGGTGTGCAGAACGCTCTCATCAGCAATGGCTATACCAACATCTCGGTGTCGATCAATAGCACGACCGCAAGCAGCAGTTAGGATCAACCGAGCAGGTAAATATTTACCCAATGTGCTTATGGTTTGTTCGGGAGTGATGCCCCGGATTGCTTGGGCGGGTTCACAGATCCCAGGCGAGTCGCGCGTGCGGTGCAAAGGGTGCTTGGTGACACCCGGCTTGCCTGTCAAGAGTCACATTCTTGCAGGAACTCTGACGAGGGGAGTTGTCGGAGTCACCTTGGAAGTAGCTTGAAGCGAGCGTAGTTGGAGGTGCGGCGTGTTTTCCTTTCCTTGGGCGCGCCGGGCTTCATCCATGCGAATGCGCTACGTGTGCGCTCGCTACTTTCTGACCTTGCGAGGGAGGACTTCGGTCCTCCCTCTTTTTTTGCCTGTGGGAGCCGCCCGGCTCTCTTTATGCCGGCACACACCTTTTTTACCGCCCCGCCTCATCCTGTACGAGCAAGTGAGAGGGACTCACCATGTCTGCAATCCAAAGCCCGTTTGTACTACCAGCGAGCGAGTACAAACGCGATATCGACGTGTTCCGCCATTATGTTGATCAGGCGAGCGCGTTCCTTGCACTGCGTACCGGCCGCTCCCAGGAGTATTGCCGCGAGTACGTAAAGAAGAATCTGAAGGCCGATGGTCGCTTCCCCTTCAAGGATCCGGCTATCCAGTATCTGCGTCGCAATGAGAACGGTGATCGTGAGAAGGTGGAAGGCACGCTCGGCGGGTATCTCGCGGAGTCGGTGAAAGAACACCAACTGATCGCCCCGACGCTCACTACCTACTATCACCCGAAGGTCAAGAAGTCGCTCCTCGCCGGGTTCATTGATAACCGCGTCTCGCGCCGTAAGGTCGCCAAAGGCGAGATGTTCAAGGCGAAGATGGATGGCAATGAAGTGCTGCGCATCCTGAAGGACAACGAGCAGACAAACATGAAGCTCACGTCCAATGCCTGCTCAGGGGCGCATGTGTCCGCCTCCACCCCGCTTTACAACAAGACCGCCCACTCGACGCTGACGTCGAACTGTCGCTGCACGGCGGGCTACGGATCCGCCAACAACGAGAAGCTGCTCAACGGCAACCGGCATTACTGGTCGCCGGACATCGTGAAGAACAACATCATCGCGATCATTCAGAACACGGACTACCTCGCAATCGACGCAGCGATGACCGAGTTCGGCATACGTCACCCGAGCGTCGAGGAGACGATGGAGTGTATCCGGTACTCGACACAACTGTATTTCCGCGACAAAGCGCAGCACGAACAGATTGAAGCGCTGATCAAGAAGCTCTCCGCCATTCAGCGCAGCGCCTTTGTCTATACGGGCGACCTGTATCACCTGATGCGGTTCAATGATCAAGTCGTGCGCGACTTCATCACCGATCTGTCTTCCCCGACGATCCCGGTCGAGGGTGTGGACTTCGAGCATGTCCGGACCTGTCTCTGGCCGCGACGAACCGATGTGGATTTCGATGCGCATCGCAAGACGCTCAAAAGCGCGAACGAAGATCACGTGGCGCTCGCCGCGCAACTCGTGCCTTCGGCGATGCGAGGTCTCAAGGTGAGTGACACGGTGAACGGGGAAGTGGAGCTGTTGCTAGCGTCGACGACCGAACACGTTGGCTCGACCGTCGAGCGTTACCGCAACTTCATCCGGGCGTTCTTTGTCACGAAGAATGTCCCTGCCTCGCTCGCCGTCTTCCCAGAGAGTATCCGACGATCGGCGCTGATGGGCGATACCGACTCGACCATCTTCACTGTGCAGGACTGGGTCACCTGGTACAACCGCGGGAAGCTCGGATATGACGATCGCTCCAGCGGAGTCGCGGCGACGATGATCTTCCTGTCCGCTCAGACGGTCACGCACATTCTCGCGCGCATGTCGGCCAACTTCGGGATTGAAGAGAGCCGCGTCTTCCAGGTGGCGATGAAGAACGAGTTCAAGTTCGATGTGTTCGTACCAACCCAAGTGGCCAAGCACTATTACGCCTCGATCGGCTGCCAGGAAGGCAACCTGCTCGCTGCACAGGACACCGAGATCAAGGGCGTGCACTTGAAGTCGTCCAACGCACCGCGGGCAGTGATGGCGCAGGCAAAGGCGATGATGGTTCGCATCATGGAGACGATCATGGCCGAGAAGCAGATCTCAGCCCTCTCGATCATCCAGGAGATCGCAGACCTCGAACACGAGATTCGATCGTCGATCCTTGAGCGCTCGAGTTACGAGTACTTCCGCATCGGTCAGATCAAGACCGCGGAGTCGTACACCTTGCCGCCAGAGAAATCGAACTTCGCCTACTACACACTGTGGAACGAAACGTTCGGAACGAAGTACGGCATGGTGCCGGAGCCTCCCTATAGCTCGGTGAAGATCTCTGTTGACCTGAAGTCGCCCGCGAAGATCAAGGCGTGGCTGTCGGCGATGGAAGACCGGGACCTCGCGGAGAAGCTCGCGTCGTGGATGCTCAGGGCGGGTAAGAAGCAGATCACGACCTTTCATGTGCCTGAGCAAATCATCCAGTCGGTGGGCATTCCCAAAGAGATCCTCTCGCAAGTGGCGCTGCGCAAGATCATCACCGATACCACGTCCGTATTCTATTTAATCTGCGAGTCGCTCGGAATTTACCTCCAAAACAAGCAGATGACTCGTTTGTTCAGCGATTTGTATGCCCCAACACCCAAAGAACCTCTGAAGGAAGCAGCATGAGTGCAGAAATTCGACATACCAGCGAAGCGAACTTCGAACAGGACGTGATCAAGGCAGAGCTGCCGGTCCTGCTCGACTTCTGGGCGGAATGGTGTGGTCCGTGCAAGTTGCTTGCTCCGACGCTCGACCAGATCGCTTTGGATTACCAAGGAAAGCTGCAGATCGTTAAGGTCGACGTGGACCAGAACCAAAGTATCGCTGCGCGCTTCGGTGTGCGCGGTATCCCCACCCTCGTGCTGTTCAAAAAGGGCACGCTGATCGCGCAGAAGGTCGGTGCGCTGTCGAAGTCCCAACTGAAAGCCTTCCTCGACCCTCACTTGTAGGAGCATCGTCGTGAAAACAGTTCTGGCGGTTTTAGGCGCATGGGTTTTGATCTCGATTATGGTAGCGGCCTTGTACGTGAAGATCAAAACCAGCTGGCGGCGTCGCGATAGGAAAGACACACCACTCGGCGTCGATGACAGCGATCTTCGCGAGTTGCTCGGCAAAGCCATCGATGCCGCCAAGCAGGCGACATCACCAGCAGATCCTGTCGTAGGCGTTCCCAGGGAACTGACATGACGCACCACTGCACAGACTGCAGGTATGGCGCAAAGGACGTTTTCGACCGAGTGCGGTGCCAAGCCCCGCAAAACGTAGACTCGGTGAGTTTGGCCACTGGTCGCACCCTCTGGAATGCGCCGAGCGCCGAAATCCATCGGTCAAGCGGATGGTTCGCTGCCCGCCTGTTCGGACTGTGTGGCAAAGAAGGTCGCTGGTTTGAAACGAAGGTCATAAAAGCCCGCACCGAGGCGGGCCAGGGAGAGAAGTCATGCCGGACGTAACAGCATACTCGAAGCGCGTGCGCGCGCCCTGGGAAGACGAGGCGATCGACACCAGTCGTCTGCCTTCCGGCTGGACTGATGTCCTGATCTGCCTGATCGAACGCGGTCCGGTGGATGACGGTGACATTCCATCGAAGTCGGCACGCAACGCCCTCCTCGAAGCCGGGTTTGCCGCGAAGGTGATTATCGACCAGAAGGAAGCCGGCAACGTCGCGACCTACTACGGTCGAGCACTCTATTGTCAGCTCGTCGACGAAGACAATCTGGAAGCCGCTATCGCCAAGCGTCAGGCCAGCAAGCTATAACTCAACGCCGCCCCAGTCATGAGCAAAAGAAATAAAAGTCGGGCAAAAGTGGACACGAGCATCCAGCTCGATCTCGGGATCGCCTATCACCTCGCCCTCGGCGAAATGCGGGCCGGCCGTGGATCGGAAGAGCACTGGTCGACGATCGTGTGTGCACTGAACATCGCACTGGTGCTCTCGGAACACAGCAACCAGCGTGAAGCGGATGTCGCAGTGGTCAATGGTGCACTCGACAGTGCGGTCGCCGCGCGCGACGCCGCACAGATCTTCAACATCTGGCAGTTCGATGAGGATCAGGGTCGAAAGATCGCTGACGCCATCCTGCTGCACGATGAGCAGATGAGTCGCATCAGTCGTCGCACGCTCAAGGCCGCGATGGATGAGATGCACCGTCGTCTCGCCAGTCAATCGCAGGGCTAACCGGACCCCGTCATGTCAGAGATCGAAATTCCCCTGCGCGTCGTACGCGTTGAGCGTCGTTGCGCCAACGCACTCTGCGTCAGCGGGAAGATGCTACCCAGCGGAAACGTCAGCGTGTCTCTCGGCGAAGGGTCTGGTCCGCCGATGTACGAGCATAAATGCGGCCACTGCGGCCGCACTCAGAAGTTTTATCAGACCTATCCATTCACGAAGTACGTTGAGGACAAAGAAGATGCCCCAGACATCAAAACCAGCAAAGGTCGTCAGCGTTGACTACCAGTGCGATGTGGAAGGTTGCGATGGGGTGATGCGCCCAGCGGGTATGAATATGCTGCTTAGCGACCCACCGCAGTACCCGCATGAGTGCACCGTGTGCAAGACACCGATGAACTTCCCCCATCGCTATCCCAACTTCGGATACGTCCAAGAATGACGCTCTGGATCCTGATACTGACCCAGCTTACCTGCGACCTCCTCGGCGCGGTAGGTAGTGTGTACTTCCACGTGAGCCTCGAGGACGGGATTGATGCCGGCCTCTTCGCGTGGTGCGCTGGTGCAGGACTCTACCTGTTGTACGACCGATATATCCGCCGTGACTAGGCCACAGCTGACATCGCTCCAGGGTTCGCCTTGGAGAGGATGTCGGTTAGCTCCTCTATGACGTCTTGTCGGACTAGCGGGTCCATGACCCCATCGAAGAGCCGCTCCTGCTGCCATCCAAGGAAGGTCCGGTTGATGAGGTCCACTTCCAGCTGGTTGCGGGTCTGCGGGGAACCCATCGCCATGGTCAGAACGAAGTCCAGCATGGGCAGACGTGCCAATGCCAGTGCCCACATCGCCTGTCGCGTTGGCGCCATGTCAGGCACCTTCATCGCCTGTTCCATATTGGAGCGCGCAGCGGCCGGCACGCTTTGCAGGGTCCCGACGAAGTTCATCGGATGCCGGTCGAAGTTGGTCAGGATCTGGTTGTAGCAGGCATCGACCTTGGCCGAGTAATCGATCTGGGCAAACGGATGCTTGCGGATCGATTCACCTACCGCCTCCTTCGCCTGGAGCTTGCGTATCCGGTTGAAGAGCGCCTGATCCAGGTGGCTGAAGAGCATGTTCGGTAAAACGTACATGTGGATGAACATCATCGTCGACTTCTCGTCGACCCCACCGGTGATCCCATCCTGCGCGAGGCGAAACGCCCGGTACTGGACCATGAGCATCGGGACGTTGATCGCAATCACACAGATACCCGTCTCTGTCCCGGTGAGGTGGCCATTAGGCAGGTTCATGTAGAGATCGCTGCGCGGGTGCCGCAACACCCGCACCGGCGTGACGTTTTGCCAGTCGTCGTGGGTGCGATCGACATCGAACGTCTCAGTGTGCGCCAAGAGGACCTCATCATGACCGGGGCCGTAGAAGTCTCCATCCCACATCTTTCCCCTATAGAGGGACGAAGTCATTTTCAACGCCATCGACAGATTGAGTGAGACGGCATCCACGTTCGCGAAGTACCGCTCCAAGTTGTGAGAGAGCGGGATATTCACGCTCTGGATCAGCTTGACGAGGATGTGATCACTCTTCACCGCCATCGGGGCATTGCGATAGTAGCGAATCACTTGGCCGATATTTCGCCGCAGTCCCTCACGGACGTAAGGCCACAGGCCCGGGATTTGGATGCCTTGGAGCGCCCTCGGCACCAGATTGAAAAGCGTGTGCATAGCGACGCATCCAGTTGGGAATTTGACAGTTCATAAAATTGAGAGCCGACCATGGGACACGCAGAAAGCGCAACCGAATCCGCCATCAAACACGGAGCCTACGACGACCGAGAGCCCTACTACCTTCATGCTCCGGATGAAGTCGATGATTGCCCGCCCTCGCAAGCCGAAGCCCCCAAGCCCAAACGCGGCTCCCGATACAAGAAGGGCCGTCGTTGGTGGGAGCAGTCACCTTGGGAGCGTAAGCGTTGAGTGTCACCGATTCAAGGGCACATCAGCGAGCCCATAACTGCGCCCGCTCAACGTCAACCACGACCGGACGACGGTAGTGGGAAATCCGCTAGAGAAAAAGACAATACAAATGCGAACCATTGAGACCACCCTTGTCGAGGTGAGTAGCTATCGGCAGCTGCTAGCTGGCTGGCACGACGAACATAGTCCCGCCCCGCGGGAAAAGGAGATCGTTGCAGTCGAGAGTTTTCTGCGCGCGCTGCCGCCGGACCTCGCTCCACCCATACCCATGATCTCAGGTGTCACTGCCCAGCTAGGACTCTACTGGGACCGCCCGGAAAACTACATCGATCTCGAATTCGAAGAGGAAGGGGTGATCAGTGTGTTGATCGTCCATCGCCGCAGCACACCCCGAGAGCACTGGTTCCCCCGAATGACGGCGGGCGATTTCACGCCTGAGTTTCTCACTACGCACTTTTGCCACCTACGCAAGGTCGAGGCATGACACGAAAATCTTTGAGATCAGTGGCCCTCATGACACTGTCTACCGCACTGTCTACAGCTGTGCACGAGCAAAACACCACCACCGCTGTCCAGCGCTTTGGTGATCCCGATAACACCGAAGGCCCGAACATGAATGCCGGGCCGCCGTATGTAACACGACCATCGCGGTCGGAGCGACGCGGTCATCGCGGGGGGCGCCATAAACGCTCGGCATGGTGGAATGGTTGACACGTCGAAAAGTAGGCCCGTGAGCGGCCTACGAAACTCCGTCGTAGTCCTGATCTATTGTTGCAGTTTTGTGACACGAGCTCGTGCCCTGAAAACCCGCATCAATACTTTCTAAACGTTTACTTCACATTTCAGTCGTGCGTTTTACATACAGTTCAAACCGCATTATGAAACGCTTGTTCGGCGATGGTGCAAAGTCCGAAAATGCGAAGCGACTACCTACAAGGCGTTTCCAGTACCTTTATCAAACTTTCATTGAAAGGTAGCTTTCATTTTTGAAATGAAAACATAAGCTACAAACCCTTACTTATCGGTACTTTCGACCACAGCCGATTGTGCTCAAACGGTCGTAATTGCGCGTAATCGAAACCTGGGGAGAATTACCGTGATAGGTGGATTCTTCTACTAATTGCCGTTTCCGCGACATATTTTGCGCTCGCAAACGTTTATATTCGATTGTTATTTCCTCTTTTAAATCCATTCCGCACCGCGGAAGTTTATTTCGCTAACGGCTTTTTAGCCAATAAGCGGTATTCTCTTCACCGTAATAACGTCTTATTAGATGCAATTTTTAGCTGTAGGTAGATTACGAACATGCTGAGTTTTCCCCAGTCTTCCGCTGTCGCCGCGCCTGCATTAAACCTATCGAACACCTCTCATGACGGATGTACTGCGTCGCGAGCAAGTCCTTACGACCTCCCCGTCGCTTACCTCAACACTTGTCTCCCTTACAAGTAAATTTTTACCTGCTCCCCCCTATCTTGTAGGAGAAGAAACGCCATCGGATCCTGCCGCCCAGCTTGAATAGCCTGGTCGGATAGAGCGCCCCGAAGTACCGCTCTGTTATCCAATGGTCAAACTCTGTCTCTTTTAGTACTCCAAATGGGCCACTTTCCAACAGGCTCAGATGGAAGCTAGGCGTCTATTAGCTGGCGAGGGAGAGGGCATTTCAGCGCATCGCGATTCTAAGAAAACTGAAACCTATATCACTCTCCTGAACTAAGAGCAGATGCTTAGTGACGCGCGATCATTAACCTGTTGAAAAAACGAAGGAAGACAGACCATGGCCCTGAACAAGCCCGAAACGAACACGCAAGGTAACTCCACCATGAGCGATGCGTTCGCCCGCGGCCAGCAAGACTCACGCGGACAAGACCAATCCCAAGCACAACGTCCGCAAGCACAACGCGTACGCCTCGACAATCTGGGCGGCATCGCTCGTTTGGCACTGTCGCGTTCGCCGGCGAGCGACGTGATCACGAAGCTGCACGCGGCACTGGTCAAGGAATACGCGAAGGTCGACAAGAGCTGGGAAATCACCCTGCTGCCGATCGACCTGAACACCACGCAAACGCTGTTGAAGTCGGTGATCGTTGTCGCGACCCGCGACAATCAGAACCGCGACGTCGGCGTAGCGTTCCACACGCTGGTGCTGGACGCATCGAGCCCGGCCATCGCTCCGCGCGTGGAAATGATCAACGGCCAGCAAGTCGAAATCCTGAAGGTCGCGGGCGACGCCATCACACCGAATGCCCGTAAGGAGATCGCCTCCGTCGTGCAGCGCAGCTTCCCGAGCACGCCGCTGTTCGACGCAGCGGAATGCGTGGTGCCGCGCGACTTCAACCTCGACGACGAAGCACTGGTTTTTCAGTTGGCATCGAACGCCGCGCTGGCGTGCACGACCGAACTCGAACAACGTGCACCGGGCTACCGTCCCTTGGACTTGGGCGGCACCGAGCAAGACAGCACGCTGACGGTCACGACGACGTTCGGCAATCCGCAAACGCAGGATGTGGTCGGTGCGCCGATGCGTGGCGACATCGTGATCGAGTTCCGTGCAGGCGGTCAGCAGATCCAAGGTCAGCAAGACGCCGTGCAGCGTGTGGCGACAATCTCGCGCGCCAGCGGCTTCATGGATCTGGTGTGGGCACCGGCCGAACAGCAAACGCAGGCTTACAGCCAATGGGCGCCGCCGACGCAGCAAGTTGCGTCGCCGAACGAGTTCAAGCGTTACCTGCCGCGCTTCGTGATCACCGATCTCGAATCGCTGCAACTGCTGACGACCGAAGCGCAGCTGCTCGCGCTGATCACGTCGATGGGTCTGTTCCAAGGCAATGCATGGGCCGAAGCATGGCGCCCGCGTCAGCAAGTCGTCGGCAACGACATGGACCTGCGCGACATCGGCGCTGTGGGTATCGAAGCGAACTTCGAGAAGAACGCGAGCGGCTACGGCGACCGGGTGGACACGAAGGCCGATTCGTTCCTGCGCAGCCAAGGCCATCAGGACAACCTGATTGCCCTCCTGGCTTCGGTCGTCGAGCCGACGCCGATCCTGTCGGTGGATGTGCCGGAATGCGGTCCGCAGTCGTGGTTCAACGGCATCTTCGCTGCAGCTGGCGAGATGAACAACCCCCACGCACAGCGTATCAACGACATCATCCTGCAAGCGGCGAACACGCTGACGCACGGCAACTTCAGCCGCCACTACAACGGTGACGGACGTGTGGCGCTGGACGAGTTCAACCGCGTGCATCTGGGCTGGTACACGGACCGCTTCGGCGTGAAGCGCGACTTGCGCGACGTGGACTACCTGGCCGTCTTGAACTTCGCTGGTCACCGCGATCCGGAAGTCGTTCGCGAATGGTCGGAAACGTTCAACCTGGCAAGCCTCGACCTGAACGTGCGTCTGTCGAAGCGCAAGCAGATCATCACGGGCATCCTGGGCCAAGACTCGGTGAACTTCACGGGCTTCGCTCGTCGGGTCACCATCGAGCCGAAGTTCATGGAAGCGTTGTTGGCAGGTGCGAAGGACGCAGGTCTGTCCACGCGCACCATCTCGCCGGTGACGGATCTGAACCAGCATCAGCGCGCGGTCAACTCGTACGCAATGGGCGCTGCCATGGACATGTCGAAGGCAGGTGCTTCGGTGTTCAACCGTGGCTACGGCGCACAGCAGCAACAGCAGTACGGTGCACGCGGTGGCTTCAGCCGCTGGGCCCAGCAGTAAGCAGTATCCCGACAGCGCTCTTTCCTTGTGTGAGCGCTGTCAATGGGCATGACCCAGCTCATCAGCCTATCGGCGACGGGAAGTTTCCAGCAATGGAAGCGGGGAGACGGGAGAGCCTTCGGGCTCTTCCCTATCTTTTCTTTTTATGCCGTCTCTTTCTTTTTTTTGCTGTTTCGCAGCCCTTTTTGAGTAGAGCTTGAAAATGCATCTGATGATCATCGCACTGTTCTCCTGGGTCCCCTTGGCAGCCTGCCCGATCCTCCTCGTACGTGGCGCGAATCGCGCCTGAAACGCCGCTCAGCCATATATCACTACTTCGAGCCGTAATACAGGTCGAAATTTATTCGTGTGCTGAATCGGATGTGGCTCCCCTCAGCCGCGACGGATCGATCAAGGAGAAAAGCGTGTCGGTGCATCTCAGACTCATCAATCAAGACGAAGTATTTGACCATTTCGCTTCCAAGGAACCGATCATCATCAATGACCTCTCGGACTCGTCCGAAGAGGAAAAAGAACACATCAACAACCTCATCTTCACCAAGTACGACCTGATCAATTCCGATCTGCTGTCGAACATCCCCTCGTGTCAATGCGGCAACACTGCCGGGGTCGACAAACTGGGGGACGGCAAACGGTATCGACCGGTGGTCTGTCCCGAATGCCATACCGAAGTCACCGCACCGCATCAGCACGATCTGGAACCTCTCATCTGGCTGCGTGCACCCAAGGGTGTCTCGGCGCTTATCTCCCCGATCGTCTGGACGATGATCAGCGAGCGATTCGAGAAGAGCAGCTTTGATGTGATGCGCTGGATTTGCGACATCACCTATAAGCCTGCGGTCAAGGAACCGCCGGTCATCGAGTTTATCCGCAAGGCGGGCATTCCCCGCGGCTACAACAACTTCGTCGATCACTTCGACGAAATCATGAGCTTCATGTTTAACCTGAAGTTCTACAACAAGAAGAAGCTCTCCTCCCTCAAGCAGTTGCTGAGTGAGCAGCGCGACCGCATCTTCTCGAAGTTTCTGCCGCTACCCAACCGCTCCTTGTTGGTGCTGGAAGAAACGAACCACGGCGCGTACACGGATGCTACGGCACCGGTCGCAGTGGACGCGATCCGCATGATGGTGGGCATCGACGCACCCCTCTCGGTGCACTCGGCGCGGGTGAAGGAAAACCGCACGATCAAGATGATCATCCAGACGTCGCAGTACTACGACGAAACGATGCGGACCGTTCTCGCCAAGAAAGAGGGGATCTTCCGCAAGCACGTCTACGGCACCCGCTCGCACTTCAGCTTCCGTGCAGTGATCAGCTCGCTCACCGATGCGCATCACCACCGGGAAGTGCATATCCCGTGGGGCATCGGCGTCGCGGTCTTCGAAGTGCATCTGAAGAACAAGCTCATGCGGGATGGCATGACGCCTCAGGAAGCAGAAGCCTTCCTTCTCGAGCATGCGAACAAGTACCACCCGCAGCTCGACGCGTACTTCCAGATGTTCGTCGAACGCTCGCCGTTCATGGGCGTGCCAATCGTCTTGCAACGCAATCCGTCGCTTGCACGTTCTTCGGCACAGGCCGTGTTTATCACGAAGGTGAAGACCGACGTGGCAGACCCGACCATCGGCATGAGCATCCTGATCGTGGTTGGCTTCAACGCCGACTTCGATGGCGACCAGCTCAACGCCACGCTGTCGCTGGACTTTGTCACGGCCACGGAATTGGAAAAGCTCGCTCCGCATCAGAGCGTGTTTGACATGAACGCGCCGCGCACGGTGTCCCGCAATCTGTCCATGCCAAAGACCGTGATTGCCACGATCTCGAACTGGATGCATTGGGATGTGCCGGAAGCAGCCGATCCGGAAGTGGTCCGCCGCATGGCTTTGATCCCGGAAGCTGCCTAAGCATCCAGCCGGAACTCCCCAGAAAACCAAACAAGGAAAAGATCATGGCAACTCATGAGGGTAGCACTTCGCCCAGTGAAAGCGAATGCGGTGTGAAGGTCGTTCACAAACTGTACAACGGCACCGCAGTGCAGCTGGGTGGCTCAAAGCGGTTTCTCTTGGAGAAGGCAGAGTCCCTCCCGGGAATCGAAGGCGTTCTTTGGGCGCCGATCGGCGTGGCGCACAGCCTGCACGACGCCAACACCATCGTGCAACAAAGCGAGCGCTTCACGCTTCCCAACGGCACGCAGACGAAGCAGGTGCGGTATCGAGCCATGCCCACGCTCGTCTACCAATCGGAACCCTCACCGCTCTTTGAGAAGAACGCGCACGCGGCACTAACCGCGGCCTGCCGGGCTGCTAGTAAGGAACTTGCACCCTATCCTGGCCTCCCCTCGATCGACGAATTCGCAAAGCGTTTCGGTCTGAAGCGTGCAGCGAAGAAAGCGGCGTTCAGCATCGAGGTCCTCACTGGCGAAACCGGTCAGCAGCAGTACATGGCCATCGGGGAGACGGACGACATCGCCATCGCCGACCGTCTGCATGGGTGCTCCGAGATGGTGACGCTCCCGAACGGCGACAAGGTCCCGACCGTGCGCATCCGGGTCCTGCCGTTCCTCGAAAACAACCCCGAATTGGAGGGCTGAGATGGTCATGTTTGTACAAGGCGACTCGGCGACCTTCAATAGTCTCGTGTATGGCGCCCAGAAGCATCCTGGAACCATGGCCTTTCTCGAGAACCAGGTCCAGCAGTTCACGGGCGCGCTGACCGAGTTCGGTCAGCAGTTCGTGCAGTCGGCCGCGGGACTCTTCAACACCTTCAACGGTTCGGAGGCGATGCGAATCGCGCGGGCAGCCCATCGCAAGCTCGACTCGCTCTTCATGTCAGACACGATCCAGAGCATCTGGGATATCGGTCGCATGCAGCACGCGCCGCTCGCCATGCAGCGCTGGATCATGGCCGAGCCGACCACACGACGTCTTTATCACCAGCAGCGGATCGATGGATTCTCCGAAACCTACGTCGATATGGAACCGGGTCGCGTGGGTGAGGACCACTACGACTATCGCTTGCTCATGAATGGCGTCCTGCAAGACACCGAGGATGGTGGCTGGATGGTGCGGCACTACCTCGACGATCTGCATGCGGGTGATGTCGAGCCGGCATTCGATCAGAAGGTCGACATCTTCGACACGTTCGCGAATCTGCGTGCGTACATCGAAGCCGGAAAGGAAGATCCGACCTCGAAGTGGAACGAGAAGATGTAAGGGCAGCACACGGGCACGGAGATGACTCTCCGTGCGCCTTGCTCTTCTTTTTTTGCCGGTAGTGAGTTTGTCGGTGTGGGCAGATTTTATGTAACCGACCAACTTTATGAGCCAGCCACCATGACTACCGTCGTTCCGTCTTTGTCGACCGCTGGGTGGATCACCGCCACTGCGCAGAAAGCCGATGCGCTGATGGCGCACATCTACGAATCGATGGCGAACCAGTCGTACACGTACGCCGGGAGCGTCACCAGCATCCAGTCGATTATCCAGGCGAACGCCGGAAACATGCCGAAGACCTGCAGTGCATTGCAAAGCGCACTTGAGGCCTATCTCGGCCGGTACTACGACTCGGTGCTCGCGCAGGTCACCAGTGATGACGTGACGGCTGGCAACACGACGAGCCTGATCACGGTGTCGATCTACGCCCAAGTCACAGAGAACGGCGTCACCTATCCGTATTACGGCCTGGTGCAACTCGCTGATTCGAAGTTCCTCAAGGCGACCAAGCTGAACAACAACGGACCGTCGGTGGCTTCGACTGTCGTCAACTAGGCAAGATTATGAGTACCGAAACCAATGCACCCGCGTCACTTCAGCAGTACGACGACATCGTCCGTCCTGGTGGCAAAGGCGGTCCGCATGCCCCGAAACCGGTGTGGATCGATAGCTGTTTCAGCCGTATCAACGAATCGATCATGAAGGTGGTTGCTTTCGAGCAGCACGAGTACCTTGAGAACAAGCGCTTGCCGCACACGCTCAGGCACTTCGAGGTCTTCGTCAAGCCGCATCTTCTCGCATCGGGCGACATCATTGTGATGACCCGCTTTCCGATGGCTTCGGATCTGGCGTTCGTCGCAAGCTTCAAGCCGATCTTCGAAAACGGTCACGACGCGATGACTGCTGGCCCGGCCGAACCCGACGTGAAGGTCATCGACTACGAGGTCTTCTGTTACCAGGAAAAGGGACGTTTCGCCTACGACAACGTTCCGGTGTCGCCGAGCCCCGCAGCGCTGAATGAGCTCAAGCGCCAAGTCGCTGCTATCCCCTTGCGTGCGATGCAGTTCATGCACTTCACCTTCCTGCGTCCGAAAGCTGCCGAGACGTTCGACGACCCCAATGGCTACCTGCAACAGATCCAGCAACGCATGGCAGCGCGCACCAGTGCCGCTCGTCAGGCCGCTGAAGCAGACGACGGCCCCACACCCGTCAAAGACTGAGGTTTCCTATGCCGAACATCTCCAGTGCGAACAAGCTCTTTCCCGAAGCTGATCGCTTTGCTCCGGGCGCACAACCGGATCAACAGGCGTTGTGGATCTCGATGGTCGCCAGCAGCCTGACCGACATTGCGAGTGAGGATGTCGCCCGCCTGCCGGAAGACGAGTTCGTTCACGTCTTTCTGCCGTTCTTCGAGATCTATGTGAAGCACCTCGCGGAGAACACCTCCTACGCGCAGCTCACGAAGGATCTCGCGCTCCTCAAGCACAAGGTCGGCATGGCTGACTGGATCTCGATCGCGGGCACGCCTTACAAGGGCGTGGATGTGTTTGACAAGAGTGGCGCCGTGCTCTTTCGCGTGCCGCCGGTATTTGAGTACCAGGGCGTCAATCCTGTACGGGACGTAAATGACCGCAGTCAGGCACCGCTTGGCGAAGTCATGAAGACCGCAGATCAGTACATGCAGATCCACCCCGCGCAGGGTACGCAGTTCATGAATGTGGCGCTGGCCCAGCGTCTGCGTACGATGCGCTCGGGACAGCATCTCGTGCGTCACGTCCTCGCATGGAACGCCATCATGGCGCGCTACAACCGTCCGCCGCTGATTGCAGACCCTCGTGCCTCGCAAGTGACAGCACCAGCTGCTGCAGCGAACACGCCGACCAACCCTTCCTCCGGAGAGGACGTCGAGTATGAGGACTTCTGAACTACGCGTGGCCACGATCTCGGATATCCATCTGGGCGCCTCGCGAACCGCAACGCATGGAACGATTGTGGGTCTGGATGCAGCCTTCCCCGATAACGCGGAGACGGCTGCGCTTGATCTCATCTGTTTGGTAGGAGATGTCTTCGATCAGCTGCTCACGCTGAACGATGACGACGTGGCGGAAATCAAGCTGTGGATTGGACGGCTCTTGCGCACCTGCAAGAAGCACGACATCTTGCTCTACGTGCTGGAAGGCACGCCGAGTCATGACCGGCGACAGTCACAGCTTTTCGTCACGATCAATGAAGTGGCAGGCATTGGCGCTAATCTCAAATATGTTCAAGACATCTCCGTCGAGTACGAACCCGCCCTGGATCTCTGGGTTGGGTTCGTACCCGATGAGAGTGCGCCGACAACAGACCAAACACTCAGCCAAATCCACGCCCAGATGCAGGAAAAAGGCATCGAGCAGGTCGATCTGATGTTCATGCATGGTCAGTTTGAGTATCAGCTGCCCGCCCACGTCAAAGCCCAGAAGCATTCGTCCGAGGCCTATCTCGCCATCACCCGGTGCGCGATCTTCATTGGTCATGTGCACAAGTACTCGTCGTTCGAGCGGATCTACGCACAAGGCTCCTTCCCCCGTTTAGGACACGGCGAAGAGGAACCTAAGGGTCACCTGCGCGCCGTGATTCATCCGAACAACGATACCGACGTCACGTTCGTCGAAAACACCACCGCACAGAAGTTCATCTCCGTGCGCTGTATCGATCAGCCCGTGGAGGACGCGCTGATGGAGATCGAGCGCCGCGTGCGCGACCTGCCAATGAATTCGGCGGTACGCGTCGTGGCAAATCACGACCATCCCCTCTTCGCGGACATGGACGCTCTGAAGCGGCTTTATCCCTTCTTCATCTGGAGTAAAAACCCGATCGACCCTGAAGAGGAGGAGATCCAGGGACTGGGCGATATCGACGAGGAAGAGTTCGTCCCCATCACGATCACGCGCGAGAACATCACAGAACTCCTGTCCGAGCGCCTGGTAGGCATGGGCATCACTCAGGAGCTTCTCATGATTGCGCAAACGAAGATCAACGAGATAAGGTGAAAAGATGGATTTGAATCCCGGCATTTCCGCCCGCGCAGTGGGCCAGTATCCCGTGTCGATCTCGACATCACTCGCGCTCGAGGGAGCTTTCGGGATTCATCCAGATCTGCCACCCGTGAAGTCAGCACCGATTCTGGAGTACGAGCAACTGTTCGTGAACATGCGCACGTTGTTCCGTAACTTCCTCGGCGCCATGGACAAAGTCTCGGGTGCCATGGTCAGTCCCGATGAAATCGCGATCACGCTCAATGAAGAAATGGAGCAGATCACCGAGATCGTGAACGAGGGATCGAATGGTCGTTGCAAGCCGGTCTTCTATCTGAGCAAGTACAAGGGCATGGCGCAAGCCTATCCGTACGCTGCGTTTCGCGTTGACAGTACCGATCGGATGAAGGCTAACGCCGTGATTCTGAAGCAGACGATGGCACTGATCGCGCAGCAGAACCGGGACCGGGATGACCCGATCCTCATCTTTGATCGCAAGCTCACGCCCGAGAAGGTCCCTGCCCCCAAGACGCTGATCATCACGCATCACGCGTATGACCTTCTCTCCTATCGCGCCTTTCGCAGTCTCTCGCTGCTCGAGTCACACACGGGTCGCATTAAGGACCGGGCACTTTGGTACACGAAGTACAGCAATGGTCGCGAACTCGCCCAGATCCCTTTCCGGGAAGACCTGATTCAAGTCATGGGCGATGGCGAAACGTTCCGGACGCTAGATCCGAAATTACGTAAGGAGGTGCTCGAACTTGCAACTCGGTTTAACTGGTCAGCCGTCACTACGTCAGACCGGATCCGCTTCTGCGCGGACTTCATCAAGGACGCGCCGAAACGCGACCTTTTCAAGAGCTTACTCGTCGCGCCTTAACACGATAGCGCGGAGTTTTTTTATCCAACGTGAGTATCGTTTGTCACCCCCGCCAAACGAAAATCCGAAGAACATCAGGACATTGAATCATGAGTGATTTCCGACCCGCACCGCGAGAGAAGAACGCGTTCGACAACCGTAAGTTGCATCTGTCGACACCGTGTCCGACGGCCAAGGGCAAGTATTCGAGCTTGCAGCTCAACCTGTTCAAGAACAACCCCCGTATCACCGTCTACACAAACGACCCCGATGACCAAGGAGCCGACAAGCAGTACGGCAAGATCACCGCGAACCTCGACGCCGTCGTGTTCATGGTCTTCCTGCAAAAGCTGAACTCCGTCCTCGAAGCGCCGGCGGGCACCGAAGACAAGGTGAAGATCGAGAACAAGAACTTTATCTTCCCGGGCGGCAAGCGCAGCGAATCGCCAGTCGTCGTCTCCGAGTTGCACTGCGGCAAGGACGCTGAAGGCGTGGTGTGGGTGTCGGTCACCGCGAAGGACCGCCCGCGCATCAAGTTCCCGTTCGGTTCGAACGACTTCCACGCCTTCTTCCACAAGACGGGCGAGCAATACAGCAAGGGCGAGTGCTCGGTGCTGTTCGCCAAGGGCTGGATCAAGCTGCTCGAAATCATGATGGCTGTGATGCTCTGCGACAACTACGTCGAGCCGGAGAAGAAGCCGGATCAAGGCGGTGGCGGCGGTGGTGGCCAACGCAATGGTGGCGGCAACTACAACCGTGGTGGCAACAGCAACTACGGCGGTGGTGGCGGCGGCGGTAGCGGCGGACGCCAGGAAACCGTCGACGAAGACATCCCCTGGTAAAAACGAATTTTCAATAAGCCAATCAAGGAGCTGACCAACGCAAAACGCACGGTCAGTTCCTTGAGCCGCCGTCTCAGTTCGCTGGGACGGCGTGAATAACAAGCCCTATCACCAAGCACATGCTCGAACAGTATTGCGCGCGATTGAATTCGATTTCGGCGATATATCACCGAACTAGACACTGTCGTTACTGTTCCTGAGGAGATCAGTTTTGGAACTGCAAATTGGCAAACTCGGTTTGATTGATACGAGCCGTAGCGAGGTCACCCTGTCGCATCGCGGGGAAACCATCGACTGGAACATCAGCGATTTCAAGACCATTATCAAGGAGCTTGAGTACAACATCTTCGAGCAGATCAATCAGTACTGGGCGACGTTGCCCATGGAGAAGCAGGATCAGATCTTTGCAACGTATCGCGAGATCAAGGACGTCTTTGGCGAATTCTTCGAGTCGGAGGAGCTGAAGCTTCGCTTGTACAAGCTCGTCGCACAGCTCTACGAGCACAACAGCCTGTCCGACATCAAGCACTGGATGGATTTTCGCAGCAACATCTACTACCCAAGTGATCTGAAAGAACACTTCGTGCAGTACGACATGCCGGGTACGCGCGAAGGCACGTATCTGCGCGAAGACTATAGCTGGCTCGTGGCTATCTCGATCTCGCTGCGCGTGATTCTGCCGGTCTGGGGCGAGTTCATCGCTCGCACGCGCGAAGAATCGGGAACGATCTGGAAAGAGTACTACGCGTTCCAGTTGCTCTCCCGTACGGATCTGGCGAACTCCGAGCACATGGATCGGCTACGCGCGTACGTCGAGTCGATGATCCCGAGCGACAACAAGCTGATCGATGTTGCCAACAGCGCCCACGTCTTCAAGGGCATCTCTGTTGAGGACTATCCGTACCTCGTGGTGGGGCTCGTGCTGGTACGCAAGCTATCGATCGGTGACGTGCGCGGCACCGACCCGAACTCTCATCTCGTGAGTCGCATCTTCAACTTCATCAAGTACAAGACGCGCGGCAATTCCGATAGTGGCTTCAGCGGGATCGTGAAGAAAAAGGAAGTCGAGGGTCGAAACCAGGATAACGCCGAGAACCAGCAATCGAAGCTCGAGAGCTGCAAGGTCAAGTTGCCGGTGTCCGAGGGCAAGATCGCCCCGATCTCGTTCTATGCGCGCGACATGCGCCGCATTGCGCTGGCCATTGCGCCGGACATGCCGCTGGAATATCTCGACATGTCCTTCGAATCCGTGCGCTCGCTGGAAAACGAGATGACCTACAAGGAACAGAAGCTTCTGGCGATGTTTGCACTGAAGCCGCGCAATCAGCTGCAGCCTCGCGGTCAGCTGCATCTCGTACGCCTCTCCAGCCTCCAGGCAATCGCAGCCGCACAAGCGATCTACTGGCACAAGGGCTATCCCGAACTGGCCGCTTTGGTAAGTGCTGTTGCCCGCAAAAACGAGGACGTCATGCATCTGACTGCTTCGGACTCGAAGGCACGCATTCCCGCGCCCATGCTCGATGAACTGGCGAAGTGGTATCCGCATCCGCGACGCCAGTCGGGCAAGCAGAAGAGTCCACGTCTGCCGACATCGGCTGAAGTGGCAATCGATTCGTTGACGAAGGGCCTCAGTGAGCACGACTGGCGCTTGACGTTGCCGTCCGAGTGGGTCGGGCAAGTCACACAGAACCCGCGCGATCGCCATTACGCCGTCCCCCCGAACATCAAAATCAAACTGGCGCAACTCTCCCTTGCGCTGGCACAAAGGAGCTTCTAAAAAATGAATGACCACAGCACGCCGTCGAGCATCACTGTCAAGCGACTCCTCCTCGCTGAAACTGGCACGTATAACCCGCAGTACCGTCGGCCGTGGGAAACCAACGTGCAGGGTTACACCCTCGATGCACTGGCCAACTCACTGGACCAGACCCGTCGCTTCACACCGTCGCTGCTGGCCGGTGTGGCGAACCAGGTGATCGCGCCGTCGGCAACACCCGAATCCGCGATTGGCATCGTTGGTGGCTGGGGCGAACGGCGTTTGCGCTTCATGATGGAAGTGGAGATCCGCCAACGTCTGTCGGGCAGCATGGCCGTGGTGATCGTGCTCGGCTATACGGACCACCCTGGCATCATCATCCACACGCAGTCGATCGATCCGCGCATGGAGTTCTACATCAACTCGATCGTGCAAGTTCGGCACACGGTGGAAAACACGCCGTTCGGCAACCAGATCTATACGAACGTGGCAGAGAACGCACACGTGCTAGTCGATTCGAGCTACATCGACACGTACACGCCGAACAAGATGCATCGCATGCGTCCGGAAGACGTCTACGCATCGATGGAACTGAACCATGTGACCGGCTTGGGCGACGTGCATGACACCCGCACGGTCTTGTCCTCGGTTCCGGTGGCATCCCGCCGTGGGAACAACATCGCGGCGGACTACGCGGCGAAGCTGCTCGACACGTACAAGACCGCGTCGATGGAAAACGAGTTCGGCGTCCAACAGGAACAGGACGTGTACGAACAGGCCCGGGGCTACGCGCAAGAAACGGCCGTGGCGCTGAACCCGTTCTTCTCGGCGATGCAGAAGGTGCGCGACGGGCAGATGTCGAACTTCTTCGTCTTCCAGGATCTGCTGCGACTGGATCCCAATGTGGAGCAACGCACGACGGTCGCGACGCAGGGGAATACGAGCGCGGCCGGCCCGGGCAACGGCAGCATGCACTTCGCGAATGCCGGTCTCTCGCAGGACTGGGGTGGCTCGGACCGTCTGACGCAAGTCGCCACCATTCTGAGCCAATCGGTACCGGCGCTGATGATGGACCTGACGCTCACGCAGTTGGTGTTCACGACCACCAATCGTCGGGTGCTAACGGGCGCGATGACTGGCAACAACCCACTCGATCCGTCAAGTCGCGTGAGCACGATGATCGCCAACGCCGAAGGGTTCAGCTCGCAGGACTTGGGTCCGTACGTGCAGAACTTCATTGTCCGCCTCGAGCACATGATCCTGAACGACATCTCGGACCGAAACGGCATCGATTTCTATATCGAAATGCGGGCGGATCTGATTGGCGAAACGTGGATTCGTATTTCGCTCGACGGCGGTCCGATGATCGACTACGTCACACCCAGCTTCGCCGATGCCTTGCTCGTGCCGGTTATCACGAACAACCATCAACTCTCGTCGACGCTTTCGCAGGACTTCGAGCAGATCTTCCATCACCTCACCGACCATCACGGCATGCCGGGTTCACCGGCTGGCGATCGCCCGAAGTTCGGCGTGATCTAAAAAAGGGAGTACGAAAGTGGTTTCACTAATCGCGTTATACAAACAGTTGATGGCCACCGCGAACCTGGTGGTCACCAGCGACAACCTGGTCTCGGGCAGGTTGGGCAAGCAGGCCCATCCGGTGCTGATCAAGGGCAAGCGTCTGGCGTTGCCGACGCAAGAGCATCTGGCCAACCCGGACAAGTCAGCGATCGTGCTGTTTCATCCGTTGGCGGAGTCCATCACCCGCGGCGAATCGGAAGTGCTCGAGAAGTATCGCTCCTTGCTGATGCTGCGCTTCAACATGGTGGCGGCCGAACTGATGGCGCAGCTGCTCTCGATTGCGATCTCGCAGGACGAGCACGCGAAGCTCTCGCCCGATCAGTCGGAATTCCTGTCCAAGGTGAAGACCGTGGATGCGAAGACCTACGATCTGTTCAAGAAGATCCTTGGCGCGATGCCGGCCGATCAGGCAGCTCGCCGGATAGTCGGCATCTTCCTGAAGAAGACCGGCTCGGTTGGCGGCAAGCGTCACAAGCGTGTCGGCGTCGTGAGCTTCCCGCTCTATCAGGAACTCAAGCGTGAAGGCAGCGACATCTGGGGCATCAAGTGCCGGGTGAAGGACAAGGAAAGCCTGATCGCCCTGATGGAATTCATGTTCCCGCAAATCGAGGTTGAAGGGTCCTACAACCGGGGCTCGGATTCCGATGTGGCGCCGAACCTGGATGCCTTGATGCAAGCCGCACTCGCGATCGTTCTGCCGTTGAACGACATCACGAGCACGTTCGAGAACCAGCTGGGCGATGAAGAACATCAGGGCAACGAGTACTTCATCGATTGCGACTGGCAGGACACCTTCGTCAATCTCGGCGTGATGCTGAAGGAAATCCGCAGCGTACCGATGCAGGCAGGCAACGAAGGGGCAAGCGGCGAAGCACCGAGCGCAACCCCCGCAGCGTCGACCACTGCACTGCCCGCGTCGTATCCGCAGGCACGGGTCGCAGAACCGACAGTGGTGACCCATGCAGCAGCCGCACCGGCAGCAGTAGCTACGCCGGTAGCCACGGGACCGGTCGACACGAGCGGATCTCCAGCAATCGGCAATCGTCAGGGCCTCGACAACTTCCTGGCTGAGCGTGAAGCAACGCGACGTCATCAGGAGTCGATGTTCCGTGGTCAGCCAGCTGCCCATCACCAGCAACACGGCCAACAACATCAGCATCAGCAAGGTCCAGGACCGGGACAGATTGCCCACACCGGCCGTGGGTTGGACTTCGCATCCGTGATGGCTGCCCGTCCGGCTGTGGCTTACGCCGCGGGTGGTCCGCCGCCGTACCAGGCGCCGGTTCAGCAACAGGGATCGCGCTGGTCACAGCAAGCCTCCGGTAGCTATCCGCAGCAGCAAGGATGGCAAGGCGGTGGTGGCTATGGTCGCTCGCGTGTGGTCTGAGTGTGACCTGACGGCATAAAAGGAAAAGAGGGGAGCTTGTGCTCCCCTCCTCCCCGACTTCTTTTTTCTTTGTCTGCTTTTGACCAATCAGGAACTGCTCGTACTGCTCGTCTTCCAGGCGCTTCGCAGTTGTTCGAGCGTGGTCGACGACGGGATGAGCAGTTGGGTGACGCCTTCCGTGAATTGATCGGGAGACGTGTAGTCGTTCAACCGCATCGTTACCCAGTGGTACTGCAGCGGCATGACGAGGACCGTCTGCAGGTATCCAAAGAGATCCTGATCATTCTCCCAGACCTGCTGGGCCGACACGGTTACCAACGTCGTGGTGTTGACGTTACGCAGATACGTCATGTGGTCCTCAAGGACCTGGCGGAAATCCGCGTCGTAATAGTCCGTGGGACCGGTAGCCACCATCAGATTAAAGATCGGTGGGGTCGCAAGCGTCGTGGTTGTAGTGGTGGCCATGGTCAAGGAAGCACAGAGATTGAAAAGAGTTTCATTGATATATCACTACTGTGTTGTCGGACCAGTAGTGGGTATCAGCGACGCACAAACAAGGAAAGCATCATGCAAAACAAACCCATCAAGCTGAGCAGTCTGAGCGATCTCGCTCAGGTCAAGGACAGTTTTCCGAAGGCAAAACCCGTCACACGCAACCGGCATCTGGCTGAGCATCCAGTCGATCCGAACTTCGATCCGGAATTGAATCCGCATCAGCGCAAACAAGCCAAACGCATCCGCTTCGACGAGCAGATGACCGACCACGAACATCGGGCTGCCAGCGACAGCTCGCTGCAGCAATCGCACAAACAAACCAATTCGAGCCTGTCTGGCGCCCACGTCAACCGCAAATAGTCGGTTCACGACAAGGAAGGCAACAAGATGGAACAAAGTCTGAATGTAGGAAGTGAGCCTATGACTTCAGCACTGCGTCGTGCCGGCGTATTGCGTGAAGAGCCGAACGAGCTGTTCGCCGAGTTGCTCAACGTCTGTAGTTTGAATCCGTGGGACGGCCACGATTCGGCCGCGCGTAAGCAGATGTTCTCCTCGCACCTCGGTCAGTGTCTGGTGATCAATGGCTCAACCGAGCGGCGCTGTCAGGCGGGTACCGAGCGCGACTTCGCCCGCTACACGTTCAAGACCAAGGTCCCGGTCGACTGCGAAGTGATCAAGGTGATTGATCGCTATCGCGAGACGTTCGGTCAAGACACGTTGCTCAAGCGCCGGCAGGACAACCCGCACAGCGTGATCATTTACGAAAACATCCACACCAAGGAAATCGGCTGCATCAATGTGACGTCGCACACGTCCTATCACTCGTATTTCGGCTTCCAGAACCAGATCAAGCCGGACCTTTCGAATGTGCGTCAGGGAAGCTTCCTGAAGGAAGGCACGATCCTGACCGACTCGCCTTCAGTCACCGAGACCGGTGGCTATAAGTACGGCCGCGAAGTCAACGTGGCCTACATGAGCCATCCGGCAACCTCTGAGGACGGCATCCTCATCAGTCAGGAGCTGCTCAAAGAATTTGGCTTCAAGAAGTACGAGACGCGCGTGGTCGAGTTCGGTACGAAGTCGTATCCGCTCAACCTGTATGGGGATGAGCACACCTTCAAGGCGTTTCCCGATATCGGCGACGTGATCCGTGCTGACGGCTTGCTGATGGCGCTGCGCCCCTATGACAAGGATCCGCGCAGCTATGACCGCGAACTCGCAATCGTCGAGCAGAGTATCTACGACCTGATGGAGCCGGACAGCACCTTCGACAAGCCGATCTATGCCGATGGCGCTGGTGGTCGCATCGTGGACATCCGGGTGCATCACGACAACCAGGTGAACAACTCACCGACGCCGGTCGGCATGGACGCGCAGGCAGAGCGCTATGACGCGGCACGGCGCCAGTTCTATTCCGAAATCGTCTACGAATGGCGTCGCCTGGAGCGCGAACGCAAAGAATCGTTACGACTCACGCCGGAGTTTCACCGGCTGGTTGTGGAAGCCCTGTCCGTCGTCCAGGAAACGAAGGAACGCATCTACAAGCTGCACCGCAAGGCACCGCTCGATGACTGGCGTATCGAGTTCACAATCGAGTACGACGTCACCCCGACGATCGGCTTCAAGCTGACCGACACGCACGGCGGTAAGGGCGTGATCTGCAAGGTGGTGCCACGCTCGCACATGCCAGTGGATGCCGACGGCAACATCGCTGACATCGTGATGGACCCGAACTCGACCGTCTCCCGGATGAATCTCGGCCGGAAGTACGAGCATTACATCAACGCCCATTCGCGTGATGTGGCGAAGGTCATCCGTGGACTCTTTAATCTTGCCGAAGGGGACAAGAAAGCGCTTCAGCACGTGCAGGAAATCGAGGCGAGCAATCGTGCGGTGTTCAACCAGGCGTGGGAATACCTGATGGGGTACTACGAGATCGTCTCACCGATCATGCATTCGTGGTTCACCAGCGGCAAGTACATGCAGACCCACGCGGAGCATCTGGCCGAGGTGGTCAAGACAGGCATCTACATGTTCCTGCCAACGCACAACCCGCGCGAGTCAACCGACATCGTGCGCATGCTTGAAGGCCACTATCCGTCGACCTACGGACCGGTGAGCTATGTCGGCAACTCGGGCCGTCGCATTACGACCAAGGTGCCAGTGCGTATCGGCAGCGTCTACTTCATCTTGCTGGAGAAGATCGCGGACGACTGGACCGCAGCCTCGTCGGGCAAGACGCAGCATTACGGTGTGTTGTCGCAGGTGACGAATGCGGACAAGCACTCCCTGCCCTATCGGTCTCAGCCGATTCGCGCATGGGGCGAAGCCGAGTTCCGAATTCTTGCAGCGTACGTGGGGCAGCGTGCTGCGGCCGAGATTATCGACCGTAACAACAATCCCCTCACGCACAAGGCGGTACTGGACGCGATCCTCGAAGCGGACGAGCCGACCAATATCTACAACGCGGTGGACCGCTCGGTCATCCCGTTCGGTGGCTCCAGACCGTTGCAACTCGTCAAACACATCCTCGCCTGTGCAGGGCTTGAATTTGTGTTCCAGCCGTATGAAGCGCCATGGAAGGACTCGGACCGTACCCACGTTCCGATCATGACGCCGTCCGAGACGTTGCACTAAGACCGGTCCTGTCGCGCTTCGGGTTGCCCTCACCTGAAGCGCGTTACGACCCAAACAAGGAAAAAACAATGCGTCGCATAGCCGCAAGAACATTGCTGGGCATGACAACCGAAGATCTTTGGGGATCGCTCGTTGGGCGATTCATTCTGGTTTTCGATGATGGCGAAATGGAAGTGAATCACAGAGGTACGGTCTACTCGTCCTACGCGTGGGACTTCCATCGCCGTTATCCGAACACGCCCCTGCTCAAGAAGCATCACGTTGACACGATCCTGAACGGCAAGCGACTCGGATCGAACACCCATCTGGAACTTCTGGCCAGTGTGGTGTGGGATGTATTTGATGTGTATTGCCTGCCGAATGAAAACACAACGCTGCTGGTCGTGAATGACAGCAATGGTCGGGCGGTGACGCTCGATGATCTCGCGAAGATGACCTACGAGATCATGAACCACATGTACAACGATCTGACGTATAAGACCGAAGAATATGTGGTGTCGCTGGACGTCGTCGACTTCGTGCAGATGCTCGATCATCCCAAGGTGGTCGAAGCACGGATGCCACTCGTACAGGTGGCGGCGGACAAGGTCACGGACCGCATGCTCGATGAAGCCTATACCCAGGCAGGCAAGGTCATCAAGGATCCGGCCGAGTTCCCGAATAACCCGCTCTCGCGCGCCGCACTGGCCGGGACCGTGAAGTTCGATCAGTTGCTCCAGTGCGTCGTGGCGCGCGGCAAGCTGACGGATATCGATTCGAACGTGTTTGATCACGCGATCGTGCGCAACTACACGGAAGGGCTGCGCAACTTCCGTGACTCGCTGATCGAATCTCGCTCGGCCGCGAAGTCGCTCATCTTCTCGAAGTCGCCGTTGCAGCAGGCCGAGTATTTCTCCCGTCGTCTACAGCTGATGTCGATGAACGTGCAGAATTTGCACCGGGGTGATTGTGGGTCGCAGCAGTACGTGACCTTCCCGGTGCGTGAGGCCGATCTCGGACGACTGGCCGGCAAGTTCTATCTGGATGAGGAGACGAACACGCTCAAGGTCGTGCGCCGAAGCAGCAAGGAGCTGATTAACCAGCGCCTGAAGATTCGGTCAGTGATGGCCTGTGCACATCCTGACCCTGTCGGCGTGTGCGCAACCTGCTTTGGTGAGCTGGCGAACTCGGTGCCGGATTACACGAACATCGGTCACATGTGTTGCATGTTGCTGACTGAGAAGTCGTCGCAGGCCGTGTTGTCCGTGAAGCACTTGGACAGCTCCGCGAACATCGAAGCAATCGTCCTAAGTGACGGCGACAAGTTGTATCTGCGAGTCGGGTCGGACGACAACTCCTATCTGATGGCAGATCGCCTGAAGGCCAATCCCGTGAAGCTGATCATCGCTGCGGAGTCCGTGCCGAACATCAACGACGTCAATGAAATCGATTCCGTCGACAACCTGAACATCACGCGGTTCTCCGCTGTCGAGGCGATCGGTCTCGTGGTGGGCAAGGAAGGGGAATCGCACGGCACCGATGTCATCACGACGATCAGTGGACGTAAGGCGTCGATGACGCACTCGCTGTTGCATCACATCCGGCGCGTGGGATATCGGATCAACTCCGAAAACAACTACGTCGTCGATATGACCGACTGGGACTGGTCGCTGCCGATTCTGGCACTGCCGCTCAAACACTTCAACATGTCGGATCACTCACGCGACATCGCCAAGATGCTCGAGTCGAGCGTGAAGATGATGCAAGAGCGCGACAAGAACGTGAAGCCCAACGATGCCCTGATCGAGCTCTACGATCTGGTCAACAGCAAGCTCGACGTGAACTTGACCGTGCTCGACGTGGTGATGCTCGAGGCGATGATCGTCTCGGCGGAAAGCGGCGATTACTCGTTGCCGAAGCCGTGGACCGATCAGGGCTTGGGCGTGATGTCGCAGACGATGCTGCATCGCTCCCTGTCTGCGGCGATGGCCTTCGAAGACCACCGCGAAACGCTCACGGATCCCATCAGCTACATCAGCAAGAATCGCATCCCGCATCCCTTCGATGCTTTGCTAGTCCCACGGGAAGTCTTCGAATACGAAGATCGTATGCGGCGATGAAGTATCGAGGACGACACATCGACCTCGACCCGCGGGTGATTCTCGCCGTCGTGATTGCCCTCGGCTTGCTTTGGCGAGTGATTCAATTCGCCCTGAGCTAGTAATGCAATGGGACACCGACCTGGTGTCCCCTCCCCTTTTCTTAATGACCCGGTGACGTATGGCTGAGCTTTTAATCCGAATACACACTCATCATTTCAGTGTGAGTCGGGTGACGCCCCGCGGTCGTCCCGCGGTCACGGCGTTCGCCAGGCAGTTTGTGGCACCGCTCACACGAAAGCCTTCTCCGTATGCGAAGAAGCCACAGAAAGCCCCTCCCGTTTTCGCGACGTACTGCGACAACACGGGGGAATACCGTTTTCACATCAACACGCTCAGGCAGTTCCAGGAAGAACTTGGCTATTACCAGCTCAAAGGCTCGCTGGTAGAAGTCGAGCACGTTCCGGTGCCGGAACCTGTTCGCGTTGAGCTTCCGATCTCCAAGATGTGGACCGAGGAGCGGGAACTCTACGACTATCAGGAGAAAGGGATTGAGTACGTGATGCAACCCTTCCCCGTCTCGAAGCTCATTGACTTCCAGACGGGGAAGGGGAAAGGCGTGACGTCCTTAATTGGCGTGAGTCGCCTCGGCCTGCGTCCCTGCATCATGGTGGCACCGAAGTATCTCGACAAATGGCGTGATGAAATCCGGGAGGTCTACGACATCGCCATCGAGGACCTGATGATGATCCGCAAGGGTGTGCATTTGCGTGCACTCCTTGAGATGGGGGTCGAGGATCTTATCACGAGCAAGATCATCCTGATCAGTAGCGAGTTGATCGCAGACTGGATGAAGTTTTTCAAGATGCGTGGCGATGAGTCGCTCGATCTCGGCTACGCCTGTCGACCTCAAGAGTTGCTGGGCACGCTCGGTGCGGGTATTCGACTGATCGATGAGGTGCACGAAGAATTTCATCGGCACTTCCTGATTGATCTGCACACGCACTGTGAGCGCTCCCTCTCGCTCTCGGCCACGCTGACGAAAGAAGACCTCTTCATCAAACGGATGCAGGAGATCGCGTATCCGAAGAAGGATCAGCACTTGGGGCCGGCTTACGATAAGTACGCTGCGGTCACCGCCCTCTTTTATCGGTTCAACGATCCGGAGCTGATCAAGTGCGAGGACCGCATGACAGGGTTCTATTCGCACAACCTCTTCGAGCAGTCGATCATCAACTATCCCGACATGCTGCAGGGGTACATGGAACTGATCAACGACGTCATGAAGCAGAAGTATCTCAAGAAGTATCTGCCGGGTGACAAGTGCATCATTTTCTGTGCGTCGGTCGATCTGTGCACGCGGCTCGTCGCGTGGTTGAAAGAGGTCTATCCCGAAAAGGACGTGCGGCGTTACGTCGAGGAAGATCCGTTCGAGAACGTGATTGAAGCGGACATTCGCGTCACCACGATTATCTCGGCGGGCACTGCCATCGACATCCCGCAGCTCACGCTCAACATCATGACGACCGCGGTGTCGAGCGTGGTTGCGAACCTGCAGTGCTTCGGTCGCCTTCGCAAGATGAAGGATGGTCGCACGCCGGAGTGGGTCTACTTCGTCAACGAAGACCAACCCAAGCACATGACGTATCACGAACGGAAGATTGAGCTCATGCGGACCCGTGCACTGACCTTCGGCACGCAGACCGTACACGCTCGCATCTGATGTAAGCCTTCACTACCCCCTGCCCTGCTAAACGTTCTGCCTCGTACCTGCCCCTGCGGGTGGGTTCGGGCGCAGACGGTTAGTCGCGTTTATGCCCGAACGAAGGAATTCCGACATGCGTAACCAATCCCTTAATGAACTGTGTGAGATGTGCAAAGACGTGCTGAATCCCGATTTAACCCACCAGAAGCTGCGCTCGCTTAACTCGCAACTCCCCAGCGCGAGCGTCAACGAGGTGGTTGGCGCCTCCCGCCAGATCCTCAAGTTGGCGCCTTACCTGGACATGTCGTACTGGACGAGCCTGATGGCCTGCTGCCTGATCAATGGCGTGGTGCCACCCGAGAACGGGTTGGACGACAACGACGTTCTAACCACATTCGATGCGAAGGACATCGCACTCTCGAACATCGTGACGATCAGTGGCGCACGCATTCACCAGATCCGAAAGGACCTGCGTGATTGGCGTAACTCAGATAGCGCGACCGGTCTCATCAGGCCGGCTGCGTTCTTCGCGTGGTGTGTAGTGGAAGAGATCGACACGAACTACCTACGCCTCCTGCGCGAGATCGCCGGCCTCGGTTCAGGGCATCCCGTAGGTCCCCTCCCCTTGCGTGACATCGAACGGTACAAAGTGAACTAATAAGCATCACTAACGAAAAAGGAAAGGGCATGTCACCACAAGAACAAGTTGCAGCACAAACCAAGAAGCTCGAAGAGTTGGACCACGAACGACATGTCTCGGGTTATGTGCTCGCCACGACCTATGACTTCGAACATCCCCACTATCCGCGTAGTGCATGGCGCACGGCCGTCGAAGAACAATCGACGATTACGGGTTACTGGGATTGGGTGGCGAACGAGATCGAGCATTTCTTCAACGATGCAGAGAGTTCGATCGGGGAAAGCGAATGAGCAATATCCGAAACAAGGAGGTCATCTACCCGCGCTTCTATGCGCAGATTGTGAATGCCTTCCGGCCGCTCATCAGCAAACGCGAAGAAGACTTCAGCGAGACCGTCACCTTCGATCACGACGCCGGTGCGTTTGTGATTACCGGTGTGCAGTCGGACCGATTCATGAGCTATCTTGCCGCGCTGCTCGAAGATGGCATTCCGAGCTTTGAATCGACGGAAAGCGGCTACGAGCGAACGACGTATAACCAAGAACGCGCGACGGAGTTTGCCAAAGAGATCGAGCACAAGATCGCGACGCTGCAGCGTGCTCCCGAACATATCGCTGCCGAATGGCGAGTCCACCTTGTACTCGGCGTGAGCCTGACGCTCGATTTCAAGGCAGGGATTGAGAACGAGTTCGACGTGTGTATCCGGCACTTCAAGACTTCGATCCAGCTGGCGCTTTAACTGGCAAGAAATCACTTCGAAATTACTCAACAGGACGGAGAGATGAAGATTCTAAAAACGTGGATGGTGGCGATTTCTGGTGCGCTAATGCTCGGTTGCTCGCACGCAGCTGAACCGAGCACTCCAGCTGCCGATCAAGCGACTGGCACTGTGGTGGTATCACTCCAGAGCGACAGTCAGCGGTACGACACGATCGGCCCCATCAAGGAGTTACAGGGTGGCGGATTTGCGTTCACCGAAAAGAAGACCCGACGTCAGATGTGGGTTTCTGGGAACGTCGTCATCACCCAGCCGATGAACTACTGA